ATCAAATGATGCATACACGTTTCATCATGTAAAACAAGAGGATTCAGATCAAATAAAAAAATGTGCAGAACTCTATAACATTCATAAATATTTTTTAAATAATAAAAAAGATATCCATTTGATAGATATAAATAATAGAAATCATAAAATGGATGAAGAAATAAATAAAATTGAATTAATTTTTAATTTAAATAATATTATATATTCATGGAATGATTAAACATGCTCATTGCTGCATATTTTTCAAATATTTTTATTTTATGTATATTTTCTTCTATGTAATCTAGTATTAGATCTCTAGCCCCGTCCCGATATAGATATTCAGTTGATAAAATTTCTCTACCGCCTTCTTCCCCACAAATATCTTCATAGTATAAGTGTGATATCGGCACCATTTCATTGGGAATGATTAAGTTAAAATTTAAATTAATTAATTCAATAGACATGAAAAGTTCTTCTTCTGGAAGAGTATAGTCATAATTAATTAATTCATTATAATTTTCTGCAAACCGCTTGCCCCCAAATAAAAAGCCTCCCGATATTTTTTTTGCAAGTTGAAAGGTTCCAGGAACGCATTCTACATATCGTTCTTTAAAATTTGGTAAAAGGCTATATACATCAGGAACGTCTGAGTATTGCTCAGAAAGACTACTGTTAACAAAATAGGGGGCCGATGGCATCCAACCATTCTTAACATAGGGCTTTTTATCTTTATAAAAGTATGAGTCGGGGTATCCAGTTAGTACAGATTCTCCATACTGATTTTCAGCGCGATCAAGTTGATCTATTAAAATTTCATCCCACCCGTCATAAAATTTACTATGAGAATCTATTTGTAATAAATAGTCTTGTCCATCATACATGCTGTAGGCGATTCTTCTTCCCACACCAGTTCCTTTATATTTATGTATATCAAAATGAATAAATTTAAAGTTAGTAGATAAATTTTCTATATTTTTTTTAATTGTTTCAACCGCATAATCATCTGCCAAAGTGGATGACAGCGCTATTCCAAAATAAATTTTATTTTTACCACTGCTGGATAATAACGCATGTTTAATAGTTGGAATAAGTTCACGATCATATAAACTACAGATAGATATATATATGCTAGACATTAAGAAATGGTTTCTTGATCGTGAATCATCATAAAATAATTATATCATGCTTGTAATGTACCCTAGGATAGGTAAGCCAATGCCAAGTGAAATAAAACAATATTTATAGGCTACAATATAATACATGATTAAATATTTAGGCTCAGTCGGAGCATTTATTAGACTTAATGATAGCGAAAATAAAACCTATACCCTTTTAAATATATATTCCTCTTCAGCCGCACAATTATCATTATTTTCTGCAAGCGTCAATAATTTATCTGGTGCTGTAACATTTAACTCTGCCTCAACATCTTTATATGTAAACGGAGTATCTGGGTCAGTTATACCTAATCAACAATGGACCCATGTTACATTCTCTTTTAACGATAAGTTGGCTACCTATGATACTAATAATTTTCTAATTAGATTTGGACATGCTGCATCAAGCAACTTCAACATACAAAATCTTTACATACTAGAGAACTCGTTTACTGACTCAGAGGTTGGCTATCTTCATCAAGAATTTACAGGCGGTACAACAAATAAATTGACCGTTCCACCATCGGCTTCATACTCTATCAACATTATTGATTACCCAGAAACTAATTTCACCTCTGCCTCTACAAATGTAATTTATCAGCCATCATTTGGACAAAACAAATATCTGATGGATATAAGTGCCGTGGCGGAAGATAGCCTTAGTAAATTTGTTTCTGCGTCAGTAATGACAAACGATAATTTGTACATAGACTCAGTAAATGTAAGTATTGGAGATAATATTTTATCTCTAGCAGATAATCAAATATATCAGTTAACCTCATCCTCACAACTTATTACGGTATCAAGTTCTGTAGGAGATGTTGTTAAAGTTCTATACGGTCAATATTTCAACCGAATTTCTTTCATAAAGACTGCTAGTGGGTTCAGCGTTGAGCCAATAGTGGTAAAAATTAACTCATACCTGAACACTATACAGTCAAATAATGCCTAATGTGGTATTATTTGGTACATGGGACTTGAAGTAGTAAGAGATAAAAGTAATTTTGGCATCTATGTATGGCTCCTACCAGAAGGTGGAGTCTTCAAAGATGATGACGATAATGTTCTTAATATTCCATCTGAGCGTGGTGACATTACAAAGATGGCTGAACTTCGTAAAGCAGCAGCACATTATGGTCAACCAGACGGTCAAGCAGTATTCATTCCTGGTATTGGGCGGGTAACAGAAGAAGAATACCAAGAAGATAAGTACCGCATGGAAAACGGTTTATTAAGTTATGGCGACACAGGAGCGTGGAGAGATGCAGCAAGAACCAGAAGAGACCTGGATAGATAACGTTGGCCTGAGTAAGGCCATGAATCCAGAATCATTTATCCCTGTAGATAAAGATGATTTTAATCAGGATGCCGATACAATTCTTAATCTTAATGGTCTATCACAAAATTTCAAAAGATCTGTTAGGCGTAAATTAAATAAAAGCCTTATAACTGCAGGCGGAGAAATTGTAACAGCAGAAGATAACATGTATGCTGGAGATGATGCTACATCTAAGCAAATTATTCCAGATAAGTATGGATACGGCATCTTTGATGTTGTAGAGCCTCTTTATAATCCTTATGCATTGGCTAAGATTTATGAACTATCTGCCCCCAACTACTCAGCAATCAATGCTAAGGTGGCAAATATTGTTGGTCTGGGGTACGACCTATTACCCACCCTTAATGTTATGGAGAAACTTGAGTCTATCTCAAGTACAGAAGAACTTGGGAGAGTAAGAAGAAATCTCGCTCGTCAGAAGCATCGCGTAATTGATTGGCTAGAAACAAGAAATGACGATGATACCTTTACCATGACGCTGATGAAGGCCTACATTGATGCAGAGTCAACGGGGAACGGGTACATTGAAGTTGGAAGAAAGACAACTGGAGAAATTGGTTACATCGGTCATATCCCTGCTCCTACAATGAGAGTACGTCGTTTAAGAGATGGATTTGTTCAAATTGTTAACGGTAAGGCTGTATTCTTCCGTAACTTCCAAGGTGAAGAAAAGAATCCTATTACTAACGACCCTAGGCCAAACGAAATAATTCATATCAAGAATTACACTCCAACAAATACTTATTATGGCCTCCCTGCAATTGTTGCTGCTAAAAATGCTATGGCAGGAAATGAATTTGCCTCCCGATTTAACCTGGAGTACTTTGAGAATAAGGCTGTGCCACGTTATATTTTCTGGCTTAAGGGCGCAAAAATGTCACGGGCGGCAGAGGAAAGATTGTTTGAATTCTTCCAAGGAAACTTGCGCGGACAGTCTCATAGAACAGCCATTATTCCTATTCCTGGCGACACCCCAGATCATAAGGTAGAAATGAAAATGGAACCTATTGAGACCAATATCCAGGATTCATCATTTAATAACTATAAAAAGATGAATAAGGATGAAATCCTTATGGCTCACCGCGTCCCTGCTTCAAAAGTAGGATCTACAGAAGGAATTGGTTTGGCGGCGGCTAGAGAAGCAGATAGAACCTTTAAGGAACAAGTATGCAGACCAGCCCAAGATGCATTAGAAAAGAAAATCAACAAGATAATTGCTGAGAAAACTGATGCATTCAAGTTTGAGTTTAATGAACTCACCCTTACTGATGAGGAGACAAGATCTAAGATTGATGAGCGGTACCTGAGGATGCAAGTTATTGTTCCTAATGAAGTAAGAGAACGACTTGGAATGTCTACCCTTCCTAGTGGAGACACCCCCGTTGTTCTTAATGCTCAAGCACAAGCAGAGCAAACTGCACAGTCAACAAGAAATAGAGTAAGAGATCAACAGCGTGCTTCAAATGCTCCAGATAACGATGAGTTAGGAAGAGCAACCCAAGGAGAAGGTAGGCAGCAAAATTAATAAAGTTAGATATAATATAATTTAATTGTTATGATTATTAATAAAGCACATTTCGATGTAGATGGAGACAGTCTCCGTCTTACTATGCCTATTGCTAAAGTAGATGAAGAACGTAGAGTAGTTAGCGGATTCGCCACCCTGGACAACATAGATCGTCAAGGTGACATTCTTTTATCAGAAGCATCAAGAAAAGCCTTTGAGAATTTTAGAGGAAATGTCCGTTTGATGCATCAACCAATTCCTGCTGGAAAAGTTATTTCCTTCCGAGAAAATTCTTTCTATGATCAAGAAACTGGAAAAACGTACAGCGGTATATTCGTTGACGCATACATCTCTAAAGGTGCAGAAAATATTTGGCAAATGGTTCTAGATGGTACCCTTACAGGTTTTTCAATCGGTGGCAGAATTGTAGATTTTGAAAATAAGATGGACGATCAAGATGCTGATAGTGGCGCAGTAAGGGTTGTAAAAGAATATGAACTTATGGAACTCTCTCTAGTTGACAGCCCCGCCAATCAATTTGCTAACATTTTCTCTATTCAAAAATTAGGTGATGAAATCGTTACATCTGGAATTGCAACAGAATTTTCTACAGAAAATGTTTTTTGGTGCGCCTCAGACAAGATTGCCTTGACAGAAAAATCTGACTCTGCGGACTGCCCAGTTTGCCAAAACTCTATGAATGAAATCGGTTGGGTAGAATCAACGGATGTAAAGAAGAATGAAGAGGTTGGAAGACTTGTAGATGGCTTCATTTCAAAGGCAGACTCAGTAAGAGTAGGAGATTTTGTATCATGGGGTTCAAGCGGTGGAACGGCTAGAGGAAAGGTAGAAAGAGTTGTACGATCAGGCTCTATTGATGTTCCTGGCTCAGACTTTACCATTAACGCAGAAGAAGGAAATCCTGCTGTTTTAATTAGAGTTTATCGTAAGGGTGCCGATGGATGGGCTCCTTCAGATACAAGGGTTGGTCACAAGATGAGTACTCTTAGAAGAATCTCTGCTCTAAGTGCTAAGATGCACGATGAAGACATGGAGGACGAGGATCTAGAAAAAGAAACAGTAACTAGTGAAAATACTCCTGCTCGTAATGCACAGCAAGGTTTGCCTGGAGGAATTCCAAAGGCTCCACGAAAGAAAAAGCGTATGTACCGCAAAGATGAAGGTATGGTTAAGTCTGGAGACTATGTAGTATTTTCAGACAATGCAAAACTTTCTAAGGGCCGTGTGGATGTTATTGATACAGAGAAAGCAGCGGTTAGAATTTACAAAGAGGTGGCGGATAACAAGTTCCAGCCAACCAATAACATCGTAACTAAAAATATTACAGACTTAACAAAAATTAAGGTTGCAAGTAAAAAAGCATTAGAGAAGTCATTATCAAATGAAGATATTGATCATCTAAATACCTTAATTTCTCAGCATAATGAAAAATATGGTAATGTTGATTCTAAGAATGTCTCATTCGATATGCTGCGTAAGGTTTTTGAGCGCGGCATAGCAGCATTTAAGGCTAACCCAGAGATGCAAAAATCAGATGAGTATTCTCCTGAGCAATGGGCGTATGCAAGAGTTAATGGATTCTTGCAGGCGGTAAGATCAGGAAAGTTCAACAACAGACCATATGACACAGATTTGTTGCCAAAGGGTCACCCATTGTCAACGAAAAAGTCAGATAATTCAGAGGAAAATGAACTGGCTTTACAAAAACGAGAAGGAGGTGTTGAAATGGCTGACAATAATACAAGCCATGAAGAACTTGACACCGCCGAGGCAACAGACGAGACTTCTGAGGAAGTAACGTTTGAAGTAGAAGAAACTGTAGAGGACGTAGTTACGGAAGCCCTTGCTATGGCTAAGTCCGATGGTGTTGAGGCTGAAGTTGCCGATGATACCACCTCTGAAGTTTTTGACATGGAAAAGGCCCTTGGCGAAGTTAAGTCTTTCGTAGAAGAGACAATTACTAAGTCCATTGAAACTAATACCGAATCACTTGAAAAGTTCTCCAATGCAGTAGTCGAACTTGCTAAGGCAGTTGACGAAAAGATTGGTCAACTTCAATCAAAATATGAAGAGGTTACCAAAAGTTTAGCCGATCTTAATTCTGCTGCTGTAGAAATCGCTAATCGCGTGGAATCAGTAGAAGAAGAAACGGCAATTAAGAAGTCTGGCGAACTGGAATCCAGTATCCCAGAGCAACCCATAATGAAGAAATCAGTATGGGGCGGACGCTTCCTCAGTTCCGCAGAAGTATTTAACTAATTAATTAAAGAAAGAGAGGTGCAAAGAAAAGCATGAGTGACGCAATTAATAAAGCCGCTGCCGCAGTAAATGTTGGTACAGGTGCAATCATCTCAGATCTCGCTTCAAGCGGTGATATGGAGAACTTGACCACCAATCCACTAACACAAAACGGCGGTGTGCTACTTCCAGAACAATCCCGTCGATTCCTTGACTATGTGTTTGATCAGATGGTCTTGGGTAACGATGGGCGTAGACAAGTCATGCGTTCAAATACCGCTGAATTCGATAAGATTCAGGTTGGTACGCGCTTGATCCGCAAAGCATCACAAGCAAGTGAAAACATCTTTGATGCTGGTGCAGGCGAAACAGGTTTCGCAAACCGTGGCGCACAATTCACCAAGGTTGAAATTGTCACTACTAAGTTCCGCTTGGACTACGAACTCTCAACTGAGGCACTTGAGGATAACATTGAAGGCTCCGCCCTTGAAGATCACATTGTCCGCCTAATGGCTGGCCAATTCGGTAACGATCTTGAAGATATCGCCATCAATGGTCTCGCTGCTCAGGGTACTGCATCATACGCTGGTACGACTTACCCATACACAATCGATGGGTTTGTCAAACTTGCTGATGGCGCTGCTGGTGGTACTCACTTTGGTACCGCTGCAACCCTTACCACAGCATCAACATTCTTCACCGCTGCTACCACCGCAGGTCAACTAAAGAGTGGTTCAGCAATTGCCTTCTTTGAGCAACTGTACAACGCATTGCCCCGTAAGTTCAAGGCTCGTCGTCAAGAGTTGAAGTTCTATGCTTCAACAAAGAACGTACAAACCCTACTTACAGATCTCCGCGCAATTGGTTCAGGCGGCGTTCCTGAGGATATCGCTTCTGGTATCCTTCGTGGCGCACAGCCTCGCGTTGGCGGTCCTGCTGGTATGACAACCTCCATCTTCGGTATTCCCGTGATGGAAGTTCCACTATACCCAGACCACTACGTTGACCTTACGTTCCCACAGAACAGAATCTGGGGCTTCCAGAGAGATGTTACTGTACATCGTGAGTTCAAGCCAAAGAAAGACACAGTAGAATACACAGTTTACGTCCGTATGGGCCTCAACATTGAGGAACTTTCCGCAATGGCTAAGGCTAACGCCGTAACTGGATGATAACTTAATAGTTCTTGGTTAGGGGGTCGCATACGCGGCCCCCTTTCCATATTCCAAAATATAGTAAAATATAAATAATTAAATCATGGCGGTGCTGAATGCTTGAATATTTAAGAAAAGATAACTCTCCGTTAACAATATCCTATACGGCGAGTTCATACGCTACTAATGTGTATTTTGAGGCCTATGACCTGGATACAGAAGAGTTTATCCAAAGCGGGGCGGCAACAACTAGCGGGTCCTCTATATATTCAATTACTTTTACAGCAGACTCAACATCATACGATAGAAATATCAAATTAGAAATAATCACAACAAGTTCTGCCAATGCCTACAATGAAATACAAAATATTTCCTTGATAAGACCTTATGCGTCAGTAAGTAGAATTGAGTCTCTGGCTACTATTCCTCCTAATACAGCATCATCTACATTACTTAAATTAGAACGTAGGGCACGACTCAGCCTTAACGCATTTATTGGACATAGTTTTTATAAACTTAAGAAAGATCTAACTGTATACGGCAATAACACAGACGTTCTTACTCTTCCAGAAAATCTATATAGAATAGATAAAATTTATGAAGACGATTTACTAGTGTATGAAAGAGATAATTCAGACGTTCAATTAGAATATCCAATAGAAATTGCCGACTCAAAAAATAGAATTAAGATTGTTAATACTTCATCTAAGAGTAAAGACACGGCAGAATCACCTATATTTTCAGTATTCTATTATCAAGGTGTATTCAAAAAAGATCATGCCTACAGAATAGATGGGATATGGGGCTGGGACTATATTCCAGCCGATATTGAGCAAGCGACGGCATTACTAGTAGAAGATTATTTATGCAATGATTTCAATATTAGAAACAAAAATATTGCAGAACTATCCAACGACTCATATGATATTAAATATGGCTCAGATTTCGCCACAGGCACAGGAAACCTTGCTGTAGACAACCTTATTGCTCATTATAAAGAGCCTAGATATTTGGTGATTTAATGTCTGGGTGTATTAGTTCAACAGCCTATACAATGAAAGCCGATATTTATTCTGCTTCTGTTACTCAGGGCGCGGCGGGTGAAGTAATAAGAACTTGGGTCAAGGAAGAAACTATAGACTGTTATGCCAGAGGTATTCTGCGTAAGGGTGTAGGTGAAAACTCAACAGCATTTGAAATTAATAATTATGTAAATATTCTTAATTCTATGGTCAAGGTAAGAACTAATAAAATTATTCCAGCAGATAAAAGAATCGTAAACATCAGAAACGATTATGAAACTGTTTATAAAGAAGGACAAGACCCATCTTCTGCTGGCGGCGTAGGTGGAGCAACCATCTTTGAGCCAAGAGGTAGCACCCCAATAATCAATTTTGACGGCTCAGTAATAGAGTATGAAACCGTTCTAATGAGGCAAGAAATTCAACGCCTGGATGTTTCTTAATGGCGTTAAAAGTTTTTAACACAGATAAATTTGCTGAAAAAGTTATGGCCCTATCTGTCTATGACAACACAGTTTTAACAGACCTATACCTGAATCCTTTGAATGCTCAGAAAATTAATCGCGGCGCGGCCATTCTTATAAAGAACTATTTTGACGAATATATGGATGCAAGATCCAAGCAGAATTCTCAGTCGTATCATCACGTTTACGAGTTTGATAGTGTTGGAGATAGATCTTCTAGGTTATTTAAAGCAGATATTAATAGCACGCCAGATGGAAGTGCTACAATAACTTATTCATTTACCAGCGCTAAAAGACCTAATAGAGAAGGATATCCCTTCCCCAATAAAGCAGAGGTCATGGAGGCTGGAAACCCGATTACCATCACTCCTAAAAAATCGGAGTATCTACAGTTCATGCTTGAGGATGGAAAATTTGTTAAAAGCAAACAAGTGGTTGTCAATAATCCTGGTGGACCTGGGGTGGCTAATAGTTTTACAACGACATTGAATAGATTTATGGTATCTCAAGCATATGCAGTATTAACTAAGTCAAGATATTTTCAAAGAATTGAAGGGGCTATGATTGCCAAAAGGAAACTTATGATTCCTAGGATAAACTCTGGACTTGTTGCAGAGGCAGCGCGTCGTGCTAAAATAGATGCAGATCAAATAACTGGAGGCTTGGGAGCATTCTATGCCTAGTTACACAGAACTTCCAATAGTTCTTATTAATAATTATTTGTGGGATCTTGCCCGTGGAAATGTTGCGGGTCAACCTACTATAGCAAGTGCTGTATGGAATACAGCATCATATACCTTCACTCCATTCTATCCAGTAAGTGAAAATCTCGCTCCTGATTCTGGGCCTATCCCGTACATCCTCTATGATTACATATTTTTACCAAAACCAGGAACTTTTTGGCCTATGGAAAAAGAAGAGGCAGATTATATTATTGTTGGGGATTTACCTCAAATATATTACATAAAAAACTACATAACTGAGGCTCTACAAAAATTTGATGAGAGTGCGCGGGAAGTAAATAACCATCTTCTTACCGCTTCAGTATCTACTAATTTTAAATACATAACGGTAGACCAAGAAAACTATATTGCGGAAGAAAAAAGAATTGGCAGTTTTGCCCCCAAGTTCATCACATGTCTTAAACTAACTTATGAATATACTAAATAAACATAGATATGATAATATATATATGAGGAAGCGTAATACAATATCGCTTCAAGGAGGTGAAAAAATAAATGGCCAGAGACTTTAATGCAAAGAATATTATTACAGGCGCAGCAACCGTATATGTCGGCAAGAACGGTGTAGAGAATAACAGAATCAATGTTTCATCTGCTACTGCAACCGCACAAGATCCAGGTAACGTTACTACAGTTACTGACGGTGAATGGTACCACCTAGGTTATACAATGGAAGGCGTTACGCTCAACATTGAACCAACCTTCAACGACGTTATGGTTGATCAGTTGCTTGACACAGCAAGACTGTTCAAGACTCAACAAAGAGTTACTGTCGCTACATCACTTACAGAGGCTACGCTAGAAAATCTTTATATTGCTATTGGTGGTGCTGCAACTGACTACCAAACTGCTTCCGCAGGCGCATCATATAACCAGATTACCGCAGCAGACGGCTCTGCAAGCGCCCTAGGTGCAGCAGGTGCTAGTGCAGTTTTCGTTAGTGGTTCCGCTAATGCACAGGTTCAGAATCTACTTCATCTTAATGGTGGTTCACTTGGTATTGCTCCCGTGGAGCGTTCCATGTGTTTCGTTGGTTCTGCACCCACCTCAGTTGCTGAATCAGGTGGTGCAAACAAGAGAGCAGAAAGAATCTACACGGTTTACCGCGCTGTTTCTGTTGAAGCAGTTGGTGTTGGCGTTCGTCGTGACGATGCCACAGTATTCCCTGTTAACTTCCGCGTTCTTCCATCTACCTCTAACGAGGCTCCTGACGGCAACGCTGCATACGGCAAGATTGTTGACCGTATCTTCTAATAATTCAACACAGTTTATGATAGGGACGCAGCAAAACGCTGCGTCTTTATCATTTATACGGTATAATATTGCTAAACAACGAAAGGATATCTAATGGCAACCAAAGTATACGAAACAGTAGAACTAGAACTTCTAGACGGCAGAACAATTACTGTCAAGCCCCTTAATCTTAAAAACCTCCGTGAGGTTATGAAGGAATGGCAGAAGGCCTCAGAAGTTCAGAACGAGGACGAGTTCCTTGATGTTCTTATTAAATGCACATCCATTGCTTTCCGCCAATTTGCTCCAGACTTGGCAGAGACTACGGAAGAACTTGAAGAAGCAGTAGACCTTCAGACAATGTATAAGATTCTTGAGGTTGCCGCCGATATCAAGTTGAATGACCCAAACCTAGTAGCGACGGCTCAGGAACTCGCTGGGAGGATCTAGACCTAGCCTCCATGCTCGGAGAAGTCTTTCTACTAGGACATTGGAAAGACTACGAAGAACTTGAATCGTCGCTATCTATGCCAGAACTTGCCGCTACATTAAAAGCAATTTATGAAGCGGAAAGAAGAAAGCAGAAGTTTATGGCCGCTCTTCAGGGCATAGACATTGACGAAAATTCTGAAGAACCGAAGGAGGAAGCCCGAATTCCTAGTGTAGAAGAAATTCAGGCTAGAGCAGTCGCTAGGCTGACTGGTGATACAAACATGGCTGGAGCAATTGAACAAGGGTTTACCCCAGATATGGGCGTTATATATGAGTTAGCAGAGGGTGTTGAATTTGGCTAACATTCACTCTACTATTACTTATAACGCAAATCTTTCTGCTGCCCAGGCACAGATCAAAGCCCTCACCACTCAGATTGGCGCTTTAACTGCTGCCTTTAACACTCTTGATAAATCCGCCCTTACTGCCCAAAGAAGTCTTGCTGCAACATTTGCGGCAGGAGTAGGGCAGACTGGCGGATTTACAACTTCAACTATTAAAGCAACAAGCGCTGTAGAAACTTTTGGCAGGCAACTTGCTGCAAATCGCCTTACTATGCGTCAGTATTTCCGCGAGGCGATTACTGGGTATACTCGTGAAAATAGTTTGATGCGTAGGCTTGCTGAACAGCAAGTAAGATATCAACAGTCCATCGCTGTACCCGTTGGCGGCGGACAGGCAATGATGATGACGCCTCAGAATATTAATGCAGCAAGTAATGCTGCTGCACTAGCATCACAAAGATTCTCAGTATTTAATCAACTGGTGAATGGCGGCGCAACTGCAATGCTTAACTGGGGTAAGAATACCCAATGGGCTGGTCGTCAATTGATGGTTGGCTTCACAGTACCCTTGATGCTTTTTACCGCCGTCGCGTCTAAACAGTTTAGAGATCTTGATAAAGAATTAACTAGGTTCCAAAAAGTATACGGATCAGAGTTAGGCGGATCAATGAGTGCTGCTACCGCAAGAATGAGGGATGATGTTAAAGAATTAGCATATGAAATTTCAAGAACATATGGTATTGCTGCTAAAGAAACTGCTGCTCTAGCCGCAGACATTGCTGCTACAGGTCAAGAAGGCGAGCAGTTAATGGGGGCTGTTCAACAAACTACAAGATTGGCTGTACTCGGTGAAGTAGATAGACAAGAGGCTATGAAGGCAACTTTAGCCCTACAGTCAGCGTTTAGACTTAATACTAACGAATTAGCAGAATCAATCAACTTCTTGAATGCTGTAGAAAATTCAACATCTGCCACTCTACAAGATTTATCTACTGCTATCCCTAAGGTTGGTCCAGTTGTTAGAAGTCTAGGTGGAGACATTAGAGACCTTGCAGAACTTCTTGTTGCTATGCGTGAAGGTGGCATTCCAGCGGCAGAAGCAGCCAATGCATTAAAATCTGGTCTTGCATCACTCATTAATCCAACAAAACAAGCCTCTGCAGTTGCTAAAGGTTTTGGGGTAGATCTTGTTGGGATAGTAGAAGCAAATCGCGGACAACTAATGCCCACTATTTATGCAATGAAAGATGCTTTAGCGGGTCTAGACAGTTTTTCAAGATCCCGTATCATTGAGCAAATATTTGGTAAATATCAGTTTGCAAGAATTACAGCCCTGTTTGATAATATTGGTAGGGCTGGATCTCAGACACAACAAGTTGTAGAACTTGCATCTAAGAGTTCTGCTGAGTTAGCAGCCATTGCTAATGGAGAAATTAGAACACTAACTGAATCAACTGCTGTCAAATTCCAAAGAACATTAGAGGAATTAAAAAATTCAATAATGCCAATAGGCGAGGTACTTACTGAAACACTTATTCCAATATTTGAATTTATTGGTAAGGGTGTAAAAATGTTTACATCATTCTTCCAAGCACTCCCTGGGCCAGTAAAGGATTTTGCTAAGTATAGTGTAGCCATTGCAGCGTTGGCTGGTCCAATAATTATGTTGGTGGGCCTGTTTGGAAACCTTTTTGCTAATGGCCTTAAATTTGGCTTGATGCTGACTAGGATCGGCGTAAGAATCGCAGGAATTAAAACAGAAAAGTTCGAATTACTTACTGCAGATATTATGGCTGCAAAACTTGGTGTAGACAGACTTACAACATCATTTGATACTCAGGAAAAGGCTCTCCTTAGACTTACAGGAGTTCTTTCTTCCTATGAAGCATCTCTTAGAAGATTAACTACTGCTAACCCAGCATTATTTGTTCCTGGGGCCATTCCTGGCCCACGGGGACAAGTTCCAATAAGAAGACAGAAGGGATCTACATCTCCAGAGCGTGTTCCTGGTGGATATGGTGGTGGAGATATAATTCCCGCCTTACTAGAACCAGGAGAATCAGTTGTTACTAAGGAGGCTACCGCTAAATATTGGCCAGTAATTTCTGCCATGAATAAAGGTCAATTGCCAGGATTTTCAGTAGGTGCAGTCTTCCTTGGAATGGCAAGAAAATATCAAGACGTACAGAGAGCAAAAGAATTAAGAGGAACCCTAAGCAGAGTAAATCAAGAAGCAACAACAGGAAGATTTGCTAGCCTGCCCGTTTCTGATATGGGTAAAAGAGTATCCTCTATTGGTGGTAAAAGTTCTGCCATTCCTGGTATTAATGGAGTGTATGAGCAAGGTGGAAAACAATATGTAATTAAGACTCATGACTCAGCAGATTCAGCGCTTGCTGAAATTCGTGGCTCACAATTGACAAGAGATATCTTTGGGCTTAAGACCCCAATACAAGAACTTGTAAAAATTAAGCATCCTGTTACAGGAGATATTGTATTTGCAGTACGATCACCGTATGATGCAAAATTTGCTTCTAGCACAGGAGTCATAGATAAAGATAATTTCTTCAATCAATCTATTGCATCTATTATGAGAAGGGATAAAGACCTTCAGCCAGATAATCTTTATGGAAATGTTGTTACTGACGTTGGGGCAGCATTTGTTGCAAACAAAGCCTCTCAGCCAAGAGTAATTGGCGGCCCTTTGCCATCAGTTCAAGAACAGGCAGAAATAAACTTCCTCATGAAAAAGGGCGGCGCTAGAAAGTGGTTTGCCGAAGAATCAGCAGTCCTTGCAAAATCCATGACAGAAAAAGAGTATGTTGAAGGATTTAAAAATGCTATTGCTCAAGCATCTGTAAAGGTTCGCGGAGCCATTGATAAACTTCCATACTTAGATAAAACAGAAAGACAAATGTATATGCGTCTTGTTCAGGATCTTAAAGACGCCGAAAAGATAGATTGGGCGGCAGTATATAGGTTCCACAAAGATATAGCGCCGGAGGTAAAGAAGCCTCCAACTGCTGCAGCAATTGCTAAAAAAGAAGCGGCAGAGGTTGAAAAAAATAGGCAAACTGGAGATATGGCTCCCTGGCAGTATGGTCTGCCTTTAACCTTTAATAAAGGCGGCTCTGTTCCAGGATCTGGTCGTGGAGATAAAATACCCGCCATGCTTGAGCCTGGTGAATTTGTAGTAAATCGTGCTGCCACACAAAAATATGCCCCCGTCTTAATGGAAATGAATCGCGGAACTTTACCAGGATTCCAAAAGGGCACCCCAGAAGATGAAAAATGGCTGCAAAGATATTCTGCCGCAGTAGAGGGTACAGGAAAAGGAAGGGCTTCAGTTAGAGCAAGAAGAAAAGACGGGGAATATGTTAGAAGTCGTCCAGCATCAGTTTCTAAAGCATTTGGTAACCTTTCCCCAGGCGAAGCAAGAGGTCACCTTATAGGTTCTGGCGGATTCATGAAGAATTTAAGGCTGGATAGTCAGGCTATCGCTTGGCACCCACAACTATGGAAGACCATCCTTGACTCTGAAAATCAAATGGCAAATCTTTTTGGATTGTCAAGTTCTTTACGGGGAAAACTTGAGGCAGCCCTGAAAGAAACAGGGGCTAATGCTAAAACTATAGATAGAATTATGACCTCATTGACTGGCGGAATCATGATTCATACTAAAGATATGAATGCATATGAAAAGGCGTTGGAAGTTTTAGCAACAAAGAAAGGTTTTTCTGCAGAAACTAGAGCAATATTAGACAGAACTTTATTAGATGCAAGAACAACAGGGTTAACTGGAGCCACTACACCGGACTTGAGGGCCGCACAAAGAGTTCAATTGCAGCAGTACGGTGCCATTGAAAGAAGATTGCAAGCAGATCCAGGCAATGAAATATTGCTTAAGGCTCGCCAAAAACTCGCGACACAAATAATTGCATTAGAAGAATACTTTGTAAAACTTGGCGTTAGCGCTAGTGAAATTCCAACTAAAGTTCTTAATAGTGTTAAAAAATATTCTAAGCAAGCATCCCCGTCACTAGAGGCTGATAGAGTTGGTAAGAATCTATCTGATGGATTTATTCAAGGAGCCAGCAAGGTAGACGGAAGACCCGCTGGAAAAGAACTTGGCAATGAAATAGTCTCTGGAACAAGATCAGTAAGTGGTGCAATGGGGCCACTAGGGTCATTAAGGGCCATAGGTCCAGGAGCAGAATCTTTAGGCCCTGCTACTAGAATAAGAGAGGCAATGCACCATGAGGCTGCAGCAAGATCTGTAGTAACAAAAGCCCTTCAAAAAGAAGTAATTGTACAAGGTATGATTACAGACAGCCAATTAAGAACAGATGCAATTCAAAAACAAGGGAATATAACTCTTGCTAATTGGATAAAGAGCCTTGAAACAGGGCTATGGGTTCATAAAGATGGAGCAGTTGCTGGTAAGAAAAGAACAGAAACACTAGAAGCACTTGCTAAAGAAGAAGCACATAGATTAGCCCTAGAGAAAAAACTTTCTGGAATTGTAACTATAAGACAACGTGCTGAAGAGCGTGCAGCAGAAACAGCCCGTATTAAGGCAAGTTCAGACGAAGCATTATCAAGAGCAAACGTAGCACGCGCCGCTTCTTCATTTGGAGTAGGTCCAAGCGGATCAATGGGATACTTTATGGGTGGAGTTTCCCCGTATTCGGCAGTATCAGAAAAATCATCTAGATTTGGAAATATGACTTTGGATGAAAGAAAACAACTTGCTGCTGCTAGAAGAGAGTCCTATTTATTACAAAGAGGTACTGCTCCAACTACTGGTCCATCAGTTGCAATAGGTAATGCAAAAGATGCCGCACAGAGCGGTATGCGGGGCATGAACGCAATGAACGCAATGTTTGCCTTATCTATGGTTACCTCTAGCATCTCAATGATGGGCGGGGCGTCCTCTGACGCCGCTGCAAAACTTGGCCTATTTACCACCGCCTTGATGACCGCTACCATGATGATGAATATGGGGCTAGGAAAAGGAACGTTTACTAATTTCTTAGGAATGAAATCTCTTGGTGGTAAAATGGCTGGCTCTGCTGCGGCTGGAAGGGCTGCTCAAATGGGTGGGGCTATGGCTGCTGCACGCGGCGGACAGATGGGCGGTGCAGCATTATTAGGTGCAGGGAGACTCCTTAGTGTGGCTGGCGGTCCTGTTGGCATTGCTGCAGGAATTAGTATAACTGCTGCTATTACTGGGTTTATGATGTATAGAAATGCAGCAGAAGAGGCTAGGCAAAGGGCTATAGCAGCATTTAATGATCCAGTAAAGAGTGCAGAATATTTTGGCGAGACAATTATGAGTGTATCCGACATTCTTGAAAAGAATAGGTTGTCCAATGTCTCTGAAGATTTACAGGAAATAGATAAAGCACTTAGAGAAGCAGTAAGCCAAGATTATGCCCCATTAATAGAGCAAATTAAATCTTTGTCTGCAGGAGCAGGCGCTCAAGAATTATCTATTGCATACAGCAATATGATTATTTCTGGAATGAGTGCAGAAAATGCTAAAGCAGCAATAGAGGCAATTGCTGCAGAGGCAGGGCTAGCGGGAGGAAAGGCTTTTACTGAGGCCGTAGGCCAGGGTTTACTTGACGAATCCTTAACGATTAAGGATGCAGTTAATAACGTTGTTGGTCAATTCTCTCCAGCAGAAACACAAATAGGAAATTCTGGTTTAACAATTTTACAAACTTTAGAAAAAGAACGTGCCGCCCTAGAAGAAGAAAGAAGAAAAATTCTTTCTGGAGAAACTCGTGCAGAACAAAATAGGATTGGTCCAGCAGGACCAACAGAAACTCCAGATGGGCCAGGGTATGTACCTATTGCTCCAACAAGTAGAGAAGAAGAAAATAGATTAAAGGCAATAGGCGATGAATTAGATGCCATAGGAAATAGAATAGAAGATCTATTAACAGTAAATCCAGAAATGCTATCTGGAGTAATAGACTCATTAGTTATGGCATACCAGCAAGACCCTACCGCTGCCATAGAAGGATTTGAAAAATTAACAGAAATAATTAATAATCTAGAAGATCCAGATGATAGGACTGCTGCAATAGGAAGGCTATCAGATTACCTGAGGGATACCTATGGAGCAGAATGGGAAACAGTTCTACAAACAATAGACACCGCAGAAGAAACTGTAGTTGCAACTCAAATGGCTATTGCCGGAATTTCTTTAGATAAGGCCATCAATGATGCTGGCGAATTTGACATTGCTCTTGGCCGAGCGGCAGTAAGTGCTAAATCACTAGCAGATGCGACTAAACTTCTTAGAATAGAAGCAGAAGAAAGTTACTTTGGGATGATTGATCAGTTTGCCCAGGAACAAAGAGATGCTGCAAACCTTAGATTCGAAAATTATTCAGATGCGATGGATGAAAGAATTGAGTTATATGAAGGTCTAAAAGAATCTGCACAAGACGCATTTGAGGTGGAACAGGAAGGCCGTCAGAACTCCATTGAGGGCATGCAGGAGGAGATGGATGTAAGAAGAAGAGACTTTGATGAGCAGATGCAGCAACTAGATGACCGCCGTGAGGCCATTGAAAAATCTTCTGATGCCTACATTGAATCTCTTGAAAAGAATCAAAAAGCAGAGTCATTCTACGCACAACAAAGAAAAACTGCTTTCGGCGCACTTGAAAAACTTGCATCTGGAGATGTTTTTGGATTCCTCCAGGAACGCGAACAAATGTCTGCGGACGCCCAAGAGTTTTCATATGATGAAATGATCTCTGGGATTGAAGAAAGAAGAGATCTTGAACTAGAAGCCATAGATGAAATTCGTGAGCAAAAGCAGAAAGAGCAAGATGAGTATGAACAAATGATGGAAGATCGTATTAAGGGTGTTCAAGATCTCATGGAAATAGAACAAGATGCCCACGATGATCGAATGGAATTCTATGACAAACAAATTGAAAGAGCAAATACTGCTAGAGAAAATGCCTTAGAAGATAAAGACCAAGAAATAGAAGGCATCAAAACTATGGAGCAAGACTATCGAGATAATGCTAAAGCAGCCGAAGAAAGATATTCTAAGGACTATGCCGAATTAAAGAGTAAGCCCTATGTAGAAGCAAGAAAAGAAATGCTAAGACTAAGAATTGAAGAAATTTATTATCGTGGTGGTGTAACTCTTGGAGAGGCTGTCAGGCAGGCTGGGGCCCTTGCAGCGCCTCGCGGTCCAAAGGGCGTTCCCATGGGAGTAGAGGCTGTTCTTCAAGACCTTGGATTAAGAGGAGATCCAACATGGATGTATAATTCAGAAAATGTTGGCGATACTGGGGTTGGTGATACTGCACAACAAGTTAGAGATATGACGGTTACTGCTGATAGTGTAACAATTAATGGAGATGTAGGTGGAACAACTAAAGATACTGACGGAGATGGTGTTACAGATGATTACGATGCCGCTGCATTAGATCCAAATAGAGCAGCAACTGGTGGATATATCCAAAACGGTCGTGTAATGCTAGAGGGCGGCGGAAAAGTAACTGGTCCTGGTGGACCGAAGTCTGATGTAATTCCAGCCTATCTATCAAACGGTGAATATGTAATTCAAGCCTCTAGTGTAAGTAAATACGGCAAGGATATGATGGATAATATCAATGCCGGAAAGTTTGCCTACGGTGGCTATATCTCTGCCGACCGCGAAGAATATCAGGCATCACAAAGACCGACATATTATGGCGGCACCCCAACTTCTATTACTGGTTATAATAAGCCACCCCCAACATATTTTGGTGGCACTCCAACCTCATCCACAGGATACAATAAACCTAAAGCCCGTCGCCGCGACCTTATAAATCTTGAATCTATTGGGTATAACCCAGAAGATCCTACTGGTGTTAAGGGCTTGGTAAATGTATTGCGAACCGCTGGGGCCACCATATTTGATTCATTCTTTGCTCCATTCAGGGTTCCCGCAAGAGCCTTTGGAATAGATACGCAAGATACAACAGCGTTGGGAAGATTTATCGGTGGTCAGTCCTATGTTGAGAGCGATGCTCTAACAAGAGGTCTAATAGCCATGGGTGTGTTTCCATTTGGTGCCCGAGGAGGAATTCCTAGGGCCGATAGAGCCAGACTCTCTGAAGCAAAGGATAAACTATTTAGATCAGGTCCAGGAACTAAAGAAAATACAAATAGGTTTACATTACGCGACGACCCGAACTTTGTGGATATAAAAGATTTCCCAACAAAATATCCAGAAGGATTTGCAAAAGAATGGAGTTCTTGGAGCACTTCTGAGCGTCAGAGTTGGATGTTGCAATATGGAGCGCCACCAATGGCTACCGCAGATGAAGTGGCTTGGGCTAGTCGTAACCAAAATCCGTTCTTTAAGCCAGGAGAAAGAACCGCCCCCAATCCATTTGATAACCCCCCTCCACCTGGATTTGTTCCTCCACGCAATAGTGGCCCACGGTATGAACCGCCACCACGCAGGCAACCGCCACCACGCAGAGAGCCACCTCCTCGTAATGAACCTCCTCCCAGAAGAGAGCCTCCTCCCAGACCGTCAAGAGATCAGTTTACTGGGCCAACTCTTAAAACTGGTGCTGCGGCCAATCCAACAAAGGCTGCTAGAATTTCAGCGCTACTACAAAAGGCTTTCCACCCCAGTACACCTAAGCCAGAAGCAGAATTAGCATATCGTAAAGCGTCAGAAATGGCGGAGAAATATGGTTACAATATTCCTAGTTTTGCTAATGGTGGTTTTGTGCGAGGATTTTACGCGGGAGGCTATGTATCTGCTGACCGCGCTGAAACAGCGGCTGCTGGAAACAAATATCTTGGTGGAGTTAAGGTTAAGCCGCAATATACTGGCGGAACACCAATGTCTGCAACAGGTTATAGTGGTGCTAGCCAGCAGGCATATGGAAATGTATATGGAAAGAAGAGATTGAGGAGAGAGCAAAATAGCCCATATACTCGTGGCGGATATATGCAGCCTGGTGCAGGCGGTGGCGGAAGAGCAGGCTCTGGCTTTAACTTAATGTTCCAGGGAATAAAGAACAGCATTGATCAGCAAGGCATTTTCTCAACCTTGGGATCTATGGCTTCTTCTATTGCTGCAGACCCAGCCTCACTACTTCCATTCTATGGATTGTCTAGCATTGATCAATCAAACCAGCAAGGAAAGGATATTGCATCTGCCGCTGCACTTATGGAAATTCTTGGAGTTATTCCTGGGGTAGGTATAGGGTTTAAGGGTGCATCATTATTAGGAAGGTCAGCCTCTAGAAGGGCAGCGACTTCTAGCGTAATGCAACCTTTGCAATCTGGTTTAATTCCACCTAAGCCTATTGCGATATCACAAATTACTAGCGATCTAAGATTTTCTCTAGGAATGGGTGCCCCCAGAATTCTACCACCATCATCAAAACCAACCGCAGCCGTACCCTCCAGGGATATGCTCCTCCTTGAGTGGGTAAAAGGTATGGCTGTTGACGAAAATCAACTAGATAATGTTTTTGGAACATCAGTCCCTAATAGTCAGGGGGGAATTAGTCCTGGAGGCTTAGTTATTGGTAAGGACGGTGTTCGTAGATATGTTAAAGGTCCGTATGATTCTGAATCTGGAGCAAAATCTGTTTATTTAGAGTCTTTAATTGCAAATGCATATAAGGCCCTTAATATGAATGTACCTGATGTAAACCTTCTTAATATTGGGGCAAAAGAAAGATACTTCCCTGGGAAGAACCTCACACCAGAACTTGCTGCGATGGGACTAAACTATTTTCCCCCTGGAGAACTTGTAACTTCAAGCACAATGTTAGATAATGTTAAACATGTTTCAGAATTTTTTGGAAAGAATCCAAACCGCGATTGGGCGGACGGATTAACATTTGTAGAATCACAATTAGATAGCAGTATGCAATCAAGGCTTGCAAGAGAAGGTGGAATAGGAAAGGCTGTAGATACACTATTTGGATTAAGAGATTCACATATACATAATTATGTTATTAAAGAAGATGAATCCATTCCTCTTGGCGTACCAGGAAGACTTATTCCATATAGAATAGATTTTGGAAGCAATGTTTTTCAAACTCATGACGGCAGGCCAATACCCAATGATCCTACCGACCCATTAAAAATTCTTGACCCGAGGCACGGAAGTTCATTTGGTTTTGGAAAAGTAACTGGTTCTGTATATAAGCAACAAGTTCTTAGGTTAGAAGAAATGCTTGGAGATGCAGGCGGGATAGGTGGTCTTATAGATCCTATTGTTGCAAAATTTGCACTTCAGGCTCCACAGCATAGATTAGTTAATCCAAAATTCTTAAAATTTGTTTTATCAGAACGTCTAAAGGCAATGGTCGAAGGAGTAAGAGGCTATGCTAATGGTGGACTAGTTCAAAAGTTTGCTGACGGCGGAGAAGCACTTACTTTACCAAACAGGGGGCTTAGAGGGAAACTATCGCTAATCAATAGAAATGATCCTAATGCTCCTGCTAATGGTGGATTCCTTCCTGGGGTTGGAACTACAGGTGTTGCTACCGCTGCACGACCAACAACTACAACTATTGGCGCTCAAGGTGGCCCTAATAATTGGCCGCATTCTGGGTTCCAGTCCGCAACTGGTAAAATTCCTGGAACCAATATGTCTTTAACAATGAATAAAGATGTTCTTCCATTATTCCTTGCCTTTGCTAGTGATTATAATAGATTGATTAGACCTATTAGTTATATAGGTGGGCTAGAAGGAAGAGACGAGCCAGGTAAATCTAATCATCCATCTGGAACGGCAGTAGATATCAATGCACCAGATGAGGGTGTATATTTTGGATGGTCGTGGGTTAGCGACGATGAAAAACGAGCAGTAACAGATTGGTGGAAAGGTAAGAGATCGCCCCTTGCACCATGGAAATCATATTCACCAGAACCGTATAAAACTATGAACGCTTTGATGAATAAATATAAAGTTCTTCAATGGTTTGGTCCAACAAGTTTAGGCGGTTTTATTACAGATCATTATGGAAATGCAGACTGGATGCATACTCAAATTAGTCAAAGTAGATCAGTTTCTCCATCACAGGTTGCTCAAACTATTGCTAGTCTAGGTATTAATCCAGATGGAACATTCAATAGGCCCAATACTTATGCGGCTGGAGGATTTATTTCTGGACCTGGCGGACCTAGATCTGATATGATTCCAGCAATGCTTTCTAATGGAGAATATGTAGTTAAAGCATCATCTGTTGCAAAATATGGTAAAGGATTTATGGATCAGATTAACTCTGGGTCACTCAATCCATTCCAGGGTTCATCCATGCAACCTAGAATGTTTGCAGACGGTGGAATGGTTGGATCTGCACCTATGCCAGCATTTAGTATGCCAGCAATGGCAGATACATCTGTTGGAGTTAATAACACTAACTATGCTGGAAATTCCTCTTCAACAAGAAATAACACCAAGGTTAAGGTTGTTATAAATGGTGCTGGTGGCAAGGGTGCTAACGCAATTGCTAATAAAGTTATTAGTATGATTAACTCTGCAAACAATAGAAGAAACCATAGTAGGAGTATCTAACACATGTCTACTACGACATTACAAAGAATATGGACTCGTCCAGCATTAATGATATTTTCAGAAAATGCTCCCGTGGTGGTTAATGCTGCCTCAGGCCAATGGAATCTTGGCGCAGCAGATACAGACTTCCTATACCTTACTGACGACAGTAGATCAGAGTTACAGATAGCAATAGAAAGAATTGAATATAAGAAAAGAATGATTAATGGAAGAATGAGATCTTATCATGTGGCAGATAAGAAAACATTCTCTGTGTCATGGCAGGATCTTCCTTCCGTACGAGATGAATTATCTGAGACTAGATTTGGCGGAACTACAACAGGCTGGGCGTCTTCTCAACAGATGCTTGACTGGCATAAAGATCATACAGACAGTTTCTATCTCACTTTGGTTTATGACACCCCTACATCATCTTCAGCCGTACCGCTGAAGTACTCATTAGAATACTATAATGTGTTCTTTGAGGATTTTAGTTATGTCATTACAAAGCGAGGGGCGACACACGATCTTTGGGATATCTCCATGACTTTGGTGGAGGTGTAATGCTAAACTATAGCGATATTCGTGACCTATATAAAAATGCCGATAGAATAAATAGTGAGCATCAAGTTATTGCTGAATGGAATATGAATAAATATTTTTCTATAGAAAAATATGGATTGTATAAACTTGATGGTCAAGAATTTAATTATTCATCAACAAGTTCAAACATTATCGACGGAAAAAACAGAATCTTATTTAATGAAGATGAAACAAAAATAGATCCTAAATCAGAATTTTATTCACAACTATCATCTGTTTTTAAACCCAATAGACCAAACGCTGGAATTGTTTTTGCTCAAAAACATCCTGGGGCCGTGTTCTCAGACAGCGTATTTGATATTAGAGTGTCAAGACTTTCTACTGCTTCTGCTAGATTTTATCCAGTATCAGAAGGCAGAACATATGATTACTATAATTCTGGAAAGTTTTTAGGATTTGATGGAACTAGAAAAATGGTCGGGGTAGCGAATATTGCTGGAATCATATTAGATGTTAACCCATTTGTTGTTTACGAGCAAGATGTTATGTGCAATAAGATAGTCATTAAGGTGCAAAATCATCTTGTGATTCCTTCATCTTTTTCAATAGATATTTTAGTCGGAAGTACATGGACTCAAGTTTATAATGTACCAAGAACAGAAGCAAGATCATCAAATCCAAGTGCTATTGCCAATAGCAACGATGACTTTATATCAGGAGAACTTAATTTATACTATCAAAGAAATGGAACTTGGTCTAAAACAGTTACAAGACTAGACGATTTTGATGAACTCGTAGCAGCATCTCCAACTCATTTTAAAAAGATTCGTGGGATAAGATTTAGAGTAGACTCAATGGTTCCAGTAGTTTTACCTCCTCAAAAGCCAACTGGAGAAAAATGGGTCAGCACTCTTAAAAATGCACCCCTAGAACTTATAGAAATATCTCCACGACTAGAGGCAGACGTTAGTGACTATGTTGAGTCTTTTAATTTAGCCTCTTCCATTGGTGATTCTACAAGTTTTGGTTTACCAGTCGGAACGGTCGTATCTGGAACTGGTAATATATCTTTATCAAATGAGGACGGACAATTTCTTTTTGCTAGCATTTTAAGTACATCTAAAATGCTTAATGAAGACGTAAAATTTAACTTCTACCAAAAGGTATATGTACCAGACGTAAATCAGACATTCAATATTCCAATGGGAGTTCTATACTCAAATCAATGGAATATAGGTGAAGATTATTCTGTATCAGTTTCTTTAGAAGATGGTATGAAGTACCTCAGGCAACTGTCCGCCCCTGATTTTATGATATCTTCATTTGCTGCTACATCAGCCATTATTTTAATGATATTAGATAATGTTGGAGTGACTGGCCTAGACTTTAGGAAGTCCTCCGATTACAGTAAAAACGATAAAGAAGATACCTTAATTAAGAATTTCTTTTGTAAAAGAGAGCAAACGGTGGCAGAAGTATTTGAACAGATATCGGTGGCAACACAATGTTCTATGTACTATGATGCTACAGGTAAATTAAACGTACTCACAAAAGAAAGATTAACAGAGAATGCTGCAATAGAAGACTCTGTTCAAGAAATTAATAATTTAAACCCAGATCCATATAAATATGTCTGGTACAACAACAATTGGTTCTTTTACGGTAGTAATACTGACGCTCTTCCAGCAGAGACAGAATGGACCTATAGTGATTACTATGGGTTCTGGGTTTCTGAGGATCATCCAGTTCCAGCACAGTCTCCTGGGACAGACTTCTGGTTTATTATGGATGAAAATGTTTCTGCGTCAGCGACTGAATATCCATATACTGCAAGTTATACTTCTAATGTTGTATCTTTAGCGGAAGAAAAAATTAACCCCATAACAGATGGAGATATTGCATATCATTTTTATGGTCCTAAAAGAGCCCCAATGTCTAATATCATTGAGGATACGCAGAAAAAACTTTATCAGCAGTTATTGTTAGATCAATTCCCTATGAACTCCCTGGCCTTCTCTAACTTTGAATATGGAACAACCATAATGTGGCAACCATCAGACGATAACTCATCTGTTCTAGGGGCGGCTAATGTCATTAAAGATCTATATGAATATAGGTTAAAAGATTTGTATGATGAAAAAACTTATACAAAATTTAATGAAGAAGACGCAATTAGAGCAATGTTTACTACCGAAACTGCTGATAACTACAGAAGATCTTTAGTAATTTATTTAGATACAAATGAGGGTTTTACGATACCAGATTATGAAGGATATGTTCTTATAGATAATGAATATATCAAGTATCGTGGAAAATTATTTTATGTCGCTGGCACCAATGGAGTTTATGGCAGTAGGATAATTTTTACTGAGGAAGAGTTTTTTGAGTTAAAGTCTTCTTTAGGGAAAGGTGACTCAATATCATTTAGAGGTTTAATAGTAGACGTTAAATTTAAGAATATTAACAAGGTTAATGATAAATATGAGTATCAAGTGATAGGCGACGGTAGAGGTAAATTCAATAGTGATGTGTCAAGACATTATGCAGTAGTAGAAGAATCTGATGGAATAGAACCTTCAAATAGATTTAAACTAGTTCTTGGGGAAAAAGCAAACTATAATGTTCCAGGTCAACTAGACGCTACAACGAAATTTAATTTTGCAGATAAGGTTAAATACAAGTCTGCTAAAAAATTCTTGGGGACTATTCCAAGCGATACGCTAGATACCTATCTTGGATTTCTTAAAATATCTGGGCCTACTGCTCCCAAGTCGGATAGAGATGTTCTTGAGTCTGTCACAAGCGCCTCGCCATCTAATTCTGTAGTAAAAGAATTAAATAAAATAAATGATCAGGTAAACGATGATGTTCCTGGAAAAGACTTTGACCCATTTGTATCTCTTATGGGAGAAAAAGCATTATATGGTCAGAAGATTACTCTGCCATTTGCTCCAAACTTTATATCTACAAGAATGAGGCTGTACTCTCCTAGAAAGATAGTAGATAAAAATTATACAGTATCATCCACTAACTCTTCAATTGCTGGCATAGGTTTTGGCATAAACAGTCTAGGTGAAGGATACTATCTAGAGGTGGAAAACGCGGCGGCGGGGAAGGGTTTTTATAAAGAAGATGATGTTACTAAGAACCTTAGATTCTATAGAATTAAATTAGAAAAACAAAAGGATAGTGTTGTATACACTCCGACTCTTCTAATGAAAGCAAGCGTTGGCGGGGTAACTGTATCTGATACTGCGGTTCAAGTTATAAAATCTGATAATCAATCATTAGACCCTGTATTCGAACTTGACATTGAAATCGAACAGTTTAAAGACGCTATGAAGTATACAATTTACTACGGAGACAATAAGATCGGTAGTTATGTAGAAAAAATTGGTGAGTCAGTAGGTATTAATTCAAAAAATATTTGTATGTTTGTAAGAAATGATTCTCAGGCCATATATGAATACATTGCTGCTGCGGCAAAACCATTTGAAGATGATCCAGGATCATACTTTAAGGGTAAGAAGCAATTTGAAAAAGTGTTAAATCAAGGGGCTATTTCTGTAAATAAATCTTTCTTGTTTAAAGATAACAGGAATGAAGCACTCTTTTATTACAATGATTTTGCTAGACTTGCGAGACAAGTAAGAGAATATGAGATTAGATTTGCTGGCCCTGCTTTAACAACATCTCTTCTAGATATTTCAGAAATTAATCCTAAGTATCTAATTAAAAAATATGAGCCTAATGCCTTCGGCGCTAAATTGGTTGTAGCCAATATTTCTGGCGGAGCCATGAGGCTAGGCGCTGACGCGACGCTTCCCCTATATATTGTTGGAATTGCTTTAGAGGAATTAAGTTCTGGGACTGTTACAGCAAAAGATTTATATGAAAGTAGTGAAGAGGATAAATTAAAGCAGACGGAAAGAGAGAAAAATATTTCTATCTATGGAGATCAAACATTTTCTCTGGACAGCCAATACATCCAATCATTATCTCAGGCCCGATCTATGATGCAATGGGTCTTGAAGTATTGCAGTAGACAAAGAATAAAACTAACTATGGAGATTTTTGAGAATCCCTTAATAGAACTTGGAGATAAAGTAAAGATATACGATAAATCCCGTGGGTATTATGAGGGCAATAGTAACTTTGGCGATAAAACATTTGTTGTATCTTCTATCGCTCATTCAGTAAGCCCAAGCGGTCCATCGATGACTGTATCAATAGTAGAGGTTGGTGAAGCATAATGACTGACTTGCAAAAAATATTAGATAAAGTTAATTATGCTAGAAGTCAAAAGTTTATTTCTCAAGAAGAGGCTGAAAACTTACGCTCCCGTGCTAAAAAAATGGCAGATAATAAAGGCAATCTTAAAGAAGATGAAAGAACTAAAATTAATGCCATCCTTAACAGCGCCTTGAATAAAAAAGGACAAGAGGTTAAAAAAGAAACTGGGCTTAAGCCACCGACTGGTGGTAAGACAGACGGCACAAAGCAAGGCTCTGGGCAAAAACCAGGATCTGGTCAAAAGCCAGGTGGCGGAGGAAACAAGCCAAAAACTAAATGGGAAACATTCCAAGCAGGATATGAAAAATTATCTAATAAACAAGACAGGGATGTTGTCAAAGATATTTTTAACGGGCCACCCGATGATTCAAAATTAGCATTCTTTCAAACTCTTAGTGATAAAAGAAAAGATGCGTTAATTAATGCAGTAAAAGATGGAAAAATAAATGATGCAGAAAAAAAGAATTTAAAGCAGTTATTCAAAGGAGTAAAAGGCCCAGGTGGTGGCGGCGGTAGTGGTACAGGCGGCGGTGAGGGGAGTGGAGGTGGCCATCAGACTCCTGTAGTAGACTCTGACGGTGATGGAATACCAGACAATGTAGATCCAGATATCGACGGAGATGGAATTTTAAATGAAGACGATACGGACGATGATGGTGACGGCCTGCCGGATGTGGACGAGCCTGCTCATGGAGGCCCAAATCCAACAGTAAAGGGCGGCGGAAAAAAAATAGACGTTCCAAAGTCAGCCTTTAATAAAGCAGATTACACTCTTCCAAAAGGTTCTGATGAACGAATTTATATGCCTAATCTGGATAAAAAAATCACCAAAGAGATCCAGAGAATAACAAAACAGTTAATTAATTCTACAAAAGAATTTATTGAAGGCGGAATAAATTATGACGGTATTGATTCAATTCCAGATGACGAAATTCTAACAGAAGATGGTCAGTCTTTTTTTGAGATAATAGATTATAACGCTCCTGGAACTGTAAATTCTGGAATGGCAGACGAAAGAATGTCTGAAATATCGGGGGCAATACAGGATATTTTAGATAAAGGAAATAGGGACAGAGTTAGCAAATACAACTATGCAGAATTTATAGATTTATTTGAACTACGGTATAATAATTCTGGAGAGGCTTACTATAGATTTAATGTCGAATTGGTAGGAGAGAACGTTGATGACTTTAAGATTAGTCTAGTGGAAAACGCTACGCCAGGAGGAGAACTAGAAAATCCATGATAGAAGGCATATATAAATTTATAATAGATGGGGAAGTTGTTGCAGAGCAAAAGAATGCTCTTACTTCAATGGGTCGTGCCATTGCAATAAAATCTCTTCTTGGGATTGTACCTAATTTTGCTGGTGTAATATCCTATGGTATTGGCAATCAGGCTAATATCATAAGCGCATCTACTAACTTAATTACAAATAATGGCCTGCAGTTTGAGATAGGACGAACTCCTGTCATAGGCTCTTCACTAGACATATCTTCAAGCACAGATGTTCTAGTATACAGAGGAGTGATCGACTCCACCGCTCAATATTTAATTCATGAAGTGGGGCTATTCCCTGGCGGAATCTCAGACACTAATGCAGACGTTACAGGATCTACCATATTCGATTTTGATAGGGTTGACTTATTCACTAAGGTTGGAACGGCTAGTGCGGGGGCACTAGTTGAGGCGGTAGAAGCAAGAATTGGAACCCAGTTGTTTTCCCTCCCGACAACTGATGGAACAAATTCATACATAAGTTACCAAACAAGTAATAATGTTCTAGAATCTATAGATCGATATACGGCATTTGATACCTTTAGGTTAGCGGGATTTGACCTCAATAGTTATTCTTCAAGCGTGTACTTTAGATTCTATACAGATGACACCAACTACTTTGACTATACATTCACTACCCCAACCTCATCTGGATACTTTATTGTGTCAGCAGAAAAGGGGGCGGCAGTAATTACTGGATCTCCAAGATGGACGGATATTACTTCAGCAAGAATTTGGCAAACTAGTGGCTCTGCATTATATTTAGATGGATTAAAAATAGACTTTGGCTCCTACCTTCAAGACACTATTACTGGAATGATTTCCAGGGCTGTGCTAACAACTCCAGTTAGAAAGCCCCCAGGAATTCCTCTTACAATAGAATATTCTTTATCTCTTGGGTTTAATCAGATTGGTTAAATATGTCTAATATTAGTCTAGATTCGAATCTAAACCCTGGGGATTATATAGAGTTTATGATAGAGATGAATATTTTTGGCGAGGAAGTAGATGATGTATTAAACTTTACAGTTCCTCAAGCGCCTCCTTTAGTAAGTAAATTAAAGGGAATAAAGTTGGTGGTGGAGAATAAAGATCAATACAAAGTTGGCAATAACAAAACTTTTAACTTTAATAAATATACAAAGAAAGAAAATGTCTCTGACGGAAGATATAAGTTTCTTATGATATTAACAAACTCCAAGGGGGTAGGAGATCTGGCCCCAGATGACGATGTTATTATTAATTGTTCAGATGCTGGGTTTACTAATGTTCAGGCGGTGGTGATGCCAGGAGACAGTAAGAAAAAAAATTATGTCTATGTAAGTATAAATAAAACTACCCAACCTTCCCCAACCACAGACTTGACTACCTCTGGAACTATCCAAGAGTATAAGAAAAAGATAAAGGTCAGAAATATTACAGTAAAACTTCCTGAAGCAATCATAGGAGATAGTAAGGAAGGAAAAGTTCCTTCACTAATATCAGAAGTTAGCACGCCACCTAAAAAAGGTAACGTAGAGGACATTGTTGTATTTGCATACAAACAGTTTAATGGACCTAATAAAGCATCAATTAAATATAAGTTAATGGATGATAGTGAAGCAGAGATTAATTTGAAGAATCCACCGTCTAGATCAGACGTTGCAAAATTTAGAGGAAAGGCTTCTCACACTAAATCATTTACACTTAATGATGAAAAGGGAGAAAAAATTCTATGCTATATTGCTATCGCTAGATATACCTACGACGGTAGTAATTGGAAGGGCGATTGGCTGCAAACAAATGACTCAGGTGACGCTATATTTGGGAAGGCAGAGTAATGTCTGAGAACACCTTTGATCCTCAGGAAATTAACCTTCAGTTCCAGCCACTACCAGCATTTATAGATCCAGATGGAACTTTTAAACTTAACACTCCAATGCTATCCTCATTTAATTTTGATGGCTCTATTCCAAAGTTTGACGGAAACATAGATGCAATTGATATTAAGCCTGGGTATCTCATACAAATAGAAGCAGGCGGTCAGTACTATCCAGTAGTTTCAGTAGAGTTTGATGATCCTGCTATTGAGAATACTGACCTAGTAACAATTAATTACATTGATGAATCAGGTAATACTGTTTCTGAAGAGTATAGCGAAACAGATCAGGTTGCTGTAGTTTATGAAGACTGGTCGGAAAAAATTCTTGGTTCCCAAGGGTGGGGGATCACGGCTGAAGGAAATGCCATTTTTACAAACGTGGCGGTTAGAGGTAGGATTGAGGCAACAGAGGGTGAAATATCTGGAAATCTCATAGTAAATGGTGGGCTTCTTACTTCTGAAACTGCTGCCACAACAGGCGGAATAGTTTTAAATAATTCTGGATTTACTTCATATAATACTTCTGGGGTGCAAACCTTTAATATAGATGCAGATACTGGAACGGTAACGATAGGTGGATATGCCACGCAATCAGAGTTAAATGGAAAAATTGATGATGGCGGGGCGGCTGGAGATATAGTTACCAATAATACTACAATTACTGGTGGAAATATTTCAACAGGAAATATTAAATCAGGAGGTTATTCTGGCCCAGGAACAGGTAGTGCATTTTCTTCTGCTGGAATGTTAATTAATTTAGACCATGGATCTTTAGCCGCTCCAAACTTTAGAATAGATAGAGATGGTTTTGCATTTTTTAAAGGACAAGTAACAAGTACGGGCTTGATAATTGAGGGTGTTTCTGCATCTATTGGGTACACAAGATATTCATCAGGGACGCAGGCAAGCGTGACTGATACTTATTCTATTTTATCATCAGATGGAAAGGATATATTTTTAAAGGCTGCTGCTGGAGACCCTGCTAAAATAAGATGGCTAGATTCATCTTCTAGACAAAGGGCTAACCTTGGGTGGGAAGTTTCTGACGATGAGGGTGGAGAAGGAACAGCCTACCCAAATACTTTAGTTATTAGGGCAAATGCAGTAGATGCTAGCCCTACCGATACTCCAGGTCAAATATTAATACATGCTCAAGGGGCGGGAAGTAATATTAATTTAAAAACTGGAACTAACGGAGCGGTTACAATTAATGGTGAGCCGATTGAAACACCAGGAACTATAGCCAATAGATATAAAAATGGAACGGATACCCCAAATAATGGCAATACTATTAAATATGGAACTAGCACTACTCTCCCTACGGGCGCAGCCCAAGGAGATATATACTTAAGGTATGTATAATATATTGATATTTTCGAAATAATTTGATAGGATAATAATATGCCATTTAGATTACAAACATCATCAGACCCAAATAATCCAAACTGGAAGAATCCAGCGGCAATATCAATATACGACAATGGTTGGAAAACTACTAAGGTTGGCTATGTATATGATATGGGGTGGAAGGTAGTATTTCCAGATCCAATTATTCCATTAGTAAATGTTATAGATAATGGAAGTTGGGAGGAAGTAAATACTGTAGATAGATTTTATGTTCAGATGATTCTAAATACTTCAGAACTAGAAAGCATGGTTGGTGAATTATATTCTGGAAGTACTGCTACCGGAACTCCTATCCAAACTCAAAACTTTGATTATTCATTTATATTAGAGGGGTATGAGTATTATATTAGATTTTATGTTCCATCTCCAGGAACATACACAATAAAGGCTACTGCAACATCTATTACTCAAAATTCTGTTTCAGTAGTAAGCAATCCAATTAGCCCAATTGCTTTATCGGTTAATATTACTTCTGCAACCATTACGACAACATCATATTCAGTAACATGGGATGCTGTAGGCCAGGAAGAGTATACAATATATGCCAACCCTGTTAACCCAGGTCCGTCAGGTAGCACCTTTGAGCAAGGAGTTTCTTCAACAAAAAGGTCAGCAAGCGGAGGTATTTCCCCACCATTAGCAGGATCTACCCAGTATAGAGTAACTGTTGGAATTCGAAGATCGGGACAATTCTTATACACTACGTCAGAAGTTATAAGAACTACTCCTGCAGGATATAATCCACAAATTACAAACTTTTCTGCAACATCTACTTGTAATTCAATTACAGCAACATGGACAAATAATGCTGATATTGATAATGGAGTTATAAGTATTTCAGAGGCAATACAGTTTCAACAAGGGATGCCTATTTTTGGGAACACACAAAACTTTAATTTTGTATCTCCTCAAAACTCTAAATCATTTATAAGTCTTACTCCTTATGGGTATTTAAATAGTCCAACTGCTGGTATTTATAGGATAGAAATATTTGGAAGAAGCCTAGATAATACTGAAACTCCAGTTCAAACTATCGACATAAATACTCTTCCGGCATCTATTAGCAATGTTCCAAGTTTTAGTGCAACATCATCAACTTACGGAGAGAGTGCTACACTTAACTGGACCCATGCTACTGCAAACTGTACAACAAGAACTGGATATACTATACAGTATAAATTAGCAAGTTCTTCAACATGGTCATTAATAAGTAATGAAATAGTGGCAAATGCTACATCACTTAATATATCCTCGCAGGGAATAGTGCTAACTGCAAATACCGCCTATAACTTTAGAATATTTGCTAGAAGTGATGCTGGCAATAGTCCAGACTATACCTATGCTAATTTAACTACTAATAATACTGTATTTAGCATAACCCTAACTCCTGCAACCGCTACAATTACTACATTCAGTTCATTGGGAGTATCAGCGCAATTAAAAAACATATCAGGAAATAACGTTTCTCAATCGGGAGTTACTGTTAATTGGTCATTAACAGCATTGACGGGAACTAGTCTTGCTCAATCATCGACCACCACAAATTCATCTGGGGAGGCTACTAACACATTAAATACTGGAGCATTTAATGGATCTGTAACTATAACGGCTCAGGCAGCAGTAACTGGAAATCCTTCTGCTCAAAGTAGTGTTACAGTTGGTTTATCCCCCGCGCTTGACCCATCACTATCATCAACAAGAACCAACTTTGGCTATGATGTTACACATTCTAATTATAATTCTTCATGGGGGTACACCGGAATTGTAACTAATGGAGGGTTTAATTTTGACGGTGTATGGGGCGATGGATTTTATACAATTGTTATCCCACCACTTAATACAGCAGCGCCAGTAGCATCAAGAAATGCACTCGTAAGCGTTACATGTACTTCAGGAACATGGACTGCACAGCCATCAGCAACTACGCGAGTTACCAGTACAAGGCAAGGTTATTTTGCAGGAATTGGAGAGGTAACTAATTCTCCAACAGGAACCTTATCTTTTTCATATACTTGGTACTTTGGCAACGGCGCTGTTGCGGGAAGTGGTCAGACCCTTTCCATTACGTCTGCAATGAGGGGAAGAAACATGTATTGTATTGTTATAGCGACAAGGACTGGTGGAATCCAGGGCTTCCAGGCTCAGTCTAATACTATAGCAATCCCAGCATAATAAATAATGAAAGGTAGAATAAACATGTTAACTAAGGAAGAAAAGGCTCAAATAATTAATAATTTAATTAAAAATTTAGAGTCAACTAAGTATTACTTAGAACAAGAACTAGCAGCAGAAAATTTTGTAGGATCAGGAAGCGATGGATGGATAGAATCTACTAATAATCAAATTAATAGTATTAATTCAAAAATTCAGTACCTTAATAGCGTTTTAACTGGACTCTAAAATAAAAAATAGTATAATGGAGGAACCATGAATGAAGAAATTTTAAGTATAGAAGAAAAAGTTCACATATTACGTCAGAATATTAAAAATCTGGCATATAGCAGATACAATGTTGAAGTATCTTTAATTGCTGAAAGTGCAGTTACTATGCCTAACCAGGCCAACATTGATTCTTTTACAATACAATTACAAGAGGCTGATGAAAAGATTTTAGCCTTAGAGGAAGAACTAGCCACTATTGAGGGAGCATAAATGTCACAAACACTAGAACTTATTGTCCAGGAACTACAACAGCGCATTGGTCAAATGACTAGCGACTATGAAACAAAACTAGCAGTAATGAAGGCTCAGGCTACTGAGCAAATTCAGGCACGCGACAAGAAGATCATTGAACTTGAGGCTAAATTAGATGAGTCGTCTTAATAGTATTTCAGATGGGCAGCCCTTTACCTATGAACTTTTAAATAAAATAATTGAATCTATAAATTCAATTAAGGTCCCTGAAGAGGGCGACGATAGCATTATTGAAATAGTTGGCCTAGGTGGAAATCCTAAGAATAAACCTCTGATTATATTTGGGAGTCGAGAAATTACTATTCCTGAAAATCAGACGGGAAAAACCGAAACTATAGGCTTTCAGGGTAATACTAATTTCAGTAACGAAAACCCCATAGTATTAGCAACATTAGTAGATCCAGAAGCGGGTGGGAGCGTACCAATCGGTTACCTTATAGTAACAAAGACCACCAACAGCAACTTTGATTGCAGAGTTAAGTTAATTAGAAAAAGAACTAATACAACGAACGTAAAAGTAAACTATGTTGCTTTTGGGTATACATCTAAATAATTAATGTCTGGCTATAAATTAATACCTTCCGATCATCCTAAATCTATCAACGGTTTGTACTATGAGCATATTCTCGTTATGGAAAAATTTCTAGGCAGGAAGTTAAAAGATTATGAGTCAGTACATCATATAAATGAAATAAAAACAGATAATAGATTAGAAAATCTTTTTGTGTGCCACCGCCGCGAGCATGATAAAGCGCATGGCATGAAAACTGTATCTATGTATAAACTTAATCCGTCATGGACTAAGAAGATATGTAAGTATTGTGGGATAGAATTTTATGGATCTCCGTCCCTAATGAAGAACAGAATAAAATGTAGGGCGAATTGCAAAGCCATAAAGGTTGACAAGACCTGTGGCTGGTGTGGTAAGATTTACACCGTTCCTGTAATTAAAGAACATTTATGGGACTTTTGCTCACGAATATGCCGACGAAAGGCGAATAATGACAAACGATCTTAAGTGGATGATGGTATCTGATGTACACTTTCCACGACATGACCCGCGCAAGGTAGAATTATTTCTTAAGGTAATGAAGTGGTTTAAGCCAGATGCCGTAGATCTACTTGGCGACATTGACGATGCTGATTCAACTAGCCGCTGGGCGGCTGATAAACCAGCAGAAATGTCGGTATCAATTAATGATGGAGGTGTAGATGGAACTAGAAAATTCCTTCAAGATATCAGGGCTATCGTCCCCAAGGCTGATTGCCATTTTCATGATGGGAATCATGGCTGGACTCGTCACGGGGACTATCTGGCAAAGAAAGCGCCAGCCTTTTTAGATGTAGTCACACCAGACTCACTTTATGAGTACTCTAAGGTGGGTTTTGAGTGGCACCTATACCAAGATCCTCCTGTTAAAAGATTTGGCGATATCTATGCTCATCACGGCGAGTCTATCTCTAAGCACGCTGGAGAATCTGTTCGTAACGATGTTAATAATTGGGGCGTTTCTCTTGTACGCGGCCATTCGCACCGCATGGGAGCCTACTTCCAAACCTATCATATCACCGGACAAAAATTGAGAGGGTATGAAATTGGTCATCTTTGTGATGAAGATGCAATGGACTATTCCATTGGAAAGAATTGGCAGCCAGGATTCGCTGTAGCGCATGTTGTAAATGATTACCCCCATATCCAGTTGATTCAGATTCATGACTATACCTGTGTGGTAGATGGAAAGGTATTTACTGCATAATGTTATGTAAGAAATGTGACGGCAAAGTCATGGTGGATAGGACTTTGGGTTCAGAGATACATGTTGAGTTATACTGTTTACGTTGTGGTAAAAGATGGTCGCTTAGATACCCAGAAAAATATGGAGGCTTTGGAAGATGGATAATGAAGAAAGAGACTCTGTACCTGATGGGAAGAGATATGGGGTATTAAAAACCCCTAAACGCCGCCGTAAAATATTTATCAACGGCGAGTTGCATCATATCCTTCATATTAATATACCCGCAGACGTTGCTACAACATGGAACTTTATTCAAGATAAGATGATTAGATATCCATATAAGACTATGAAAAAACACTCTAAGAAAGCATATCTTATTAATGAAGTGGCTAAGATGGTCAGCCGCCACCCAGAAAGAATTAGAATAGCAATTACAGAGGGTAATATTAAACGTCCACAACAGTCTGGACCTAACGGTAAATTTTATTTTAATGAAGATGACATTTTAGACATTCAGGACTATTTTGCAAATGTCCATTATGGGCGACCAAGAAAAGATGGGGCAATAACTCCACTCCATAGAACCGTGACAAAAGACGAGGTAGATGCTAGACTTGGACGCAGGGACGTTCTCTACGTCCAAACAGAAAATGGAGACTATATTCCTGTGTGGAGGACGGTAGATTTTTAATGGTTAAAAAGAAAACTGAAGAAGATGAGTTAATAGACTTTATCGGTGAAACAATATCTACAGAAAGCGCCTTGCTAGCCTGCTCGCTGACATTGATGCGTGCAGGAAACATTGCAAAAGAATCGCATGACTCAGATGGATTGCTCAAGGTGGCAAGAGCATGGTATGATTTAGCCAGATATTTAGGTGGAGATGAAGAAGAAGAGAAAAGTAATCCAATTGGATTTACTACGGGATTGGAGACATTAGATGAGCCAGGAGATGAACCTGACGAGGGTGAAGGTGGGATTGAAGTTCGTACGAAATCTCGGAAATTATGAAAACATTCATGTAGATCTTGGGGTAGAAGATTATGTTCGTAATCACGAAACGGTATCCCAGGCCATGGACAGAGTTTATGATTTTGTAGAAGAGCAACTTATCCGCCGTGTTCAAGAGATTGAGGCAGATTTAAGTGGCAGCAAGTAAAAGCGATAAAGAAGCATATTCATTATTGTCAGATTACTCTGGTCTATATAGGATAAAGTATGGGCAGAGCCCCGTCCTAAATAAGTATAAGGAAAAGTGGGGTATGTCCTCACTTGTCGAAGACTTTGGCAGAGATGAAGTGTGTAAAACACTTACTTTTTATTTCAAAACAAGCCGTGAGGGTCACTCTTTGTCATGGTTCTATAATAATTTTTCTACTATACATTTATCTAGACTGTCCTCAGAAAAAGATGATAGAATCAGGGCGGAGTCAAGAGAGAAAACTCGTCAACTAAGAGCGGAGTATTTAAATGGCCTATCTTGAAGAGATAGAGGTTATTTCATCAGTATGTAAAAACAAAGATATTCATGTGATGTTTGATAGCAATGCTGATGAACTTATAAAAGACTGCTCTGACATTTGGCTCTTCATTAAAGATTACTATGATCAAACTAGAGAGGTCCCAGACGCCAGCCTCATTACTACGCGGTTCCGTGATTTTGATGCAGTAGAGTCTGGGCCAACCGTTTATCATATGGATAAGTTGCGTCAAGCATACCTAGACGAATCTATTAGACTTTCTTTGCGTAGAACTGCTCAGATGGTAAATGAAAACGAGACAACTAAAGCGCTTCAAGAACTCTCTAAGGATGTTGCAAAGATGGCTCGCATTGGAGCCAAGGTTAGAGATATCGATGTAACAGATGTAGATAATGCTTTGGCCTATTTTGAGAAGACAAGAAAGTCTGCGGAGAATGGTGAGGTGGGTATCAAAACAGATATCACATCGTTTGACGTATGCCTTCCTATGGGTATTGCTAAAGGTCAGTTAGGGATCTTGCTCGCCTATCCAGCCATCGGAAAGTCTTGGCTGGCATTGTACTTTGCAGTACAGGCCTGGAAGCATGGGTACAAGCCTATGGTTATCAGCCTTGAAATGACTGAGTATGAGGTTCGTAATAGAATCTTTACAATTATTGGAGATGGATTTTTTAGTCATCGCGCACTTAGTGCAGGCAGAGTAGATGACAATGAGTTTAAACTATGGGCGGATAAAACTCTGAATAATAAGCAGCCTTTTAAAATTATTTCTAATGATACTGGTGCAGAGATGACACCTAACCTTATTGCCTCTAAGATAGATCAATACCAGCCAGACATTGTTATTGTGGACTACCTGCAGTTGATGACAGATAATGCTGGAACTTCTCAGAATGAAACAGTAAAGATTAAGAATCTATCTAGAGAATTAAAACTTCTTGCTATCTCTCAGCAGACACCAATTCTTGCAATTGCGTCAGCAACTCCAGATGATTCTACTGATCTAGAATCTGTGCCACAACTTGGTCAGGTTGCATGGTCACGACAAATTGCATATGATGCTGATTGGGTTTTAAGTATGGGGCGTAAGGCTAACTCAGATATTCTAGAGGCAGCATTTAGAAAGAATCGTCATGGATACATGGGTGACTTCTATCTAGAAATAGACTTTGATAAAGGAACGTTTAAAGAAATATTAGATCCAATTGAATAGTTAACAAACGGTATAATATAATTATGTCGTTTGTGGGACACAAAAGAATAAAAGAATTTCATATTGATGGCCTCATAGAGGATGACTCAGCCATTCCTAGTGTCAGAGAAAGATATGAAACTATCCTTGTAGATATGATGAGATCAAATGGATATGTCCCCCACCTTGACATAGACCCAGCGTTTAGTCTAGAATACAAGGAAGATAAGTACACATTCTTGTTAACAATATATGGAGTATATGTTGGAAGGTCTAAAGCACAATGCTATCTAGCGGTAAGCGGAAACAATCTAATTCCGATGAATACTACACATCGGGACAAATAGCATCGATTCTACAATCCTGTGATATTAAAGTCGGCGGGGAAATTGACACACACTTCCTTATATTCTGTCCATTCCATTACAATATACATACTCCCGCTTGTGAAGTAGATAAGAACAATGGAATGTTTATCTGCTTTTCATGTGGCGAATCTGGCTCTATCATCGACATGGTAATGAGGACTACAAATAGAAATTACTTTGAGGCCAGTAGGATAATACATTCAAAAAGAGATTCAGTAGATATTGAGCGCGTAGTATCTGAAACAATAGACACCTCTTTAGATCACCCAGAGTTTGATATCGATACAATCAACAGACTTCATAATAATTTACTAGAAAGCCAACGGGCTAAAGAATACTTCTACTCAAGAAATATTAACCATCAGTCGTTTATTGACTTTAAACTAGGATACTCAGACAAGCAAGATATGGTCGTTGTTCCAGTATTTGATGAATTTAATAGATGCCTAGGATTTGTGGCGAGATCAGTAGAAGGAAAGTCATTTAAGAATAGCGTTGGACTACCTAAGAGCAAGGTGCTATTTAACTTAAATAAAGTTAAGAGATCATCGATAATCGTAGTTGAGTCCTCTTTTGATGCGATTCGTCTAAATCAATCAGGTTTTAATGCTGTTGCAACCCTTGGGGCTACAGTAAGTAGAACTCAAATTCATTTGCTACAACAGTATGCAAAGAGTATAATTGTTTGTCCAGACTCAGACGACGCTGGTAAAAAAATGGTGGAAAGAATAGTTGGTGGAGTTAAAAACAAAATAGTAGAAGTAGTATCTCTTACTAAGGCTAAAGACGTAGGGGATTTGTCTGACCAAGAAATGAAGGATTTATTTAATAAATACTCTGGAAATACTTTAATATTAGCGGTATAATATATTCATCGATCCACTTATAGGGTCAAATACTTTTAGGAGAAACATCATGTCAGTTATTACAGGTTTGAAGAATATCAAGAGTAAGATGGAGCGCCCCCAAGTGGAAGAAGGCTCCCGCGCACGCTGGCTCAAGTTAGAAGATGGTCAGAGCGTTAAAATTCGTTTTGTTAATGAACTAGATCCAGACTCACCGCATTATGATAAGGGTCGTGGGCTTGCCATTGTTGTGGCAGAGCATACTAACCCAAAGGATTACCGTCGCAAGGGGCTTTGTAGCCTAGACGATGAGGGTCGATGCTTTGGCTGTGAAATGCACCGTAAAGATCCTAAGGTTGGATGGAAGTCTCGCCTACGCTTTTACACGAATGTTCTTGTAGATGACGGTACAGATCAGTATGTTGCTGTATGGTCTCAGGGCGTCGGTCAGAAGTCTCCAGCCACGAATATTCTCATTGAGTATGCTGGTGATACTCAGTCAATTACCAACCTTCAATGGCGTCTCAAGCGCTCAGGAACGGGTACTCAGACAAGTTATACCCTTATTCCCCTCGCACCAGACACAGAGAAGTTTGATTGGTCAGGCGTTGAGCCTTTTGAACTTGAGAAGGTAGCAGTTCGCCAGGTATCATATCCAGATCAGGAAGCCTTCTACATGGGGCTAGACGTAGACACTAGTTCAACCACATCAGTTGATTGGTAAATAATATTGATCGTTGAGTAGGCAGTAGGATATACTCCTACTGCCTACTTATTATTGGAGACAAATGTTTCATAACCATCATTCACATTCATTTTATTCTCTTCTAGACGGGTACTCGTCGCCAGAGGAATTGATCAAAAGGGCAGCAGAGGTTGGTATGACTGCCCTTAGTGTTACAGATCATGGCACTCTAAGCGGACATAGAGAGATGGTAAAGGCTGGTAAGGATCATGGCATTAAGCCTATCCTTGGACTAGAGGCTTACTTTACTACCGACAGACTAGACAAGAGATCTCGCAAGGAAAGAACTCCCGATGATCAGATCTACAACCATTTGATCATTTTGGCTAAGAATGATAACGGCCTAAACAATCTTAATCGTTTATCAGAAAACGCCTGGGAAGAAGGCTTTTTCATTAAGCCGCGTACCGACTTTGATATGCTAGAAAAGTTTGGATCAGACCTAGTTATACTTTCTGGCTGCATGAATGGAATGATTTCAAAGGCCATTGAGAATGACAATGAGGCGGCAGCGGTACAATATGCAAAGTGGTTTAAAGACGTATACGGTGATGATTTCTATATGGAAATTCAGCCGCACAATCCTGCATCCTTGAATCATTCCCTTTTGAATCTGGCTGACAGGTTGAGTATTAAGCCTGTAGTTACACTAGACTGTCATTTCGCTTCCCCAGAAGACAGGATTGCAGAAGAAATCATGCTTATCCTGGGCACTCACCCTAAGGTTCTTAAGGATGCAGACTTTAATAAAAGCCGTAAGATTAAGGATCTTCTAGAGAGACTAGAATACATTTACGGCGAAAGGCAAATGTCATTTAAGGATTTAGATATTTGGCTTATGGGATATCAGGACGTTAAAGATAGAATGCTTGCCCAAGGAATCGACCGAGAAGATATCTATGAGAATAGTGTTGAAATAAGTGATAAGATCCAGCCCTATGATATTAAATTTGGCGTAGATCTTCTTCCAGTAAGTCATCAAGACCCCGACGCAGAATTAAGGCAGCGTGTTATGGATGGTCTTAGAAGTCGTGAACTTATTGAATTAGAATACTTAGATCGTGCCAAAGAAGAGTTAGAGATTATTAAGCAGAAGAACTTTGCCTCTTACTTTATAGTCGTTGCAAACATGATTAATTGGGCTAAGACACAAGGTATTTTGGTTGGTCCTGGGCGTGGGTCGGCAGCAGGAAGTTTAATTTGTTATGCTTTAGGTATTACAGAGGTGGACCCTATTGAACATAATCTATTGTTCTTCCGATTCATTAACCCAGACAGAAATGATTTCCCCGATATCGATACAGACTATGAAGATCGCCGTCGTGGAGAAGTAAAAGAGTATCTAATTGAAGAGTATAAGCATGTTGCTTCTATCGCAACGTTTAATACTTTTAGAGATAAGGGTGTTGTTAGGGACGTTGCTAGAGCCTTTAACATCCCACTCTCAGAGGTAAATAAAGCATTGAAGGGTATTGAGACATGGGAAGAATTTATCCGTACGCCAGGGGCCAAAGATTTCAGAGAGAGGTACCCAGAGGTAGTAAAGTATGCCGACAAACTCCGTGGCAGAATTCGTGGTACTGGTTTGCACGCTGCTGGAATCGTTACATCTAAGACAGATATCTCATCGTATGCCCCTATTGAAACTAGAAAAGATGCCCATAGCGATAATAGAATTCCTGTGGTCGCCGTGGATATGGATCAGGCTGCTGAAATTGGTCTAATCAAGATCGATGCTCTAGGACTTAAAACCTTGACGGTAGTAAAAGATACCATTAATAGTATCAAGGATCGCAAGGGGATAGAAATTGATCTTAATAAGATTCCTATGGATGATCCAGAGGTATACGCTGACTTAAGCGCAGGGTTTACTAAGGGTGTGTTCCAAGCAGAAGCAACTCCATACACAAACCTTATAATTAAAATGGGTGTTAGTAATCTAAATGAACTAGCCGCTTCTAATGCGCTGGTTCGTCCTGGTGCTATGAATACTATTGGTGCTGATTATATTAAGAGAAAGAAGGGGCGTCAGGCGGTGTCCTATCTACATCCTATTCTTAAAGAGTTTACTGAGGATACCTATGGATGTATTCTGTACCAAGAGCAAGTTATGCAGGCCTGCGTCTATCTTGGTGGAATGACAATGACAGAAGCAGATAAAGTTCGTAAGATCATTGGAAAGAAGAAGGATGCAAAAGAATTCGACCAGTTCAAGGATAAGTTTATTTCTGGCGCTTCTAAGCACATCTCTAAGGAGTCAGCGGAAAAACTCTGGCATATGTTTGAGGCCCATGCTGGATACTCCTTTAATAAGAGTCACGCTGTTGCCTATTCTACGCTATCTTATTGGACGGCTTGGCTAAAGAGGTACTATCCAACTGAGTTCATGTTCTCGCTACTAAAGAATGAATTAGATAAAGACAAAAGGACAGACTATCTAATTGAGGCTAAGAGAATGAATATTAAGATTCGTCTACCTCACATCAATGAGTCTGGAGAAGACTTCACTCTAGAGGGTGACGCCATTCGATTTGGCCTAGGCAACATTAAGTACCTGTCTGAGGGAATCTCTAAGAAGATTATTGCTAAAAGGCCATTCAGTTCCTATAAAGAATTCACAGAATTCACAAGTAAAAAGGGATCTGGCGTAAATAGCAGGGCGATTGAAGGGCTTAATAGAATCGGTGCTGCGGCATTTGATGACAATCCCAGGTCGGGTAACGAGCGAGAATATCTGTACGAGTACCTTAATATTCCAGAGTTTGTTACTAATATTCCTCGCTGGGTAGAGTCATACTTTAGACCTTTAGAAGAATATGATGAAAGCGGAGCCTTTATTGTTATGGGTATGGTGAAATCTATTAAGCGAGGCGATGGCTGGAGCAGGGTAGAAATTGTAGATAAGACGGGAAGCGTTGGAGTTTTCCATAATCAGGACACAGTAATTGAGCCTGGTAAGATGTACATCTTTCTAATATCTGATAACAGGATTCTTTCTTACCTTACCCCAGATTCTCTTGACTCTTCTAACAATTCTTTTGTACAATTTCTAAAGGCAAAGACTATGGTTCTAGGTCCAGAAGAATATTTTGTTGTAGATATGGAACCTAGAAAGACTAAGAAGGGCGACAAGATGGCTAATGCTGTTCTCGCCAACGAAGATAAAGATCTCATATCCATAGTAATTTTTCCCACTATGTATGCAGAGGCAATTGCAAAGATGAAGCCAGGAACTAATTGCCGCCCAATATTTGGAGAAACTGCCGCTGGCGCTACTACATTAAAAGGTTTTATAAGATGAATTTAGATACATTGGCAGATAGACTTCACCATACCGCAGAGCAAAAAGGATTCTGGGAACCACTATCTAGAATGCAAGAGCAAGACTTTTTTATCTTTTACTCAAAGCAGATCGCTATGATCCATTCAGAGGCTACAGAAATCCTAGAAGCCCTGAGGAAAGACAAGGGTGATCAAGCGGTGGTGGAAGAAATTGCAGATCTTATTATTAGAACCTTAGATTTATATAAAGGTATTAAACTTTATTCGGGGGAACTGCCATCTCTAGATGAAGTTCTTATGAAAAAATCCATTGTTAATCAAGATCGCCCAAGGCTGCATGGCGTTCGTGGATGATATAATGAAGGCTTACTTTCTTCATGGCTCAGACGGAGAAAAACTTATGGTAATTCGTGGGCATGATGAAGATGCAATAATACAAATTATAGACACATTAAAACGTTCCAGACATGAGAGCGTAAAAGAATTAGCGGAAGTATTGGAGAATCATTTTAATGAGCGACATGATGATGGAGGAAGTTCTATCCAGGCTAGACCCAAAAATAAGAAAGATGGTAGGAAGCGCCGCTGACGTAGAAATACATAAGCAGAAAACACCAAGCCTATCCTTGAACACAGCGTTAAAAGGAGGCCTTGCTTATGGCAGACAGGTACTTATCTGGGGCAATAAGTCGGCTGGTAAGTCATCATTTTGCCTACAAATTATTGCACAAGCACAGAAAGAGGGTAAACTATGTGCTTGGATAGACTCAGAGCAGTCCTACTCTCCAGAATGGGCAGAAAAGTTAGGTGTAGACTCACGATCCTTGATCTACTCCCCCGCTAAAACAATTAATGAAATGGTTGATATTGGCACTCAACTTATTCAGTCAGGAGTAGATCTTCTAGTTGTAGATTCTATTTCTGCACTACTACCAGCGATCTACTTTGAAAAAGATGGGTCAGAACTTAAACAACTGCAAGATACTAAACAAATTGGTGCGGAAGCAAAAGATATGACCCATGCTGTAAAGATGTTAAATTATGTAAACGATAAGACCCTGCTGATACTTATCTCTCAGCAAAGAAATCAATTTGGATCAATGCACGCTAGCCATATTCCTACTGGAGGAATGGCTGTAAAGTTTTTCTCTAGTACTATCATTAAATTGTGGTCTAGTGAAGCAGAAGCCTCATCAATCAAGGATAAAATTTCTGTCGGTGATAAGTTAATTGAGCAGAAGGTTGGAAGACCAGTTAATTGGACCATTGACTATAACAAGACTGGCCCACAGTTTATTACAGGATCGTATGATTTTTACTTCCAAGGGAATCATGTAGGTGTAGACAGTGTCGCTGACCTAGTAGACACCGCTGAAATGCTTGGAATTATTGAGCGCGGTGGTGCCTGGTATACTGTTTTAGGTGAAAGAATCCAAGGCCGTGCTAATGTTATTGCAAGAGCCAGAGAGGATCTTGACATGCAGGAAGAATTAACTAGATTGGTTTATGAAAAAATATGATTGACCCTAAGGCTTTTATTACTGCTCCAAGTAAATCTAATGCAAAGTTTAAAGAAATAGGTGGGTCATTCTCTTGCCCAGAGCAAGGCTGCTTTGAAGTGGCGACCACAGGTATGTATGATTCATCAAATAAGAAAGTTTATTGGACCTGCCCCAATGGTCATGATGGAAGCGCTAGATTAGTTTATGAGTGAGCGATCAGAACTTAGAAGAATGGGTGCTAAGTCTCATAAAAATAGCGGTCGGGGGCAATATCAAAAGGCCGATGGAAATCTGCCTAGATTTGTAGTAGATGTAAAAGAATATGGGAAGTCTCTATCTTTAAGTGAAGATATGTGGGCAAAGATAGTTACAGATTGCCTGAGAACAGATAATAAAAAAAATCCTTTACTTATGGCTGTAATAGGAAGTGGCGGTAGAAAAACTAGACTTGCCGTTATTGAGTGGGAAGTACTTGAAGAGTTATTGGAGGAATTAGATGGAAAACACAATTGATTTAATCAATCAGGTATCAGAGTTCGCTGACATTCATGATTTTGTAGGCGATGACGGACTAGATGAGGCGATGGCTGCCATTGTAAAAATTATTTCAAAGCCAGATATTCCTCCTGTTCAGGCACTTACTTTAATCGCAAAACTGCAGGCTTTGTCTGCTAAGTTTGGAATTCTAGCAGCATGGTATTCAACGGCAGCAAAGGGTCCTACAGGTTCTCCAAACAATATTAAAAAGAATATATATTATTCAACTAAAGAGGCTCTAGATAAATTAGTAGACTCGCTCAAATATACAGTAAGGTATAATCTAGGTTAATTATGGCTAAAAATCTAATATCTTCATTACTTAGCCAGCCAAAAGAAACTAGGCTGGATGCTAAAAAATTTGTTAAAATGCTAAACTCTGCATATCAAAAGACCAATACGGTAAAAGAGTTTAAACAAAAGAAAACTTTTGCTCCTAGCACTATTGGATATGGTCATGGAACTTGTGCAAGATATTGGTATATAGCCTTTAACGGTGCAGAATTTACTGAGAATATCCCCGCCGCCAACATTGCATCTATGAGATCTGGTACAGATGCTCATGAAAGAATTGAAAAACTTATAGAAAGCACGGGTTTATTAAAACAAAAAGAGCGGGAGATTAAAAGTGAAGACCCTCCCGTCAGAGGATTTGCTGACGTAGTATTGGAGATAAATGATGAAGAAATCATTGGAGAAATCAAAACAATTAAAGACCAATATTTCATTCAAAGAAAGGGCGAGGGAGTACCTTCTTCAAGTCATTTTCTTCAATTACTAATTTATATGAAGATTGAGGGGGCGGAAGAAGGTTTCATTCTTTATGAAAATAAAAATGACAATGAGTTACTTGCGATTCCCATCAAAATGAATGAAAAGAATAAAGACTATATAGACTATGTTTTTGGCTGGATGCAGGAAGTATACCGATCATATAAAGATGATGTAATTCCTAAAAGGGGTTACACTAAATCTACCTGGACATGTAAAGGCTGCCCAGTATCGGAAACTTGTTTAGAAAAAGATGCAGGTACATTAAAAATAACTAACCTTAAGGTTGGGGTAGAGTGAAAAATTGTGCTAACTGCGGTACACCCTTTGAGTCAAATAAAAAGAACCAAAAGTATTGTAATCCTGCTTGTTGTAGACTAGCAACAAATAAAAAGATAATGAGTAAGTATTATGAAAATAAAAAAAGACTCAATGGAGAAAAAAGATACTGTGGCTGCGGTCAATTACTAAGCAGATACAATGAAAATAATAAATGCTTTATTTGCGTAGATCAGGATAATAAAAACAGCCGTGGAAATATATTAGAGGTAATAAACAATGTCGCTAAAAAAACTTATAAAACAAAACGCTAGCACAGTACTTGGAGTAGATTCATCAACAAACTCCTTTGCCTTCTGCCTGTTTGATGGAAAGCCAATTAAATGGGGTAAGATAGATTTTCATGGCAACAATATCTACGATAAGGTAATTGACTGTAGGGATAAGATGCCGTTTATCAAAGAAGAGATAAAGCCCGATTATATTTGTATAGAATCAGCCATTATGGTAAAGTCTCAAGCAGTAGCGATACACATGGCTATGATAGTGGGAGTTCTGATTTCAGAACTGGCACTAGATTCTAAAAGAATTATTACTGTCCCTCCAATACAATGGCAGTCATACATTAACAATAATAATTTAACAAAGGCTCAGAAGGCTCAGATAAGACTAGACAATCCAGGCAAATCAGACAATTGGTATAGAAATTATGCAAGGACTACAAGAAAACAAAAAACTTTAGATCATTTCAATAATATGTTTAACATAAATCTAGAAGATAATGATGTTGGAGATGCCTTTGGACTAGCCTATTATGCTCACAAGAATCTGGTAAATTATGGCTAAATTATATGAAAACAAAGCATTCCTTACAAAAAGATATCTTGTAGATAAAAAATCTTTAGAAGAGATTGCTAAAGAATGCGGGGTAAGTCATCAGACTATCTATCGATACTTAGTAAAATATAATCTCATCCGTGACCTAAGAAAGTTTGGTAAAAAATGATTGAACAAGACCTACAGCGCATGTATGCTGAGAAAATTATGGATGATATAAAAGAAGGTGTGCAATTAATTCCTCGTAACACCGTTGAGATGGCAATTCAAGATGAATGTACTAGAGTAACCTCTTTACTTATAGAAAAGAATAGATCGTACGGTAACTCAGCGCTTAACCCAGTAAGAATATTTTCACGATCAGACACAACTGAACAGATAAAGGTTCGTATAGATGATAAACTATCTAGATTTATGAATGGGGATGATACCTTTAAGGAGAACGACCTTGACGACCTGATGGGTTATCTGGTATTATTGAGTATTGCACTTAAGGAGACATGGAAGTAATGCCGCTTTACACATTTACATGCATTGATTGTGATAAGTCACATGAGATGTTAATGAAGATGGAAGAAAGAGACAATGCTATATGCCCCGACTGCGGACTGAGGCTAGTCAGAAACATTGATTCCCCAGGAATGGTTTGGGCTCCCACCCGTGGCGGAAGTGGATTCGCCACCTAACAAGGAGAGTCATGTCTAAAAAAAGAGTCGGTGATTCAGAAGAGTTGCCAACATATAAAGTAAATCCAGACATATCTGTGTTCTATGAACTTAAATTTGGTAAAACAGTTATTAAGCCTGGTGATTCCTTAAAATTTAAGGATGTTCGTGGATCTTTTAGATTTATTAGACTCGCTCACAATGTTAAAAAAGATGTTACTTGGATAGATTGCTATTCTCCTACTACTGGGGAATATAGATCATTCTATGTGGAAAAACTTAAAGGAGTGGTCCACGCAAAGAAGAGTATTAGGAAGAAGATGAATGTCAACTGATATAGTTCTTGCCGAACGGTGGGAAAAAATAAATAAGGTTGTAGATGTATTCTTAAAAGGAACTACTAATCCAGCATCTATCGCTAAACTTACTGGCTTTAAAAGAGCAGAGGTTCAAGAGTATCTTGACGAGTGGCGTTCTGTTATTCAAAGCGATAGACAGATTCAGATGCGTGCAAGAGAGGCATTATCTGGCGCAGATAGACATTACTCCATGCTTATTGAAGAGGGCTGGGATGTTATTAGTCAGGCGGGGACAATCGGGGATCTTGGTAAAAAAACTGCTGGCATTAAAATTGTTGCAGATATCCAGCAAAAACAAATAGATATGCTTCAGAAGGCTGGCCTTATTGAGGACAGCGAAATTGCTCAACAGATCATTGAGACCGAGCGGAAGCAAGAGATCTTAGTTAGGATTTTAAAGGAAGTCGTTGCAGACTGTGAGCATTGTAAGAGAGAAGTCTTTAAAAGACTAGAAGAAGTTACAGGTAAGGCAGAGGGCTTCTAGTGTTTGATGATTTTATCTCTGCTCTAGAAGAGGATGAATTTGATGAGCATCCAGTAAACATTGAAGAGTTTGTTACAAATGAAGACTACCTCCACCTCCCCCCGCTTTCAGCATTTCAATATCAAGCAATCAAAGCCATGACTCAAGTGTATAAAAAAGATACATTGGTAAAACTATATGGGGAAGAGGAGGGCGTAAAAAGAAGCCGTCAAACCTGTAATGAAGTTATTCTTCAACTTGGAAAGGGAAGTGGAAAAGATTATATTTCCACTATCTCTGTGACCTACCTTGTATATTTATTGCTGTGCTTAAAAGACCCTGCTAAATATTTTGGTAAGCCCCCTGGTGACTCGATTGATATTATTAATATCGCTATTAACTCTGAACAGGCAAAGAACGTATTCTTCAAAGGTTTCCGTAAAAGGATTGAAGACTCTCCTTGGTTTGTTGGAAAGTACAACATTACCGCTCAGAGTGTATCATTTGATAAATCTATTACATGTCACTCAGGACATTCGGAGCGAGAGTCCTGGGAGGGCTACAATGTTATCTGCGTGATCCTGGACGAGATCTCTGGTTTTAGCACAGTCTCAACAAGTGGTAACGAGCAGGCAAAGACTGGTCAGGCGATCTATGATATGTATAGAGCCTCCGTAGATTCACGATTCCCAGATGTTGGGAAGGTTGTTCTTCTTTCATTCCCTAGGTATCGTGATGATTTTATTCAGCAAAGATACAACGCTGTTATTGCCGATAAAGATGTAGTTATTAGATCTCATACTTTCAAATTAGATGATGAACTAGATGGTGTAAAAGAAAATGAGTTCACGATTGAGTGGGAAGAAGATCAAATAAATGCTTATAAATACCCTAAAGTATTTGCCTTAAAGCGACCAACCTGGGAAGTAAATCCAACTAGATCAATCAATGACTTTAAGATTGCTTTTTACAATAACCCAACAGATGCACTTGGAAGATTTGCGTGTATGCCTCCCGATGCAGTCGATGCATTCTTTAAATCAAAAGAGAAGATTCTCGCCTGCTTTAATCAGCCAATGAATGGCGTAGACGATGACGGTAGGTTTAAGGATTGGTTCATTCCACAGGATGAAAAAGAATACTACATACATGTTGACCTAGCCCAGAAACACGATCATTGCGCCGTCGCTATGGCCCACGTTGATAGATGGGTTCATCTTAAAAGTTTTATGAATCATAATGTTGTAAGCCCAATAGTTGTTGTAGATTGTGTTAGATGGTGGACACCCACATCAGATAAATCTGTAGACTTCTCTGAAGTAAAGCAATTCATCATTGATCTTAGGTCTCGCGGCTTTAATATTAAAAAGGTAACCTTTGATAGATGGAACTCTCACGATATTATGACAGAACTTAGAATGATTGGTATAGAGACAGAGACATTATCTGTAGCAAAAAAACACTATGATGATATGGCTATGTTGGTGGGAGAAGAAAGAATCATTGGCCCAAGCATTAAACTTCTTACTGACGAACTATTGCAGTTAAGAATCATTCGTGATAAAGTTGACCATCCTAGAAAGGGAAGTAAAGACCTATCTGATGCTGTATGTGGATCTATTTATAATTCTATATCTAACACCAGAAAAGAATCTGGCGAGGTTGAGATAGAAGTCCACACATATAAACAATTTATCAGAGATCAGAGAGAGCAAGAGGCAAAAAGAAATATCATTCAGCCTCCATCAGGCGGACAAAACAATATAGATGACTATATCCAATCTATAGGGATGGTTTAACATGGATATGAATGAAGAGTTAATAGAGATAATGCTTGAACGAGGGTACATTGAGGTGGTAGGATATAATCCTGTTGGAGATCCAGTATATAAAGTTACTGAACTATTTTACAAAGAACAACAAGAACTTGTAGAGTGGATGCGACAGATGGATTCAGACATATTGAACTCCCTATGGTTCAAAGGATTCATAGATTTAAAAATGGACGAGGACGGCAATGCCTTCATCTATCTTACTAATAAATCTGAAGACTGGGTGCAGGCAGATGAACTTAATGAAGATGAAAAATCAATGATGTATTTAATCTATAGCACAGGAGCGTACAATGGAGGAGAGTGGAACGGTGGATTCCCTGACCCAGGATACAAGGAACGTGATTGACTATTATAAAGAGTGGGAGAATGATCAGATAAAGGCGGACCTTGATACTAAGCGTCTTCCATTCGTTGTAGGGTTTGAGAATATTTCTGGAGACTTTAATAAAGCGTCTGGAATTAGAAACTCTAATGCGTTTCTAGCAAAAGAATCCTGGATCATTGGTAACAAAAGATGGGACCGCCGTGGCGCGGTAGGAACACAAAATTATATTCATCTCAAATATGCACCGTCACTAGACCATATTTATCTTAATGAGCCTCATATTAGGGATATGCGGTGGGTAGCAGTAGATAATGTTCCTGGTGCTATTCCTGTCACTCAATATGAATGGAGTCCCAATACATTTATGATTTTTGGTGAAGAGGCGCGAGGGGTAAGTCCAATGGGGCTTGGCATGGCTGATGATATTGTAATGATTCCACAACTTGGTAGCGTCAGGAGTCTTAACGTTAGTGTCGCTAGCGGAATTATGATGTATGATTATGCGACCAAACTTGGAATGCTATAATATTATGGAATGCAGATTTTGTGAACAACCAGCGGCATGGGTTGGAGAAAGAAATGAAACCAAGACTCATGCTTGTGATACACATTTTCATGCATACTATATAAGTTTTTGGAGATGGGAGAAATACGATGGCTGAATCATATGTTCCAACAGATTCCATGGCATCTAATGCCCGTCGTGGCCTAGCCTTGCGCGACGAATTTAATCGTGGGGGAACCTCAGTAGGAATTGCACGCGCAAGAGACATTGCTAATAAAAAGAATCTAAGTGAGTCTACAGTATTAAGGATGCATTCATTCTTTAGCCGCCACGCCGTTGATAAAAAAGGCAAGGGGTGGAGTCAAGGTGAGGAGGGGTATCCATCTAATGGTCTTATCGCATGGCTTCTTTGGGGAGGAGACTCAGGAAGATCCTGGGCAGAATCGAAGAGGAATGCTATTATGAGGAGAAGAGAGTCATCCAATAAAATGTGGAAAGGCTCCGCTTTCGATATAACAGAATAGGCCCCGATGTGCCAGCAATGCCGAGTTACGCGGTTGATACCAGCATGAAGTTAGTCAAACGTGCAGAAAACCTTGGGATGGTGTAGTTACCCGCTGGCACATCGGTTATGGAGAATGGTGTAATGGCAGCACAAATGTCTTTGGAACATTTAGTTTAGGTTCGACCCCTGATTCTCCAGCGTTTTAAGTAGTGGTCTGTGGCGCAATGGCAGCGCAATCGGCTGTTAACCGATGGGTTGTAGGTTCGAATCCTACCAGGCCAGCATGGAAATGCATAGTGATAATGAATGCCAAAAATATTGGCGGGACAGATTTTCAGAACAGATAGAAGAATGTATTGAAGCCCCATACATGGAAGAATATTCTCAACAATCAGAATGGTTTAGACAGGGGCTGAAATATGCAATGATGATTATTCGGTGGGACCATGATGAGTGAGGCTGGTCACAAAAAGCCTTCTAAACTTGACCCCTTAGAGTTACCCTGATAAGATTAAAGTATCAACCCACAAGGAGGATATAATGAAAGCACTTGGAATACTTTTCTCTGGAATGTTTAAGACAGATGCCACAAGCAACTATAAACTTCAGAGTGAATGGGAAAGAGCAAGGCATGAGGCTGCACGATTTGGCCCGTCCCATGTAGCAGAAATTGATGCTATCTTTTCTCGCCAGTCATAATTATTGACACACCGCCCACGATTACTATATGCTTAGTATCGTGGGCAAGTCATTTATAGAAAAGGATTAATATGAAGAAGATTTTTGTTGCAGCCGCTATTTCTGCGGTGGCACTAGTTGGATGTACATCACAGACAGAGCCAGTACCAACCGTTACTATTACTGAGCAAGTGCCAGCGCCCCTTCCAGCACCAAGTGTTGATGATGGTGTCACAACAAGCACACAAAAGTTTGTGCAATTTGTTAAAGAAAACGGCGGGACGTATGGACAGATTGCCAATGAGTCAGACATTATTTCTCTTGGAAATACCATCTGCGCTGGACTTTCAGAAGGGCTGTCTGAAGATGAAATTACATATATTCTTGCAGAGGCATTAGTAAATAACAATATGGGTAACGATAATGGTGCTAAGTTTGGCGCAGCCCTAATTGTTGGTGCTAAAAACTATCTGTGTGGCCCAACGTTTTAATGTCATACTTTACATTTTATTGTTTGATTAAATCAGATAATAAATATACGATGAAACCTCATATTAATATCTACAATAATATGATTGAAATTGTTAAATGGGATAAAAATGTATACATATAGTGCAGAAGTTTCCAGGGTTGTGGATGGCGATACAGTCGATTTAATAATCGACCTGGGATTTCATATAAAAATTACTAAAAGGGTGAGACTTTCCCTTATTGATGCTCCAGAAAAATATACTGAGCCAGGTAAAAGATCGGCAGAATTTTTAACAAAAACTCTGCCAGCAGGATCTACTGTAACCATAAAAACACAATTAGATAAAGACGATAAATATGGTCGGGTTCTGGGAGAAATATTTATTGCCGATCAAATATCTAGTATAAACAAATTAATGATTGATAGTGGTCATGCAGATTACTATAATTAATTGACTTATATAAATTTCTACTGTAGAGTAGAATACTGTTGCCGCCCAAGGAGGTCAACATGACGACAAAAAACCAAATTGGTTTGGCAGTAGATTGGATTGCCGCCGCAGTTTTGGCAATTACTTTTATTGCTGCACCAAGCATGGCGTATGCTAAGTCTGCGCCCTTGGCGGAAAGTGCAGGTAATCCTGCCACCGCTGATACACTAGAAAGAACAGCGCAAAAAGAAAAGGTTTGGACGTTACCAGAAAAGTGTAATGACAAGCCATCAAAAATTCTTTTTAAGGCAGGATTTACAAAGCCTGGAATGCTTAGAGGAATGTGGGCTATTACCTACCGTGAGTCTAAGCATCAGAGCCTAGATGAAAGTTCACCTTGGTATTCAGGTGCCCTAGGGTGGGCCCAGATACAGACCAGCGCTTGGTCTGGAAAATCTTGGTGGTCCAGGTCTGCAATGTTAGATAGATATCAACAAGCCGTAATTGTAAAGAAACACTTCTTTGATCATGGCTTAATGCATAACTGGGGGTATGGATATTCTCATAAGAAGGACTCATGGTATGTTGATGCAGGAATGTATTATTCCCTCTGGGGATCTTCATTGACATATTCATGGGTGATTGCACCGTTCAATACTGGATGGTCACTATTCCCTAAGAAATGCACACCTGAAAAAATATAGTTTTATCACGGTATGGCGGGGGAAACACAATAAAATGTGCGGCAACTCCCCCGCCATACCATATTAAATAGATTAATGATGATATAATTTTTATATGGGAAACATAGAGTTTGGACCAGAAGTAATTGATTTATTGCTGTATGCTGGGGACACATCTAAGATATCATTCAAAATACTAAATCCAGATAATGCTGTGTATTCTACTACTGGAAGTTGGCAATTTAAAATTTATAATAAACAGAACTCATCTCTTGTAGATGTTACTCCTACAGGAATATCTATTTCACCGACAACTAACGAAACAGTAGTTAGCCCAGCACAAACAGCCAATGGAATTACAGAAGTAACCATTAGTAATTTACTAAGCACAGAATTACTTTCTACCGCGAGCGCCGTGTATGAATTTTCATTAGTTCATAATGGTAGGAATGATCGATTCACTTTTGCAAAAGGAGATATATCGGTAGAGTCGAAACTCTCTGATTAAAAAAATATGTATAGTGCAAGCGTAACAATTAATTTATCAAATAATGTGGCCTCGTTATCACCAAGAGAGTTACATTTTGGTTCTGTTACTTCTACTAATATAACAAGTTATTTAGGTAGTGCTACCATCAACCTACCTTCTACTATGCATAGTGGCGCTGCTGCAAAAACTTATATTACTATAGGCCAGTTGGATTCTGCCGAATCATCCAGAGCAAAACTTTCTTATAGTTATTCTGTTGCAGCCAACTGCCAAACTGCTACAATATATTTTAGAGATGTGACCTCAAGCATTACTAATGGATCATCCATCTCTCTTTCTTTTATAGTCGTTCAAGACAGATCTTAAGGAAATCAATGAGAATAGGTTTTTTGTCCACCGACTGGGGGGACCATATAGAAGGTCAGCCTGGTGGCTGTACTAACATACGCATGATGCTTCCCGCACATAATCTTAATCAAATCGGTCATGAAACTATGGTTGGTGAAATTGGGTGGAAGGATGGGGAAGGTTTTGTTGCAGTTAAGCCCTATGAAAGATTAAAGGCTGGAAGAATTGGTGTAATTAAAAATTATGACTGGTGCTTTGATAAGTTAGACGTAGTTATTCTCAAACTTTTTATGCACAAGGATGCGCCAAAGTATATTAGAGAAGCCAGAAAATTAGGGCAAACAGTAATTGTCGATACTGATGATCATTTTGAGCAACTTCCAGAAGATAACCTAGCCTTTATCACTACAGATCCAGAGAAGTTTCCAGATAATAATAGGGCGCATCTAATTGCTACCTACTCCGCCGCTGATGGAATTATTGCAAGCACCAAATTCTTAGAAAAAAGAATGCTTCAGTATAACGATAATGTTTATATTGTTCCTAATTCATTAGACCCAAGATCGTTTATGTACCGCATTGATTTATCTGGAAATAAACCTACTGTTGGCTGGGTAGGCATAATGATGTGGCGAGTAAATGACCTTGTTGAAGTCTCTGCTCCACTAAAAACTGTTATTGAGCAGAATGATTTAAGATTTCATCATTCTGGAATCATGTTAGATAGACCAAAGTGGGCGGCAGAAGCATTAAATATAGATCCAGATAAAATTACTGGCTATACTGGTGCTAGGCCAGAGTACTATGGCAATCTATTTATGCCTATGGATATTGGAATTGTTCCTCTACAACCTAGCCCATTTAATGAGGCTAAGAGTAATCTCAAGGGGCTTGAGTATGCCCTTTCGGGGGTGCCATTTGTAGCCTCCAACACACAGGAATATCGTGACCTGGCAGATGCTGGGGCAGGAAGAGTCGCTAAAAATAATAAAGAGTGGCTAAAGAATCTTAAACAATTGCTAGACCCAGAAGTCAGGGAATTTGAGCGGGAGAAAAATTATAAAACTGTAGCAGAGAAATATAATATATTTACAGTTAAATATAAATGGTCAGAGGCTATCGAACTCATTGACATAAAGGCTAAGGAATCCAAGAAAGAAAAAATTCCTTTGCTTAAGGTATAATAGATTTATAAAATGCTTGGGAGGCTGAACTATGCCGTATGATATTAGACAAAACTATCGTGGAAAATCTGGGTATTCCGTAATAAGTCCAGATGGAACCGTTCGTGGAACTCATGGAACCCGTCGTGAGGCTATAGAGCAACAGCGTGCCCTCTATGCCGCTGAAGCAAGATCTAAGAAAGATATTTCTAAGGCAGAGCATAATTTGTACGAACAATTGTCCGACGCAGAGAAACAATTCCACGACTCCCTAGTATCTATAGCATATAACTACGGCCCCCTAAATGCAGAAGAAACAGGCATTTGGATCGGCTATGAAACTGCTGCTCAAAATGAAGAAGCATCTATTGGTGTAATGTGTGGCAACTGTTCTTTACATTTTGAGAAAGAAGACGGTGGCTTGGGGTGTAAGATTCTTTCTTATGAAATACAAGAGATGGGCAAATGTCGTTTAGCAGCAATTCCCCCTGGATACGTTAATGTAAATAAGAGTATCTGGGGCGGTAGATTTGTTAATGTTAATGAAGGTAAATTGTAATGGACTTTTATTCATTAATAAAACCAGTAACCCTATCTGAAGATCCAGTAGAGGCAGAAGATGGTGCATTATATTATAATGATATAAATCTAACCTATAGAATGGTGGTTGATGGATCTTGGACAGATGTAGTAAACTATGATAACTTAAAAATACTTATAGCCCCAGAAACATTTGTAATAGGAAGTCCTTCAACAGCATCGTTAAACTTTACATTAAACCAAGGGTATTCAGAAAACATACTTTATATTTTTTCCGCATCATATTGCAACGTCATCATCCCAGATAACTCTTCTGATCCAAATATACACAATGGGTCTAGGATTACCATTGTTCGTGGAGGAGAAGGAGATGTTAATATCGTGGCAGGCTCTGAAAATATTGAAATTGAGACACCCTCTGATGTATACTTAACATCTAGGTGGGACGCAATAATTTTAAATAAAATTTTTACAAACACTTGGCTTATACAAGGCGAATTTAGAGACCTATACTAAGGAATAATAATGAAAATTCTTGTTTATGGGAACAATAAGTTCTCAGACTACGATACTTTTACCCGTGCAGTTGTCGTGGCTATTGACAACAATGTCTCTAGTGATGACAATAGAATTGATATTTATACTGCAGGACCGTACAAAATTAATCAGTTCGCTGCCGAATTTGTAAACAAAACTGAAGGATTTTTCCGGCAGAAGGGAATTAAGTCACGATTCTATCGTGTACTTAAAAATGATGTTGCAGAAAACTTTGACAACTACGACCTTAATAGTGTAGTATATCTATCAACGAAGAATGATAGGTCAGAGATTTTTGATGTTGTCATCTCTGAAGCAGAGAATAAAAATATTCCCGTAAGCATATACAAGGTATAGGAGATACCATGAGAATTATCAAAGGAGCAGGTCGCCGTATCTAAGCGCGACCAAGCATATCTTTCAGTTGCGTCCTACCTGGCATCCCAGTCAGACTGTCGCATGAAGCACGGATCTGTAATTGTAAAGGGTGGAAGAGTTATTTCCACAGGAATGAATAAGGATAGAAGTCATCCACGAATTGTATCTAGTGAGCATATCAAAGATCATTGCTCAGTACATGCAGAAGTGGATGCAATAAAGAAGGCTAAGGATGTAAGCGGGGCAACTATTTATGTTGCTAGAGTAAATAGGCGAGGAGAGGCTAGAGATAGCCGACCCTGCAAGAGATGTTATGAAGCAATAAGAAAAAATGGAATAAAGAAAATCGTCTATACAACAAGTGAGGAATAATGAGCCAGGTATTTATCGATTACAACGCTGCCCATGCTATTGTAGATTCTAATACTAATCTATTTTGGGATGGTTGGACTATTGTAGATTGGAAGCCTCTTAAGGATGGATTCTACAAGAAGAACGGTATGTTTCGGTATGGAAAGTGGGGGGTAACAAACAAGTATTACCCAGGCAGTAATGGATGGAAAGTTCCCTCTAAATATGTGGCTAAGTGAAGCGCTATGCGCTGGAACTGACACAGAACTCTATTTTGACAAATATGAATTAGATCAGGATATCGCAAGAGATATAGATAGACAATGCCTGTCGTGCCCAGTAATTAAAGAATGTTTTGATTATGGCGTGAAAACAGAATCTTTTGGTGTATGGGGTGGCGTTTTTCTAAATGATGGTAAACTAGACAATGTAAGAAATTCTCATAAAACCCAGGAAATCTGGGCTAGAGTTCTAGAACTAGTCTCTGAAGGAGAAGACATTGATCTATGATCCATTAGTTTATAAGATATTGAAAGAGCATAAGCCTCCGTATAATATAGTCGTGGACCTTGTTGAGATGCCAAAATTTATTGCGCTCAGGGTTTATGAAAATGAGGTAATGTCTTTATCTAAAGAAAAACAAATGACTGTTATGGAATATCTTTATAAACTAAAGGGATTGGTAGAGAAATTTGGATATGCTTGCGATTTTCAAGGAGTGCCAGGAGATCCGCCAAGGACGGTAAGATGAGTCTGGTATGGATAGAGTCTGAAAAATGTTGGGGCAAGGTCATTAAATACTATGCAAATTTCTGTCTTGTTAAGTACTATAAGGACGGGATAAACTATGAGGAGATCATTGAGAATGATGATCTCACCGATGTTAGAGAGATGGGGATAGACTATGAATCTGATTAAGTCTTTTCCTTTATCTTTTAAGAAAAAGCGTATTGAAGATATAAAGCAACCTCAAGAATACTACTGCTCTAATATAAATTGTGTCAATGAAGTAGCCCAATTTAATGAATTATCTCATCTTCTTACAGATATAGCATATAATGATTATGCAGGATTCTACTGCATGGATTGCATAATTAATGATAAGGTAGGAAGTTGAATATCAATCTAGAGTTTATCTCAGATCAACTAAAATCTAAAGAACGCAAGTCTCAACTAGGTCAGGATGTTCTTGTCGCCAGTATTTTTGGAGACAACGGATTCTTTGTTGAGTTTGGTGCCGCCGACGCAGAAAACATTTCTAATACATATCTTTTAGAAAAAGATCATGGATGGAAGGGCATTTTAGTAGAACCAAATCCTATCTTTCATGAGTCACTAAAGAGTAGAGAATGCATAGTAGATCATCGCTGTGTGTATACCAAAACTGGAGAACTTATTTCATTTACATCTGTTGATGAAATGTCTGAACTATCAACCATTACCGATTATACGGAATCAGATAGGTGGGCTAGTAATAGAAAACGGGGCACACAGTTTGAGGTAGAAACGGTGTCCCTTGATGATTTATTAGAATTTCACAATGCTCCTAGCACTATAGAATATGTATCTATAGATACAGAGGGGTCAGAATTTGATATCCTCTCAGCATTCTCATTCAATAAAGACATTAAACTATTCACAATAGAGCATAATTACACAGACAGCAGAGAAAAAATATATGATCTGATGGTATCTAAAGGGTATACTAGAATACTTGAAGAACTATCTGCATGGGACGACTGGTACTTTAAGGAATAAGATGACAAGATTTACAATAGTTGCGACTGACGCTGAGAATCATGTGCCAAGAGATAGAATGCGTGAAGGCATAGAGTCATTAAACAATCAGACTTTTAAAGACTTTGAACTATTAATTATTCATGACGGACCTAGAGAAGGCTCGTATGATAATGAGTTAGATGATGTACCAGAAAATACTGGATTTATAAACACAGAAAAGCATTATGGAATCTATGGCTTAGACCAGTTTTATGCTGGATATGGATGGGGCCATCACTCCAGAGATCTTGGAATCAAGCAGGCTGCTGGAGAATATATCCTACACTTTAATATAGATAATATATTATATCCAGAAGCGTTGCAGAAGATATCCGACAAAATAGATAAAACAAAGGCAGACGTTGTAGTTTTTGCGTGTAAGCATGAGAAGTTTGGCATAAATTACTTTTCTGGTATACCTCCCGTTATGGGTAAGATTGATCTTTTACAATGTGTTGTTAGTAAAAAAGCGTGGGAGTCTATTGGCGGCTGGCACAGGTATGATCATTCTGCTGACGGCTTTCTATTTGAAGAAATAATTTCAAAGTACGGATACGTCCACATACCAGAGGTTTTAGGAGAAAATAGATAATGCCGATGTATGAAGATATTAGGGTTGCGCTGGAATACCAGAAAGATAATGATTCATCAACACTTATTCCAGATGATGTACCTATTATTATCCCAACGTTCAATGCACCAACGTATCTTAAGTCTATGATTGATCAACTAGAGAGTCGTGGGTGGACGAATATTATCATATGCGATAATAATTCATCTTACCCGCCAATGATAGATTTATTAGAAAAACTATCACAAAAATATCATGTAGTTCGTTGGTCAGAAAACCATGGCCCAAGATACTACACAGAAAATAAAGATATCTGTTCACGGATGCCCAAGTATTTCATCGTGACAGATCCAGATTTATTATTCAACGAGCAAATGCCTCATAATGCAATTGATAAAATGAGAAGGATCGTTGATATGTACGGCGTGTCAAAGGTTGGCCTCGCAATAGACATTGACACACCAGAAGAAAGAGAAAGATTTTTTAATCCCAATCAAGTGGATCTATGGGAAAGAAGTTACTGGTCTAGAAAGGTTGATCAGTTACCAGAGGTAGACGATTTGTACGCCGCCCCGATTGATACGACATTTTCTCTCTATAATAGAGATAAATTCCTTGAAGAAATAGATCATGTCCCTGGTAGAATGACATGTAATACAAGTGCAATTAGAATTGCTGGGAGATTTACCTGTCGCCACATGGGTTGGTGGGAAAAGCAACCGATGACGGAAGAAGAGTATGATTTCTATAAGAATACTCATACTTGGTCGTCTACTGAAAATGAAAAGAAGAAGTTAGGATATTAATGAAAAACCTGTTAATAGTTCCAACAAGATCGCGACCACATAATGCAGCGGAATTCTATGATTCCTTTGTCCAGAATACTTCAGATCAAACCACCCTATGTTTTGCCATCGATTCTGATGATGCACAAAATTATTCAGAGCGGTATGACGATGTAATCTGGGAAGTAAATGATAGAAAAGGAATGAATGGAACGCTAAATTTGGTTGCCAATAAGTACTCCGATCAGTACGACTACATTACATTCATGGGCGATGATCATAGAATTAGAACTTCAGGCTGGGACAAAATCTTCATGCGTCATGCTAAGAAGAATACTGTTTCTTATGGAAATGATTTAATTCAGGGAGAGCGTCTTGCTACAGCCGCTATGCTGGACTCTAATATTATTAGAACTCTAGGCTACATGGCTCCGCCAAAGATGAAACATCTTTATTTAGATAATTTCTGGATGGAGTTAGGTCGTAGACTTAATACACTACAGTATTACTCAGACGTAACCATAGAACATATGCATTATTCTGTAGGTAAATCTAATGCAGATGAACTTTATAAAGAAGTTAACAGCGCTGCCATGAATGATAATGACAAAATTGCTTGGGAGCAGTATCTTATGTACAACATTGCAGATGAATTAAATAAGTTTAAGGTAGATATGTGAAGATACTAATTACTGGTGGTGAGGGGTTTGTTGGAAAATATTTCCAGATGCACTATAAAGATCATGATCTAACAATTATTGATATCAAAAGTGGTAATGACTGTAGAGATTTCTTTAAAGTAAACAGAGAGTATTATGATCTTGTAATTCATTTAGCCGCGATAGTAGGCGGCAGGAAAACTATTGAAGGCAATCCTCTTAGTGTTGCAACAGATCTAGCAATAGATAGTGATTTCTTCCAATGGGTGCTTCTTACTCGCCCAGGAAGAGTTGTATACTTCTCTAGTTCCGCTGCCTATCCAATTAAATTGCAGACTTCTGGGTCTAATATTAAACTAAAAGAATCAGATATAGATCTAACAAACGTATCTAACCCAGACCTTACTTATGGTTGGGCAAAATTAACGGGAGAATATCTTGCTCAGTTTGCTCAAGCAGAAGGGATTAAGGTTCATGTATTTAGACCTTTCTCTGGATACGGCACAGATCAAGATCTTTCCTACCCCTTTCCATCCTATATCAAGCGAGGTGTGGACAGAGCAGATCCATTTGATATCTGGGGAGATGGAACACAAGTTCGTGATTTCATTCATATCATAGATATCGTAAAGGCTGTAGATGCCGCTATCACTCAAGATTACTTACAGCCCCTAAATCTTGGCAACTCTGAGGCAGTTTCATTTAATGAATTTGCTGAACTAGTAGCAAAAATAGTCGGCTATGAGCCAACCTTTCGCCACTTACCAGCAGAACCAGTAGGAGTTATGTATAGAGTTTCAGATAACACAAATATGCTTAAGGTATATACTCCTCAGATCTCCCTTGAAGACGGAATTAAAAGAGCCATTAAAGGCTGGATATAAGTATTGACATATGGCTATGAATAATGTCATAATAATGAAAACGATTGGAAATTAATGACTACTGTACTTCTAACTGGTGCTAGCGGATTTGTTGGCAGCCATGTATTGCGTCACATTCTTGCCAACACAGACTGGAATGTAGTTTGTTTGGTATCTTTTCGACACCGTGGAATAACAGACAGAATTCGTCTGGCGGTGGCAGGATACGATGATGACTTTAAGAGGGTAAAGGTTCTTAAGCATGACCTTACTGCCCCTATCTCTCCTGTCCTATCTCATGAGATTGGCAAGATTGACTATGTTCTTAACGTTGCTAGCGACTCGCATGTTGATAGGTCTATTACAGAGCCAGTCCCTTTCATTGAGAATAATGTATCTCTAGTTTGTAATATGCTAGAGTGGGCAAGATTCTCAGACATTGAGAAGTTTTTGCATGTGTCTACTGATGAAGTCTATGGCCCTGCTCCTGTAGGCCATGCCCACCGTGAATGGATGGATCAGTACTTCCCAAGCAATCCATACTCTGCATCTAAGGCTGCCCAAGAGTCAATTGCCTATTCATATTGGAGGACATATGGTGTACCTCTAATTATCACCAACACCATGAACATCATTGGTGAGATGCAGGACCCAGAGAAGTTCATCCCTATGACCATTAAGAAGGTTTTGGCTGGAGATAAAATGGCTATCCATGCTTCTCCAACTGGACAGATTGGCAGTAGATATTATCTTCATGCTAGGAACCAGGCAGATGCCCTACTCCATGCCCTGAACCAGCCTACGCCAGTCTATGGAGAGTCTCAGGCCCCTCAAAAATTCCATGTTGTTGGCGAGAGAGAGATGGATAATTTAGAGATGGCTCAAATGGTTGCTAGTTTTGTTGGAAATGAATTAAACTATGAACTAGTAGATTTCCACTCATCTCGTCCAGGACATGACTTGCGTTATGCTTTGGACGGTGCTAAAATTGCTGGTACAGGGTGGAAGGCACCCCTATCACTTGAAGAATCTTTAGAGAGAACGGTAAAATGGACTCTGGATAATCCAGAGTGGCTACAATTATGAACACAACTTACGATTACGATGAAGAAGAAGATCTAGACGAAGAAATTGAACGTCTAATGAAACAAAAAAGGCAAGTAAATAATAAAAGATCTCGCTAATTGGAGGTATCTATGAAGTCCTATCTCCCCATGTTCGATTGGAATAATGGTGATGAAATCAACCCATGGGAATGGCTGTGGGATGATGAGGATAAATCTCCTAGTAATGTCCGCCGTATAATTTCTATACGAAAGAAGTGATCGATGCTTGATGCACGAGGTTTGCCTAGTCCAGAATGCCCTAATTGTGGAAGTTGGCTGCTAAAAGTATGTGTTACGTTTGATGAAGATTATAATATTTGTGGCTATCTAACTAGCGCAGAATGTGCCCAATGTGGTACTCTCGTTACTGCCCCAACACCGCTAGACCACCCAGACTATGAGGAGATGCTGTGAGAACGGCAGTCATATTTGATATGGATGGCACCCTAGCAGATGTGTCATCCATTCGTCATCATCTAACTAAATACGATAATACAAAACGTAGAGTCATCAAACACTTTAATAAGTTCCATGCTGAGTCTGTAAACGTTCCTGCACATGATCATGTGGTAAATGCTGCTCAGATGGCACATATGCTAGGACATGAGGTACTAGTTGTTACAGCCCGTAAGCATATGTGGCGGAATCATACTGCTTGGTGGCTGGCAATGCATGAGGTTCCTAGCGATATGCTAATGATGCGCGGGGACGAGGACAATCGCAAAGACTATGAGGTCAAGAAAGATATGCTTGACACGCTCCGTAACGCCTACGATATAATTCATGCGTGGGATGACAACCCCAGCATTATCAAACTATGGCAAGAAAATAATATTCCAACCACAGTAGTTCCAGGATGGGAGTAATAATGGACGGAATCGATGACTACTTTGAGATGAAGTTTCAGGATAAGTATAATGACTCGCAGTACTGAGTACGAGAAGAAGGCTATGCACTTTGCCGAAATTGGAATGTATGCAGCCGCACAGGTGTTTGCTACATTAGCCCTTGCAGCAGCAACTAGAGAAAGTAATTCATGATATGCAGGTATTTCTACCAGAATCAGACTTTGATTATACTGCCCAACAACTAGATACCAAACGTCTAGTCAAACAACTCCTTGAAGGCCGTCAGATTATGACTATCTTAGTTGGCGAGTCTAAGTCTAACGCTTGGCGCAATCATCCAGCAGTCAGAATGTTTGACAATCACTCTATTACTCTGTACTATTATCTAAATGCTATCCGTAGGGAGATGCAGCGGCGAGATTATAAGTGGGAAAAAAACTGGTATGAAATTCAAAGGATGGCCGATGGCAATGTATGGTCGGATACTAGCGCACCTTCATGGATGCTTGATAACAATACATTTCATCATGTCCTTACTACCCACCGAGGTCGGCTATATGAAAAAGCCCCAGACCTATACCCACAGTATCGCGCAGAATATGAAATCTACCAGGAGTATGTATGCTGTCCAGGAAAATGCACTTACTACTGGCCTACACACAAGGAGTTTAAGTGACTGAATATAAATATATCCCAAAGCCTGGAGATATTGTAAACTTTAAAAATCCCTCCCTTGAAACAAATCATAGGGGGACAGTTATCAAATTTGTTCCTGGAAGAGATAATAAAAGTACTTCCAGAGATTATCTAGTAAAATTTAATACGCCGCTTTGGAGCGGTGGGTCTAAAGAACTTTGGTGTTCGGCGGATGATCTTACATTAATTTGGAATTCATTACGAAAGGATATGGACATGAACCCTACTGTTACCTACACTACTTCATCAACTACTACAACAAACAAGTTTGATGATTATAATATTCAGATTCAGAAAAATAACAAGACGGCTGAGTCCAGCGTTTCTTTTAGTAATTATCCCTGGACGGCATACTATGTTACTGCAGAAGAATTCTTTGAGATTCTTCGTGTAGCGTTTGACGATACTTATGGCGGCGGCACAGATACCCCTTGGCACCCAGAAGATATGTACATTAATGTTCTTACCACGCTAGAAGTTGTTACCAATACTCTTTCTAACATGGCTAATATTAAGGCAGGCAAACCTTTAAAGGGACTAAAGGAAATCTAATGCCAGGTTTAACTCATGTGGCGGAGGCCTTGATGAAGTCATGGTTCCCCAAAAGATATAATGATTCAGACTGGATTAACTCAGACGATGGTAAGAACTGGGCTGAGATCGCCATGCTTGATGCAGGAATAGCAATCAACGCTTACAATGAATACTTAAATAAAAAATATGAGCGTTAGATGCTGGCAATGCTCCGAGGAATTAGACACTTCATCTGTTGAACGTGAGGTGTATAATAGATTAATCATAGATTTGCGTAGCCTTATGTGTCAAACTACACATAATGATTATTGCGATCTTTGGTGGCGGCATGAGTCATGTGACACCATACAAGGACTCATAGCAGAATTGAAGGAGAAGTTGTTATGAGCATCCATGAAGAGGCTGACATTTCTTTACAGGAGCCTATAGACAAGGTAGAATACATAGCAAGTGTATTGATGAATGCATATAAAACAAATGCTAAAACTTGGTATGATCTGGCAAGGGTTGCAATAGCGGCGGCAGAGAAATATGACCACTTATCTAGAAAGGTAAACTAATGAACAACGAGGATCTTCTAAGGGATCTAGAGATTGCAAGCAAAGACGTAAAGAAGCAGACGGGCGGCAAGGCTGGCGAGGGCTCTGAGAAGAAGTATGGGCAAGCCTACGCACAATGTGTAAAGGCTGGACTAAAGCCACCACTTCGCAGCAAGTATCGCGGAAAGTAAAAATCGAAAGCCGAAAGTAGAAACACCCGCACAATATGTTATTGGGGGTAATGATGAACAGGGAAGATATGTACAAGGTAATATATAACAGGGTAAATCATTCGATCTTTATGGGAGTGAAATACGCAGAAATTTATCCCGATTGGGATTGGGTCTGCGGACACCCCATGAAGCGAATCTATGCCCTGTCGTGGTGGGGACTGAATAGGAAAGTGGAGCGGTGGCTAGAAGCACATCGCCATGATATTGTAATGTAATGGAAGAACATAACTGCTTTGAGGATGGCCCTCCTTGGGATGGGGAAATATGCTATATTTGTCTTGGGAGGAAGAACAATGATGGACTATCTGAGAAATAGAGTAGAAGAGTTTCTTGATTATATTGCTGATGCTCTCATAGACTTTGACATAGAGTTCGATGACGAACCATTTGATGAAACTACTAAGAATGAAGTAGCATGAACGATTGGAAGCATCATGAATGATTTCGAACAAATCTGTGAAGACATGGATAATATCTTAGACTAAGGATTTTGCATGACTAGTACCTGTACTGCTACCAAACATGCTGAGTATTCCTGCATGATTAAATGGAGTGTAGACAAGAAGTTCGTATCCACCAAATGGTGCGATCCTTGCAAGACTAAATATGGGAAGGCATGAGCCAATAATTTTGGCGGCGGTAGTAGTGGGAGTCTTCCCCCTTACCTATATAATAACAACACTAGTAATAAGACATAGGAATAAACATATGGGCTATCCCGTATATTTACCTATAAAAAACATTCCCCTACATGCCTGATATAGCGTCAAAGGTGGTCCCCACAAGGTCCCACCTTGATCCACTTTCTACCAAAAGACATTGATGTTATGTAAAACGTACGCATTTATAGAATTGAATGTTATCTTACTGTTATATGGAGAGATATCCACAGGCGGGATCGTAATGGTGGATAACCTGTGGATAACTTCGTGTATATGAGAATATTTTAAGGTAAATATTCCAGTGATTTTTTAGGCGCGTTCGTAATGTCTAATTAGATAAATATAGGCGAATATGCCAAAAATTCCAGTGATTTTTTATGGTCGGATCGTAATACTTTTGACATAAAAGTTATCAAAAGTTGAAGATATATTATCAGAAATGATAGGTATTTACCCTATTGTTTACATAGTTATATAGGGGATATAAATGACACACCGCCGCCGCTAATCGCGGGGCGGTGGAGTGAATAATCCTAGCCATAATAGCCCTATGATAATACATAATAAAATTTCCATGTGCCATCCTATCATATGTGTGTGACATTAATAAAATTTAATGTCTTAAAAATTCCTGTGATTTTTCCGTGATCGTTCGTAATAGGTTCGTAAAGGTATTGTGGATAACTTGTGGATAGCCCGGCACGCCCGAATCGATTTGTCAAGTGCCCCGCCTTGGAATCGAACCAAGCGTGCCAATGGCGACGGTTTTACAGACCGCTCCCCCACCTTGGGGGCTGCGAGGCTAGGGGCAGTTTAACTTCATGCCCAGGAAGTATGTCTAATCTGCAAACACTATGCGTGTACCAGGGGGAGGAGGATTGCTTAGACCATCATAGTCTGGATTTCGTAGGTCATTCATCAACTTCTCTCCCATCCATCGTGCATCGTTTTCTTCTGTATCCTGATTGCGGAACACGGTGTAATAATAGAAGAACTCCTTTAGCATATTGTCGATCTGTGGCGTTGTATGCAACTTGACAAGCCATGCAAGATGTGAGGGATTGAGCCTACTATCTGCAAAGCCTGACAATATCTGTTTGGATACCTTATCCTCCATGTTTTACCTCCGTGTCGATGATACCGCAAGTCCAGGGCCAAAGTCAATACCTGGAACGTCTGGTGTCCTTGGAAGACCATTGGATCGCTCTACACGATACCGACCGTCCGCGAACCTATCATTAGCACCATACTCAGAAGCGGGGGCATCAGGATCTACTCCGTCGCGGGTAGCAAGGGCAGCCTTCATCTCCTTAGAGTACCGACCACGATCACCTACCTCAAATCCCAAACTTCTTAGATACTCTCTATCGTTCATTCCATGCCCCATTCTCTGTCATGATCTCTACTTGTACCTCTAGGTTATATTCAGCCTGAGTGTAGAATCTATAATCTACATTGACCATTCTAAGTAGGGCAGCATCATTCAGCATAGCCGCCTCGCTGTCATATGTCCTAAGATGCTCATGGGTGTTAGCGTGCAACTCCCATACTGTACCGCCTGGTCCACAGTCAATCTCTAGAAATCTAACCTTCATTACTCCACCGTCCAAAATGATAGTTGGCCTGCATATTCTTTCTGCTCACGCTCGTAGTCTGCGAGAGTGTCCATAGGCTCATCACAGTCCCACCACAGGGCATCCCACAGGCGCAGATCATCAAGTAGGCTACGTCCTGTCACTACCGCGCCATTCGGCAACTCATAGGTGCGATCAAACACAGACTCATCAGATACGTCATAGTCCCAATTCTCGGGAACGTCTGCCCAGCCTAGAATATATGGATCGGAGTCGCGCTGCAACTCATCGAAAATCTCCTGCACGCGCATCTGAATGTCAGCGGGAATGGGCGGGTAAAAGTTAGCAGTAAGGTGCATGGTGATATTAGTCATTAGCCCTCCATAGGTTCGACTTTGGCGTCTTTCCAATAATCCCACAGGTAGTCGGTAGAAATCAAGAGTCCGTCCAACTTATCTCCTAGGACTTCCTTGATAAACTCATGATCCTCGTCATCCTCAAACTCTCCCCATACTTCCAGGGGCAGGACAATACGATATTGTTTCACTTCCACTTCCAATCTACTGAGTAGGGGAATCCATAGTCCTCATCATAGTCCAAACGCTCGCCCATTACAAGCAAAGCGTCTGCTGCTTCTTCGCACTCTACCGTTACAATGAATGTGTGTTTCATCAGTTATCCCGCGTAGGGCTGGGTCCAGTCCCAGGCGTACTCCTGGAGAAACTCCTCTACCCTAGCGATAGCCTCGCTCTCATCCTCTGCGTCAATAATGAAACTAACATTCTGAACCTCTACCGAAACATCCATCACTTCTCCCTAAGCACTAGGCAATCATCAACAATATCTAGAGTATAGTCGTCAAACATGGCGGGGTCAAGCCAGTTGGCAATAAACTTACCAGCGAATTCTGGATTGAAGTAACATACAATGTTACTCATCACGCCTCCACAAAGTTGTAGTAGTAACGAGTATAGCCAAGCGGGTTGGAAGAATCCTCGGGACGGAGGATAGGATGATCTCCAAAATCCAATGTCCCCTTCACACCATCAGACATGCGCTTGACTACACACATGCCATAAGCAAATCCTAGAACCTCATACTGCTCTAGCATCTGATCTTTGGTAAGCATATTACTGGCTAGCATCATTCCTCCAGATACATAGTTGTGTGAATTAGCATAGATATACCTGCTAAAGTATATAACTATGGTGTTTAGTCATCAGCCTCATCATATGTCATAAGAAACAAACTCTGGTCTCTTACCACCCACATCAAAGGCTCGCGGGTGTTGATGTTGAGATAGTCTAGCGCATCCTCATACGTCCATTCAATAGCATCTAGAACCTCGTTCAGTTCGTCCTCTTCCATCATGTAACCAGGATCGCGCATGTTGGCGGCATCCTTGACAAACTGGTCCCAATCCAACTCAAATCCATAGTCATGAGCCATTTCGATAACTAGCAAAGAGAATTCGATGGAATCACGATGACTACCGTCAATGTAGCAACCAGTCTCAACATCATTCAGATTCATCAGCCACCACATTCTCAACGGTGGGGACAATAGAAATGTTAGCCATGATCTCATTGAACAACTCAGGGTTACGACCACTAGCAAGATCGTCAGCCAATGCTTCCGCTTCCTCGGTGGCCATATCATCCCAAGTCTCATAGTCATATTCAAAATCCATGAAGTGACCAGTTCCCTCGTAGATAAGTTCTACTGAGAATGTGATGGTTGCCATTAGTTCCTCCAAGCAGTAGGGATGCGTCCATTACGCATGTAGTGATCTAAGACAAAGAAGTCTATCGACACGGCAAGGGCAGCAATATCAGGTCGCTCACACTCACCATCTAGAATATCCTTCATGTTCTTGACGATAGATGCAAGAATATCATTCTCGTTGGGAAAGGTCGGAGAGGCCATATCTTCTTCTGTTATGCCGTAGATGTTCATAATGCTCCTTCTGTCGAATACATAAAGCGTAGCATGTGGGTCTGACATATTCCAGCGAAAATTCCTGTGACTTTCGTAAGAAGATCGTAAAAGAGTCTTAGAATATTCTTGGACGGCCCGGCCCCAAATTCTTAGATTTGTCAAGCGCACCTGATGGGATTCGAACCCACGATCTCCACCGTGACAGGGTGGCGAGATAACCGCTACTCTACAAGTGCCAAGCACCACCCCAAAGAATCGAACTCTGCACGACAAGGGTTGGAATCTCGTCTGCGCCCAGCGCGGGTGGCGTGCAGGCAGTTTTACATCATGCCCAGGATGTTTGATTACGCGAAAGCGATCTCCTTGACAGCCTTCAGGATGCGACCCTTCTCCGCATTGGTGACAGGATCGAAACCACTAGCAGCAGCGAGAACATTCTCAGCACCCCGCTCGCCACGACCCTTGCGGAACCAGTCAAGGCGCTCCGTCATTGCATTGAACGCACCCCACGCGGTGGTAGCGATCATGTTGTTGGTGTCAGAGGTCCAAATCTCCTCAATGAGATCGACCTTGTTCTCCCACTTCTTGACAGCACCCTTGGCATCAGCCTCAGGGCGAGGGTAGACAGCCTGCACGATGGCATCGAACTTGGCCTTGGTGATATCCTTGGCGATGAGAGCCTTGGCCTCCTTGTCGAACTCATCCAGGTAGGTGTTTGCGAGAGCAAGAGCCTCGCGTGCAGCCATAACCTTGCCACCGACAGTCTGCGTGTGACGAATCTTGAAGGACTGCTTCACACCCTGAAGAGCCATGTTCAGAGTGTTCTGGCACACAACGCGGACGGGAGTGATGGAAGCCTGCACAGCGGTAGAACCGTCATGCGAGGTGTGGACGAGAAGGTAGGACTTCACAACATCCGAAACGCCGTTGGGATCAAGGACAGTCTCACGCTCAAGCGCAAGCGAGCCGAACACAACGCGACCCTGGCGAATAGAGCCAGCGGTCTCCCAGCGACCACCGTCAAGCAGCGCATCACCAAAGTCGAAAAGATCCTCGTTCTGAAGAACGTGGTAACGCTCGCCAACGGTAGCGAGAACGTCAGTTCCCTGGTCAAAGGGGTTATCACGCAGTACCATGTAGGAAGGCGTGATCACATTGTAGTCGGAAGGGTAAGGAACGGCCTCAAGGCGAACGTCCCAGTTAGAAAGGTAAGCCGCATCCAGCATCTCGCGGGTGGACTTCTCCTCAAAGAACACGGTACCAAGACCATGCCAAGCGGGTTCGCGGAAGGAAGCAAAAGCCTGCTCTCCGTTAGCGCCAACCTCTACTGCGTGTGCCATATGTATCTCCTTAGTTGATTGAACTTATAGAAGAACTATACACCCTAGGTCTGACAGTCTCAAGAATATCTAGCAGATTATTTAGATAAATTTCTGGTAACAAATTCCCGTGATCGTAAAAGAGAGATCGTAAATGCTTGACAGATTAAATTTTTCGGGCCGGGCCGATAAAACAAGGCAGGGGGAAGGAGACCGTCAACTTCCCCCCGCCCGACTAGGCCCCTGGAGAGGGAAGCGGAATGGTGGGGTTGGTGGCGGATTCCGCACATTCTCTCCAGGGGTTGTACTCCCAACGGGATTCGAACCCGTGCTACCGCCTTGAAAGGGCGGCGTCCTTGGCCTCTAGACGATGGGAGCCGTGAGCAGTTTATTATGCAAGACATGCTCAGGTCTGCAGGGCGGAGGCGTAGTTAGGATACCACCGCTGCCTAACTCTCTGTCCAGTCAATCTCCATATGATCCTCTGAGAAGTCTGCCTCTACATCTCCGTAGTAGGATGCCTCAAGACTAGCATTCAGAGAATCCTCAAGGCTATCCATATCGAAATTGAGAGGAGCAGTAACAACACCAGAGAATGTGACGGTGATTGTCACATCATAGTCCCTGGTGATAGTAAGAGAGAAGATATCAACAAGTTCCTGCGTCACATTCTCATCAATGTAGTCAAAGTTCTCCTTGAGATATGACTCAAGACCGTCAATCTGGGCCTGACGATAGTTCGTCTGGCCCCTCCAGTAGTCACGGTCACTCTGTATAGCCTCTACCTCTGAAGTCAGACGGTTGATCTCTGTATTCAGTTCGATGACCCGCAACTCCAACTCCTGCATAGTTGGCGGGTAAGGATGAATGTCAGTCATGCTAGGGTCAATCATGTTACACCTCCACCAAGGTCTTAGCGTACTTACGGATGAACTCGTTCAGCGAGAACGTGACAATCATATCAGTCAGCACGCCTGACTTCCAATCATAGTCATAGAGAGTTACCTCGCGGAGTGCAAAGTCATAGACAGGAACCTTATGCTCGTTGTCTGCAAGGTAGTTCACAGTAACACCCCAGCCAAGATCGCCAGACCAAGACTCGCCAACCAACTGCGAGATGATGATGCGATTTGCATAAGCCTGGTCGTCAATACGACCAACATTCTGAACATGGTCAAGAGCATTAGCAAACTTAGCAAGCATCCCTGCTCCTGCCCAATGTCCGTAGATGAAGATGATGTTGCCGTCATTCTGACGGATTCCAAAGTTAGCGCGGTCTCCCATAACAGTCTCTTTCTCTAGTAGGTAGTAGAACTCTATCATGTGGGTCTGACAGTAGTCAAGACTTTTAGAAGGTTGGTGGGGGAGCGAGTCGATGCTATCTTAGGAAGGAATCCCACCTTCCGTTCGCCAAACAAGGTGTGATAGCGGGTCACATGCCCCCACCTAGTGCCCAAGGTGGGACTTGAACCCACACTCCAATGGAACACGATTTTGAGTCGTGCGTGTCTGCCAATTCCACCACTCGGGCTTATCCATGGTATATGGGGAGTGTCAGCGCAGATCCTCTACATAACCTATCCCATAATTTACTAGGATCTCAACCATGAATGTTGGACAGTTTTAGCGAACATGTCCAGGTTCGCCCAACTGGTCAGCGACCAGCAGGGACGCCCTTGCGGAGTGTCTCAAGTGCGGGGGTTGAATCAACGAACTTGCCATCAACACGGGTAACAATACGAGTCTGAACCCCGTAGCGAGTGTTCCAAGTCTCAAGATATGAGAACTTGTTTGCCTTCTTCTTAGCCATTTGTTTCTCCTTATTCTAGAATGAGTAGGTCGATCATGTCATCTTCGGGGAGGTGGTAGATATCTTCCTCTCCGTCAAGGTCTTTATAGTGAATATCATACCCTCCTTCCACCGAATCTACAAAGGAAACGACTATCTCATTTCCGTCGGCGGTGCGGAGAATATCATTAGGCTCTATAGAGAACCCATATAACTTATCAGCAACTAGGTATTCACCCATCTATTTCCTCCCCTCTTCAGTTATGACTCTAAAGTACACGATATTGCCGTGATGGTCAAGGGGACATTCTTAAAAATTACTGTGAAATATTCCTGTGATTTCTTAATCGTAATCGTAAATATATGGACATATGTGTACAAAGCGGCCCGGCCCCGCCGAAGCGGGGCTGTCAAGCCTATTTGTCCATGAGTCCGATTATTACTCCTAGGGCGAGGAAGAATCCGATAGCGACGAGAAAAATCTCCATATCACACTCCCACAAAATCGCGCAGCATCTCCCGAAAATTATCTAGCGTTATGTCGTTCACTTCCAACTCCAATCTAGGTCAAACTCTAGGATAGTGATGGGATACGTTCCGATGTATCCGCTAAGATACGACAGGGCTTCCTCTGCGTTGTCGAACATTCTAGTCAGTTGCGACTCCCCACTACCTGAGTCAGTAACTAGACGAACATATGGCTTAGGCTTATTCATGCTGCACCCCCTCGCACGATGATCCAGATGAGAGCCTGCGCGGTGCGCGGCGTGATGCCAAACTGCTGCGCGACTCCCACGACAGCCTCAGACAGTAGCGCATATTGAGACTTGTTAGGTGAGTCGGTTTCCATGCCTGCCGCACGCATCATCCAAACGTCAATGACAACTGCGTTAGTGTCGCCTGCGATAGCGCGAGCGAATGCGTTAGTCTTTGCACCCTTGAGAGCGTCAAAGCCTGCCGCGACTGCGGCGTCTGCCATGCGAAGGTTATTGCCAAGGCCAGCGGGACGCGAGCCAAGCGAGTACGCGATAGCCTTAGCGACGTTAGTGGACCAGCGCTCACGCGGGGAGAATGCTGCAACGATAGACGCGCCAACCTCAAGTGAGGTGCCAAGGTTGCGAGCAACCTCAGAGGCAACGGCAGCGGCGTCATGGTACCAGACGCTAGCAGCCTCAGTCTGCGAGAGGGTAGCGGTCATGATAAGGCTCTCAAAGCGAGCGGCGTAGGTAGCGTATGCGAGTGTGCCCTCAGGGGCGGTAACTGTAATCATGGAATGATCCTAGCACTAGGGTCTGACAATGAAAGGGGGAATATGGGGATCAGTCGGTAACGAAACGGTTACGATGCTTGGCCTTGCGCGAATACTTAGCCTTATTCTTATGAGGCTGCGCGGCATTAGAGCGACGACGCTCAACAACGATACGATTATGCTCCGCACTACGGCGGGGGCTCACACGATTACTCATAGAGTGATCCTACCATGACCGTGACCCCCGTGTCAAATCGTAAGAGGTCGTAAACCTATGAGTATTCTTGGAAAACGGGCCGGGGCCGCTTTCGCGGGGTGGTATTAGATAAAATCCACCAAATCCCCATCCATGATCTCTGATGGATCGATTCCCAAATCTTCTGCGATAGCCTCCCACAGTTCATCCTCTGTGAAATCGCCATCGGCGGGAAGGTAATCAAGGTAACTCATATCAGTACTCCTGTTCATCTACTTGGTCAATGATCTCATTATAGAGACCCTTCACGATCCAACCCTGATCCATCAATTCTCGCAGGCATGTTAGGACTGCATCCCAGTCACCGCGTGTCATCTCTACCTTTACCATCATGCCACCGCCAATGCAATGCGCTTACGCTCTTCACCTGTCATGCCACCATAGACATGGGGCTCATAGTCCTCGTTAGCAAGTGCAAACGCTAGGCACTCTTGGATGACGGGGCATGATGCACATACCGCCTTAGCAATGTTTACGCGGGAGGTCACTCCCGAAAGGAACACGCTAGAATCCATTCCAGCGCACGCTGCCTTATCCTGCCACATTCTGATCCTTCTTCCACTCGTTAGTTTCCCGCCGCTTGATGTAGCGACGTTCCTGCTTCTTGGTCATGCTACGGCAGCAGCCAAAGTAGCAATTAGTCTTGTGCTTTCCTGCCTGCTTCCTGCTTCTCAACATGGAAAGATCCTATCATGAGGGTCCGACAACGAATCTCCGACTCGCGCAATATCTGATCGAATTCATCGTGAGTGATGGGGTGGTAACTCATAGGAAGTCACTCCCATCTAGAATCTCGTAGTCACCGAAATCCCCCTCGCCTTCAGCAACGAGATCGACAATCCAGTTGAGCGCAGCATCACGCTCAAAGAATGAACACATGTACTGCCCAAGGTAGTACACCTTGTAGATATTCTGCATTAGAAAGGCACCTCCTCATAGCGCACCCCATCAACAATCAGAGTGCCGTCGTCCAGATACATGCACCGCGCATAGTCGAAGGCGTTGTCCTCCAACATGTAGTAAACGTCAAGCCATGCCTTCTCAAACTCAACCGTTGTCATCATGCACCTACCTTATCATGGGGGTCTGACACCCAAGGGTTGGGGTCAAGGTCTAGGGTGGCCTCCAAACGGAGGAAGTTCTCGTATAGTTCTTCTAGGTTCATGACTTCACCTTACCATAGGGGTCTGACAGTCAGGCATTCCCGTGACCGTTTTCGTGTGTGTCTTAAGTCACATCGTAAGACTTGACAATGTGAGAATTTTCGGGCCGGGGCTGACTTCAGAAGAAGTCAGGCTCATCCCATTGGGCCATGATGACCTCTGCCTCCGCCTCCCACGGATCAAACTCAGGAACCTCGTACTGCGACTCAAACCACAGATCGCACATGATATCCTCGCCCATTTTCGTGTCCTTTCGTAGGTGTGTCGTAAGACTAGCATAGGGGTCTGACAGTCTGGGCCGGGGCCTTTCAGTAGTAGTCATAGTAGTCGTCATCAAGACGGCGACGGGCCTGCTCATAGTAGAAGTCCATATCGGGGACATAGTTGCAGCCAAGGCCATCGGTGTGGCCACAGCACGGGTAGTCTTCACAGCGAGCCATTTCGATCCTTTCGTAGAACGTATCGTAAGCCTATCACGGGGGTCTGACAGCGAGCCGGGCCTACTCCGCCACAGGCGGGTAGGTTTCATCACACTCCTCGCAGTAGAGGCCATACCATACGCCATCCTCATGGATGGAGTAGACTGCGTGCCAGTCGCACGCGACGGGAATAATGACAGAACCCATGCTGCCTCCTTTCGACAGGTCGAACCTATCAAAATTCCCGTGACTTGTCAAGTCGTAACGTAATTATTTATATAACATTTTTACAACGCGGCCCGGCCCGTCTTTCAGGATTTGTCAAGTCTTTTTCGAATAGAATCTGCGAGACCTTGCAGCGTTTGCTCTATGTGTTCCAGCACCTGAAAGTCTGCTGGATTATCTGCACATGCCCACATACGATCTGCGCGTGTGAGCAATTCCTGAATGTCATTCCATTGCATGGTCATATTGATATCGAATGGACGGCGGTCAATGACTTTTACGTTAGGCATTAGAACTCCAACCCCATCGAAGCCAGACCTGTAATCAGTTCCGCCTGAATCACAGGATCATCCTTATCCTCTGGCCTAAGCCAAAGAGTTTCCGCGTCACCGCGTGACTTGATCGTCGCGCCATTGGCGACAAACGTGACGGTAAACCAATCATCATCCTCTGGCTCTACTGAAAGCCAAGCGAGTTGCATGACAGGTCCCTCATTGAGAACGTACTCAAAGAGCGGGGGGCACTCACGAAGGGGAGTGCTAACGATGCGTGCTACTGAATCAATCATGCTGACACCTTATCATCTAGGTCTGACAAGCAATCGCAATCATAGGCGACCTTGAGGTAGTCCTCAAAGGCTTCCACGGTCATGATGCCCTTATAGTCATGACACGTTCCGCACACGCGGGTATCGAAGCCGATCTCGTTGTCGCAGAAGCAACAGACGAGGTGGGAATGGAGAGTGTTGTTCATTTCGTTCCTTTCTATCTAGGTACAACCTATCATGGGGGACTGACATTTACCTAATCCAAAACCTATACAAATCGGACAACTTTCATAACAGGTTGGTAACGGTGATATGTCCAATATGTCTGTCAAATCGACATGCCGTGATTCGTGATCATCGTAACGTAATCGTAACCTAGGTGATATGTCCAAATTGCGGACCCGGCCCGCACTTGGCAATTTGTCAAGTGCGAAAAAACCCTTTATTTTCAAGGGTTTTTTAGACCTATGGCTACTCCAAGTAGAAGGAATGCAGACACGATTCCCATGATGATGATCACTCCTCCCCCGTTCCGAAGTTCTCCATGAACATTGCGAAGTCGATGAGGGAAACGTAGGGGTACACTTCATGCGAGTAGTAGTCTGCCAACTCTGGCAGAGGCTCAGTAACCCACTCGCCATTCTTGAAGAATGCAAGTTCGACGGTATGCGGAAAACGTGCGTATGCTCCATCACCTAGAGCGATAGACACCTCATCTGCCATGGGATGCGCGAGGGCAGCCTTAGCATTGATGAGGTTGCTAGTTCCGTAGGACTCTACACGGGTAATCATTAGAATGCTCCCTCTATTCCACCAGCGATTGCCATGGCGATAAGGATACCGCCGATGATGACGAATGATAGCGCGTGCTGCGCGAATGTTCTCATGCTTCCACCTTAGCACTAGGGTCTGACAGTCTACGCTCTGCAGCCTTAGCCTGCAGCCACGCCTTCCAATCTTCACGCTGCTGTGCTGCAGCGGCGTAGTCAATGCGTGCGAAGCCGATCATGCTCCCACCACCCTATGGATGACCTTGCGCTTGGACTGTATGGCCCACTCGCCCACGCGAGTACGCTGTGCATAGCGAGCGTATGCCATAGCCTCCTCGCGGGTAGTCCAACGGGTGTATGCAATCGGAGCGTATCCGAAGCCGTCGATCCGCACGGCGCGGTATCCATTAGTAGCCATGTGCTACCCCTTTCTTTCTACCCCCTACCCTAGCAGGGGGGTCTGACAGTCTGGCCTAGGGCTCACCCGCCCGAAGCGGTTTATTTGCCTAGGAATATTTAGTTGTTAGGCGAACGCCTTAGCGTTATGGCAATTAGCGCACATGATCTCGTCATTGACGATAGCCATAGAATCGTAGTGCTTCTCACCACAATCATTGCAACGCGCATTCTTGACGATAGTGCGAACGGTAGCCTTAGTGAACCTCATCCCTGTCACCTCCTCTCGCTTGCTCATGGAACTATTCAATCATAGGGGTCTGACATTCACCCTACCCTAGGGGGTATACAAACTAGGGTAAAACGGACATGGTTAAAAACAATTTAAAAAAAGTTTTAGTGATCGTTATGTCCGAATTGTATGTCAAGCGACACGCCGTGAGTTTTTTAGATCGTAACGTAAATGTTATCATCCGATATGTCCGATTCGCGGCCCGGCACGCCTTCTGGAGGAAAGTCAAGTCTAGAATCCGCATTATGCTAGCAGAATCTTGCGCCTAGAGAATCGCATTATGCTGTAACCTAATCGTTACCAAAGAATATCGCATTATGCCCCAGAATGTCGGACGGTCATGGTAGGTTCTACCTATGAGCATTAAGGAGGTGAACATGACCCAGGTACTTGACATGATCGGCATTCGCAAGGATGACGAGATCTTGACTCTCGCAGGCACTTGCGAGTGTGACCGTTTCGTCTGCACGATGGACGACACGCTGGAGTGGGCGACCAATATCGCCGTCTTCTGTGACTACTGCGTCTAGTATGGGCGCACTAGTGACTCTGAAAGGAGTCACTTAAATTCGTGCATTATACATAATAAAATTTTATTAACATTTTCATGAAATTAAAAGGTAACAATTTGATAACGACGAACGGTATGGTAGAAGTTCGGCAAATGGTCTAATAGGAACGATCATTCCTATACTGCACTAGAATGCATTAAAAATAAGAATATACTGCACTATAATGCAGTAATAGGCAAGATCGTGCCTATATGCCTAGGAAATGTAAAATGCTAGTAGGCTCATCATAAACGGGGGTCCTATGCTGATTATAAGAAGCGCGGGTATCACGGGAATGTCGTGCATGACATAATTTGCAAATAACACGACATTTGTCAATTTCATATTGAATGGTAGGCCATGCATAGTCGGAACGGATTAAATCGGACACATTGGCTTTCTTTAAATTAGCATCAATATGATCAAAGTCTAAATCTACAGGTTCAAATAAAAAATCGGACGGAAGTGGACAACTGCCACTCTCACATCCTCTTGATACCTTTATTCGTCCAGAGCGACGCCATTTGGCTGCTCTTTGAATATTACGTTTTTCATTCCTTGTCATTCTCATCTTCTAACATTAAAGACGGCGGGGGAGCCATTAGTTGACCTTGCGAATGCAAATTGATCAATTGCAAGGCATCCTCTCCCTTGCCTACTGCATCTGCTATCAATACTAGCATATCGTATATACGTCCAAGCATAATATACGTTACTGCTCCGAAATTATCATTGATATCGTTCATTTGATCACGACCCTGCTCGTCAGACACGATGTTTTTCCCAACTAGCATACGTTGATGGAAACTTCTCCTTCACCGCTGCCGCGATAGCGGTAGCGTATTGTTGCATTTCCCATTGTGCGTGACTATCAAGGCGTAAAGATACAAAATGGAGGAGTGCATTGAGAGAAGCCGTCCATCTCCATCTTACATACATAGCATAAGCAGGAAGAAATAGTCTTGCTTGTTCTACCGCCACTCCATCCTTCATAGCAGAATCATATGCATGGATTCCTGTCTCTGCAAAATAACCTAAAAGTTTATTGTACTTAGCCGAAATAAGTGGGTCTACCTCTCCGCTGCTGCCTTGTTTTTTATTCTCCGCTGTGGCCCTCCAGGAGCCAGGAATGTAGAACTCTGGTTCTTCGGTAACGTAACGACGAGAGGATTCGTTCCAGCCGTTTTGGTCATCCACACTTGTCGCAGATACATGGTGCTTCCACCATTGCCGTGCGACGAAAAGTGGGGCATAAACTTCAAAGGTCATAGCACAATGTCTCAAAACAGAATCATGCTTATTCTTAATCAAATAGTCAATAAGATTAAAGTCAAGGCGAGAGAGTGAAGAAACAGATTTATCAAAAGAGACTCTTGCAGAATTTACAACATCTACATCAGTACCAAGAGTATTAATTAATCTAACATAACCTTTATCTAGAACATCGATATTCAAAGAAGATCCAATCGTCAGGGACAGTATAGTGCATTCTCATTTCGGCTTTCGATTTCGACTTTGTGCATAGAGCGGAAGTAATAGGATTCGAACCTATGGATCAGTATTACCCGATCACGGTTTAGCAAACCGTTGCAATAACCACTCTGCCATACTTCCTAAGTGTGCCTGGAGGGATTCGAACCCCCAACCTAATGGGTAGAAACCATTTGCGCTATCCGTTGCGCCACAGGCACTTGAGTACGGCGGGTGGGACTTGAACCCACGATCTTCACCTTATAAGAGTGACGCCTTAACCAACTTGGCCACCGCCGCGAGACTATTTAATTATGCAGAAGATTCAGACTTTGCATTTATTCGATGCCTTTCGTCAATGACTTCATAGGCATCCTTAATTAGTGCGGCTTCAAATTTATCAAAGTGGTGGGAACAAAACAACAATTCTCCCGAAAGAAATTTTACCAATACCCATGCTTGTGCAGGACAGTTACCTGTGTCACAGCGATCTTGCCTTGTTAAGACATTTTGGTCCACTGTTGCAGATGCTGATTCTTGTGTCATGGTATTCATTTTTCTCCTTAGGAGTTGTAGTTATATTGTAGTATTGTTTTTGTTCCGGTTCTGATTCGTGCTGTGTGTTTTTAATAATATAGAAGAAAGTATACTTATATTTAAATGTTAGAAATTTAACATATTCAATATCTTTAACATCTTTATATATGAAAGGATTGTAGCAGAATGAGTAAAGAGGAAGCATTACAAGTTACCAAAACGTTATTAACTATTTTCATTTCTTCAGCCTTAGCCGCATTTATCGGTCTTGGAGTGAACGTCTTTGATGTTACCCTAGAAGGCTGGAAGGGTATTGCTGGTGCTGCTATTGCTGCCGTTGCCGTTGCTGCTTTCAATTACCTTAATCCAAGAGATACACGCTATGGAATAGGAGCAAAGAAGGATGCCTGAAGTTAACGGTGATCTTGATCTAGCCGATATTGATACAAACCAGCCAGTTCCTGCTGGATGGGCTCCAGAACAAGATGAACTCCCCTTCCCAGCGTCTGATAAGAATGAGGACCCCAATGGTTAATCCTACTCCCACCCAAATTCGTCAAGCCCTCATCGATCACGGTGTTGATGCTCAATTCTATAAAGATTGGGATAAGAAAGGGCAATCATGGAGTAATGGCTTGCAAGCCTGTGTAGTCCATCACACTTCAACTCAATCTGCTGTAAACGGAAACGGTGCGCCATCACTTTACTGGGCTGTAAATGCTTTTGCCCCCATGATGGTTGCGAACCAACTAGTCGGAAAAGATAGAGGTAGTAACTGGTATCTTAGCGCTGGAGGGACATACCACAGCGGCGACGGTGGACCTTGGAGCGCAGTAGGTGTAGGTACAGGAAATGTTCTACATTGGCGTGCATGGGGCATTGAAATAGATGACCCAGGTCAATCAAATACTATTAACGCTTATCAGGTAGAGCAAGTCGGTAGAACTCTTGCTGCTCTTTGGGATCTTTGTGAGTGGCCTGAAGATGGATCTCGTATTATCACACACGGAGACTGGACTGACTCAGGTCCATACCTTGGTGAAAAGAACTATGGCCCATATCGTTATCGCAAGAATGATACTTTGCGCCAATGGTATGACCAGGAATTCTGGCGTAACGAGGCAAGAAAGTATAGACTAAAGGCTTCCACTTGGGACGGCACTATTCCTTCCCGCTCTATTGCAACAAAGGCTGCTACAGAAAAACTAAAGAATAAGGCTTCATGGCGAGTAGCCTGCCGCCTATATGATCTTGGATTCCGTAAGCAAAAGCCGCTCGCTGTAGGAAAGCAATCATTCCCAACAGCCGCTCTTAAGTTATACCAAGAGTCAATCGGAATCAAAGAAGATCGTCGTGACGGTCTTCCTAACAAGACCACCTGGATTAAGTTATTTGGAAAGGATAAACCATAATTTAATAGTAGGTGACAACTGAATATGACAAACTGGCTAATAACAGAAAACATAATAGCAATTGCTGCACTTATCACCGCCGCAACTATAATCATTGTTGCTACAGTTAAAAGTAGTAAGTTTATAAAAAGAATAGTCCACTTCTTTGATGATTATTTTGGTGAAGAAGAGAGACCAGGATTCCCTGCTAGGCCAGGATTTTCAGAACGTCTAGGTAGAATAGAATCTTGTCTAGAAAAAGTAGACTCTAAGTTTAAAACAGTAGAGTTTAATTTAGATAATATAGATAAAGAACTTAAGCCAAACTCTGGAACTTCTCTCAGAGATGCAATTAACAGGATTGAAAAAAGGGTAGAAAAACTTGAATCTAGGAGTAACTAATGCCTGATATTGATAACATTTCTATAACGTACTCCGATGCAGTAGACAATATTAATATTGACTACCAATCAACGGTAGATACCATTCAACTTAATTTAAGTTCTGCGATAGTGACTGGCGCAGCCGTAACGTCAGTAAACGCATTGACGGATGCTGTTACTCTTACCGCCTCTGGAACATTAACTCTTACTACCTCATCAAATAATTACTTCAATCATTTCTTTTATCATAACTTAAATTATCAAAATGTAATTGTTAATGTTTTTGATCAACAGAATAGCCTTGTCATCGCAGATGTTGTAAACGAAAGTACAAACTATGTTAATATTAAGGCTCTAATAAATCTTACTGGATATAAGGTGGTAGCACAAAGATGACAATGCCTGCATACAATTCTTTTCAGTTATATAAGGGTGACACTTTACAGTTTAGTTTAACTCTTAATGCCTCAGGTAGCGCTTACGCAATACCTTCAGAATCTATTTTTACAGGAGCCATAAAAGAAAAAGGTGCGGCTATAACAACAGCCGACTTTAGTGCTAGCATTACATCTGCCTCTGCGGGAAGAGTTCTTTTTACACTACCGTCATCTGAATCTTCACTACTTGATGCAAAGAAAAACTGGGTTTATGATGTTCAGTTTCAAACGGTAACTGGTGTAGTAACTACTTTAATGGCAGGTAATATTTTCGTTACTGACCAAGTAACGACCTAATATAATCTTCTCTTTCAGATCCTAGATAAACTTTAGAATTACAATAAATACACCATAAACATACTTTATCTTCTTCATCAGTCCATGGAAAAATTTCATTGTGTAAAACATCTATTGGGCAAACTAAAGATGGTACAAGACCCATTTCAGATAATTTTTTATACGCATGAAGTTCTTTAATTGTGATCATTCCGATATGATATCACATCAAAAAATCTTATACTTTAAACTCCATAAGTAGTAGAATTGTAAAGGTCGCCATACTATGTATGGTGGCTATATTTTATATTTTAATAGGAGTAAAAATGACAGTTTCACTACCAACCGCCTACCAGCAAGTTATCCATAAGACACGTTATGCAAGATGGATAGAAGAAGAAAACCGTAGAGAGGATTGGCACGAAACTGTTAGCAGATTTGTAGAATATGTATGCGAGTCACTAGATAAACACAACAACTACAAGGTTAGCAAAGAACTTAAAGATAGAATACAAAACTTTATTCTAGAGACTAAGGTTATGCCATCTATGCGCGGCCTAATGACTGCAGGCCCAGCGCTAGAAAGAGACAATACCTGTCTATATAACTGCTCCTATCTTCCCGTAGATTCCCTAAGGTCATTTGATGAGGCCATGTATATCCTTATGTGTGGCACAGGTGTTGGATATTCAGTAGAGTCAAAGTATGTAAATCAACTTCCAGTAGTCAATGAGCATTTTGAAGATTCATCAACTGTTATTGTTGTAGATGATTCTAAGGCTGGTTGGGCAAAGGCTCTAAGAGAACTTATCGCTCTTTTATATCAGGGCCAAGTTCCTTCATGGGATATGTCAAATGTTAGACCTGCAGGAGCAAGACTAAAAACATTTGGTGGCAGGGCATCGGGTCCAGAGCCATTAGATAGATTGTTTAAATTTACTGTAGAAACTATCAAAACTGCCTCTGGTAGAAAACTTACTCCATTAGAGGCCCACGACATTATGTGCAAAATCGCTGAAGTTGTTGTAGTAGGAGGGGTTCGTAGATCTGCAATGATTTCTCTATCAGATCTTGAGGATAGAAATATGGCGGCAGCAAAATCAGGATCTTGGTGGGAATATAACGGACAAAGAGCCCTTGCAAATAATTCAGCCGTCTATGAGACAAAGCCAAGCATGGAAGTATTCATGGCTGAGTGGAAGTCTCTGTATGATTCTAAGAGTGGTGAAAGAGGTATCTTTTCTAGAGATGCCGCTCGCAAGGTGGCATCAAAGAATGGGCGGAGAGATGCAACAGCAGAGTTTGGCACTAATCCATGCTCAGAGATCATCCTGAAGCCGTTTGAGTTCTGCAACCTTACTGAAATTGTTGTTAGAGAAAGCGATACCTTAGAAGATCTTTTAGAAAAGGTTGAGGTTGCCACTATTCTTGGAACATTCCAGTCAACATTTACTAGATTCAAGTATCTTCGTAAGCAATGGCAAAAAAATTGTGAGGATGAAAGACTTCTAGGAGTTTCACTAACTGGACAATTAGGCCATAAAGTTCTTAGTGGAAGTAAAGGACACGACAAACTAATTGAGTGGCTAGACGCTATGAGGGAAAAGGCAGTAGAAATAAATGCTGTATATGCCGCCGACCTTGGCATTAATCCTGCTGCTGCTATCACCTGTGTAAAGCCTTCTGGAACAGTATCTCAGTTAGTCGGCGTATCATCTGGAATGCATCCCTGGCACAATGAATTCTATGCCCGTACCATTCGTGGTGATAACAAAGATCCTATCACTACAATGCTTAAAGACTTTGGAATATTAGCAGAACCAGACGTAATGAAGCCATCAGATACAACTGTTTTTACATTTCCTATTAAAGCACCTAAAGGTGCCCTAACTAGAACAGATCTGTCCGCAATTGAACATCTTGAGTTATGGTTAATATATCAGCGTCATTGGTCTGAGCATAAGCCTTCTATTACTGTCTCTGTAAAGGAACATGAATGGATGGCAGTAGGTGCTTGGGTGTATGATCATATGGATGAATTATCTGGAGTGTCATTCTTGCCTCATTCCGACCACACATATCAACAAGCCCCCTATCAGGACATAACCGAATCGGAGTATAATGAATTATTAGAAAAAACTCCGAAAGATATCGATTGGACCTGGCTTACCTACTATGAATCTTCAGATGGTACAACGGGCAGCCAGGATCTCGCATGTGCAGCAGGTTACTGCGAAACGGTTGATATCACTTCGGCATAATGGAGGATAGGTGTCCTATAGCCAACTTATTTTGCGCGACTCAGCCGAAATTGTATGGCCCCTGGATGATATAACCGAATCATCTTCTGTATCAAAGCCAATCAATTTTTTCACAAATGATGAGAATGCATACAGCGCATCAATTAATATAGCCGCTACTAATCTAGTAAAGAACCCTATGGTTTTTGGTGGTGGGACCTTACTAGAGTTTACTAGTTCCGCAGTAGGCTTATCTATTCCTGCCATGGATAGGTTCTCTGAGTATTATGACAACAGAGACTCTACTATATCTTTATGGTTTCAAACTAATTCATTACCTACAGAAGAATATACTATTTTTAAAAAACGTGGGTATGAAAATATTGGTCTATTCATTAAAAATAATTATTTAATATTTAGATACGGGACAAGTGCTAGTTATAATGAATTGTCCGTAGACTTTGTAAATGTTAAAGAACCTCATCACATAGTACTATCTAGAAATAGATCTGGGCTAGTAATGGTTCTAGACGGAGTTTCATACTCTAGCAAAGACGGTGAAAGTATAAGGCTAGAGAAGGACGCATCTCATGCAAACAACAACTATATAGATTTTTATGGACCACCAAATGGTTCATGGAATATAGATGCTCCTACATTCTACCCAAACATATTAAATACTAATGTTGCTAAGAGACATTATGTTTATGGCCTTGGAAAGAGTGTTCCAGAAAAAACTTTTTATTCTCGCGGTGGCAGTCTTTACAACTTTACAACAATATATACAGAAAGACTGAGTGATATTAATTGGGACTACCCAGATGAGTGGAAGATTACAGAATTAGTAGATTTAAATAATGATGAGTTTGGATTAGGTCCAGTAAAATTTACAGGTCCGCATACATACTCATTTGATAACAATATTGATACATCTTCTAATAAATATAAGTTTAGTTCAAGTGTTGCCAATACTGAGGCTTCCTATATAGAAATCAATAAACTATTTTCTAAATTAGATTCTGGGCAATATCCATTTTTTGTTAAATTTAAATTAGACGGAGAACTTCCAGCAAAATATTTATCTCAAAGATTAATATCAATAGGTCGCATTGCTAATGAAGAAGTTCTAAAATTTGATCTATACAATAATAACGGAACGTATCAGGTAAAAGTATTGGCAATTAATTCATCATCTGTAGCATTCAATATATCAAACGTATCCGCTAGTTTGAGTTTCTATGTAGGTATGAAGTTTGACGGAGCCACTAGTTTATACTTTGCTCAGTCAGGTAGTGCTATACAAACAGCATCATTTAACTATACCTCTGCTAGTTCAACTGGCCTAGACCCACTTCTTCCATATCTACCCTGGACGTATGAGACATTACTAAGAATTGGTAGTTCTTTAAATTATGATGAGACTAGTTTTAATAACAATGTTTACGGGGTAGAGCAGTATTTAGGATCAGTACAAAGATTTTTAGTTGCACAAACAGACTTTTCAGCGTCATCAAATTACTCCTATATAGAAAACTATGATAAACCAAGGTATGAGTTTAACTATGATTCCAGTCTAAATAGATTTAAGGTTAAAACATATGGTCATGGAAGTTTTAACTTACATGCTATAAATTTTTCAGAATACATAAGTGATACCAATCAAAGAATTGGTGCAAACTACATTGGAATAGGTTATCCGTTTACAGAATCTTCATCATTCGTAAACTTTTACGCTACGCTAATATCATATAGCGGCAGCGTCATTAATCCACAAATTATGTTGTCTGAAAACAACTACCTGAACTTTCTTAATAACGTTGACCTGTCTGACAAATATTTAAAGATAGACTTTGAGATATATTCCGACGATTCACTTTACTACCCACCAAGAGTAAAATACTTTAAGATGCAGACATTTAAAACTACAAATAACTCTGTAGTTTTAAAAGATGACGCTGGGCCTAGTTATACTTTATATCCTTCAGCATCATCGGTGTATCTTCCAGAAATAAGATATACCCCAAGCATTTTTATCACAGAAGATTCTGGGATTAAAATAACAAGAACCTACGCAGATTTTACTGAAAATATTTTGCCAAAGCCACTCAACCCTTTGACAATAAATGGCCTTAAATTATGGCTAGACTCTAGATTTGTAAATGGATTGAATAAAATTAATCCTAATGACGACACAAGATTAACTTCTTGGAAAGATTTATCAAATAACAATAATAACGCTATTCAGACAACATCCTCAGTAGCACCAGTTTTTAGAACACAATCATTGAATTTGTTAAGAATGAACCAGTTGGATGGCGGGGAGGGCGATGACACCTCATTTATTATTCCAACCAATTCAACGATATCAACAAACATTGAGGGTGCTATTTCTGGAACTAGAGGAGTGCAGGTAATTCCAAACGGCAGTTCAACAAACTCGTATATTGATGTAAGTTTTAATACTGCTTCTATTACTGTATTCCCCTCACAATCATATTCTGTGGTCGGAAGCATAAAAATGTTTAAGCCTCAAACGGCATCTTCCCTACATCAGAATGCAAGAAAAATAGTCGTATATACAACAGACGGAGTTACTGAAACTTTATCGGCATCTTCTATTGCTGCAAATAATTCTGCCAGCGTTTATTCATTGTCAGCAGTATTTACTACCACCGCATCCACAGTATCTGCAAGAATATTGTTTTATAACGGCTCCTATGATGCAAGCGATAGTGTTTATTGGGATAACTTAGGTTTATATCCAGTAACCGCATCAAGTTCTCAGTATCAATGGGTCCAACCTTTGACCCTAAGAGATAACCCAGTTGTAAAATTTGACGGGTATAAAACATTTTTACAGTCATCTGCCTCTATAAGCCAACCTTATACATTATATGTTGTTGGAAGAACTTTCAATAAATCAGTAATTTTAGGAAATTCTTCTTCTGCATTATTGTATTCTAAGGATGGGTCCTATTACTTTAACTCTGGTAGCGCTGCTCAAATGAGTGCAATAAATAAAGAATTTAACATCTATTCCGTAATTGTTAATTCTGGTAGTGCAAGATTTTATCTGAACGGACAATCAGAAGATAGCCAGTATGTTGGATTTAATAATTTAACTAATTTAAATATAGGTAAAGGTATTATTCCTGGAGAAGTAGCATCATATTTATCGGGAGACATATGCTCCATCCTCCTATTTGAAGATGACCATGACTCTCAGACTAGGACTACTATAGAAAATTGGCTGGACCAATCATTTAACCTATTGCCCACTATCTCAGTTATAACACCCCTAGATGATTTATATACATCACAATATGGTGAATATTATGATTCATAAGACTAAAATATCTCCTAATCATGCTATAATTTTAATAAATTCTTTGGACGGGGATCATGGCATTACCATCAAATAATAAAGCAGTTGGTGACTCAGGTCATACAGAAGACCATAATGCTATTGTAGATGAAATAAATATTATTAAAAATACATATCTGCCAGCATCAGCCTCATCGAACTATCTTCCAATGTCATCAAGTAGCAATTTTCTACCAGTAAGTGCATCCTCTGAGTTTCTCCCTACCTCTGCATCATCTAATTTTCTTCCAGTATCTGCATCTATTAACTATCTAAGAACTGATACTGCTTCTGCAACTTATTTGACAAAATTAATATCAACTAATGCTCAAACAGCAAGTTCATATACCTTAGTGTTATCAGACTCTAATAAATTAATTGAAATGAATAATTCTTCTGCTAATACAGTATCGGTTCCAGTAAATGCCTCCGTAGCATTTCCAATAGGAACTAAAATTGATATCATACAAACTGGGGCTGGTGAAACAAGTATTGCTCCAGTATCTGGAGTTACTCTTAATTCAGATACTAACAAACGTAAAATAAATGCACAATGGGCGGCAGCATCTTTAATAAAAAGAGATACTAACACATGGTTATTAATCGGCGGATTAAAACTATGAGTTTATGGGTGGGTACTTCAAGCAGTCAAATTAAATATTACAGATCATATGCAGAATATTTTTATAATTCAATCGGTGCATGGACAGCATCTGGGACAAATACATATCTATCTTTAAGCCCAGGAGAATTTTCAGATAGTAACGCGCTTGTCATAAATAATAATGGACAATCTTCTGGTGGAGACCCTAAGAAAGCATTTGTTACAATACCTTTATTTGCCTCTAATTATCTGGTGCTTATAAAATTTAAAACTGCTAACAATAACTCTCAAACCTGGACATTAAAGGTTAATAATTCTACCATTTCTTCATATTCAGCAAATACAAGTTGGTCTACAAGTACTCCAACTTTTAGTGCCACCATAGACGGAGACTATACATTTTCCATAGAATCTCCTGCAGATGGAAGCACTCTTAATACAATTTTTATAGATACCTTTATCATAGACGTTAATGCTATGATAGGGGGTGGCCGATAGCATTTAATTATCTTAAATCTTAGGTATAATTAATATATGACTATCCCTCCAATTAGATCCCATGGTGATTCCGGTCACTTACAAGATCATAATAATTTAAGAAATACTTTAAATACCCACGATGGCTATTTGGATCAATCAGTCACTACCAGCAGTTCCCCCACATTTCAGGCGCTCCTTTATGCTCACGCCCAAAGTAAATCATCCACTATTAATATAACCACTAACCTCATCACCACCATCGATTCATTCCCAGTATCTTCTTATAGAAGCGCGGAATATAATGTACAACTTGTGCAGGGTACAAAATATACTACTGTAAAGGCTGTAGTCGTACATAATGGTACAGATGCAGGTATATGTGAGTATGGAAAAATAGATTTAGGCGGAGGTATAAATTACACCCTATCCGCCGATATTATTGACTCAAATGCTGTCCTTAGAATAGTGGTGCCAAACGGAGATGTTAGCCCTCTCACCGTCAAGATTTACAAAATTATGATAAACATATAGTGATATAATCTAATAGAAATATAAATTTTTTCGTGAGGTGCCCATGGCTACTGTAAATAAAGACTTTGTTGTAAGGAACGGCGTTATTGCTGGCGATAACGTTCAGGGTGTTCAATTAGTATCAACTACTTCTTCTTTACCCCCATTAACTGTTACATCATCAGTAAACGTATCTAACCTGAATGCTGACCTTCTTGACGGTCAACACGGATCGCACTACCTTGATTTTACTAATGCGACGAATATTCCAGATCCCACGATTGGTATTTATTTAGACGGATCAGTTTCTGGTTCTGGGGTAGCAACTTTAACTAATCTATCAAGTGCGTCAATTACTCTTTTTAACACGATAGTTAATGCAGACAGCGTGACTCTTGGGGTAGAAACTACTGGTGATTATGTTGCCAACCTTGTTGCAGGAACTGGTGTTACCGTAAGTGCATCTGCTGGTGAATCAACAAGTCCAACAATTTCTATTGGTCAAGATGTTAGCACCTCATCAAACGTATCTTTTAATACTATTACTTCTACCACTACTGCTAGCGCACCATTTACAGTATCTTCATCTGTTCAAGTAAACAACCTGAATGTTGAATACCTAGGTGGCTACACCTTAGCGCAAGTTCTATCTGGCGGCGGAGTTCAGTCAGTTATTGGTACAGCAAACGAAATTGAAGTTTCTGCATCAACAGGTGCAATTCAAATTGGTCTTCCAAATAATGTTAACGTCGGCGGGTCACTTACAGTAGGAGAAAATCTTGTTGTAACAGGTTCAGTAGTTACCATTAATAGCACCGTCGTCACCATTGATGACCCAATCTTTACATTAGGCGGAGACACCGCTCCCAGCGTAGATGACAATAAGGATCGCGGTATTGAATTTAGATACCACAATGGAACATCTGCTAAACTTGGCTTCTTTGGTTACGATGATAGCACAGGAAAATTTGCATTCTTAACAGATGCTACAAACTCTTCAGAAGTCTTTACTGGGACTAAGGCTACCGTCGATGCCAACATTGAGTGGGCAGATGTTCTTAGCAAACCAGATCCCACAGTTACATTAATTGGTGATGTTTCAGGCTCTGGTACACTTACAGATCTTGGTTCCGCATCAATTTCTGTCACAGTAGAAAAAGACTTCTCCCTCACATTCACAGGTGATGTTACTGGATCTGGAACTGTTAATAATCTTGGCAGCGCAAGCATTTCGCTTACTATCGCTGCAGATTCTGTTGCTCTCGGAACAGACACAACTGGTGATTATGTTGCAGGAATTTACGGAACGGCAAATCAAGTTGTTGTTTCTGGTAGCGGTCAATCAGCATCTGTTACCTTAAGCCTTCCACAGGATATTGCAACTACCTCAACACCAACATTTGCTGGCGTAGCGCTAGCAAATGCAGCGTTAACAAGTTCAAGTGTTACGGTCACAGCGAACAATACTGCTACTACCATAGACTCATTTGCAGTATCAACATTTACAACTGCTGAATATGTTATTCAGGCCAAGCAAAGCACTAAGATGACCTCCACAAAGATTCTTGTTATGTGGGACGGAACCAATGCTTATGTGTCTGAATATGCTGTAGTAGATAGTTCTGCTGGTGCAGCCAACGTTGAGTTTACTGCAACAGAATCTGGTGGTACACTTTCAGTTACCGCTTCATCTCCAGATGCTGCATCTACTAACGTAATAATTAAGGCAATCAGAACAAGCCTAGAAGCATAAATTTAAAGACTAGGGGGACAGGGAACCTTGGCCAGTATTGATAAAGATTTTAAGGTAAAGAACGGCCTTATTGTTGGCGACTCTACTAACCTTGTCAATTATGCCTCCTCATCCCCATCGAATCCCTTTATTGGTCAGATATGGGTTGACCCTAGCGCTTCTGCAGTTTCTCCTGTAGATTTAAATAGTTATTTAACTATAAGTTCTGCATCATCAACATATGCAACCAAGACAGATTTTTCTAGTACTGCTTGGGCAAGTTATACACCAACTATAACTGCCGATGGAGGAGGTTTTTCTTTAGGAAATGGAACTCTTACTGGTAGATATAAGCAATTAGGAGAAACAGTATTTTTTAGACTGAAGTTTGTCTTTGGATCAACGACTAGTGCAGGAACTGGGCATTGGAACTTCAGTCTACCAGTAACTGCCTATGATTCAAATTTTACATTTTCAGCAACCATTTTAGATGATGGAATTGCCTGGTATGGTGGAATTGGAAATGGAAATTATACTGGTTCTACAACATCATTTGCTGTTATTATTCCTGGAACAAATCCTTCAGTAACTACTTGGGCAAGTGTTGGTAATGGTGGACCATTTATTTGGGGTACAGCAGATAATATAACTATTTCAGGAAGTTATGAGGCCGCATAATGTCTAAAATAGCCAGAATATGGACAGGATCTGCCTGGGAAGATATAACAGGAATTGCATCTAATGGCGGAGGAGGTTCAGCATCTGGAACTCCTCTAAATATTCCTGATACCTTAGTCTCTAGAAGTTCCTCTGGAACATTTGCAGTAGGGGGCGTAGATCTTGATCTTTCTGGAACAGTACCTCTTGCTGTAGGTAGATTCCAATGGAATTCTTCTTTTGGAACTCCAGAAGTTGGTTTAACTGGCGGCAACGTTACCGCTCATATTGGTCAGCATGTTCATGCCTATGTAACAAACGCTCAAGGTTCCCCTCTTGTTAAAGGTGATGTTGTTTATTTATTTGGAGCGTCAGGAGATAGAGCATCTGTTAAAAAAGCAATTAACACAGCAGATCCCACATCTGCTAAAACTTTAGGTGTGGTGGCAGAGGAAATAACAACAGGAGGCCAAGGTTATGTTACTGTATTTGGCGTTGTCGATAAACTTAACTTAAGTGCATATTCACCTGGAGATACTTTATGGCTATCTGCTTCTGCTGGTAAATTTACTAGCGTTAAACCTTCTGCTCCAAATCATACAGTTTTTATTGGTGTTGTAGAAAGAGCAAATGCTGGCAACGGTCAACTTTTTGTTAATATTCAGAATGGCTATGAGTTAGACGAACTTCATAATGTTTCAATAATAAATGCTGCAGACAACGATATAATTTCATACAATCAATCTGCTAGTTTATGGTTTAATCAAAATCTTGCAACTGCCATTACAGAGGTTGACGGAGCGGGATCAGGAATAGATGCCGATTTACTTGATGGTCAACATGGATCATACTATCAAGATGCCGCTGGAGCAAGTGCCACATACCTCAGAATAGATACCGCATCTTCAACATACTTAAGCATTACTAATGCAGAGCAATCTTATATTCCTATAAGTGCTTCATATAGAACATTCGATGCAGATAAATTAGATGGATATGATGCAAGTTTCTTCCTCAACTCATCTTCTGCTGTTCAAGAAAAGAACGGAAACTTTACTTTCCATGGCATCCTTACAGTTAATCAATTAGTTGTTTCTGGAAGTTATACAACTATCGAATCTTCTATTCTTGCTGTTACAGACTCATTAATTCAATTAGCGCATGAGCAGTATAATTCAGACGGATTAGATATTGGTTTTGTTGGATCTTATGGTGACGAAACAACATCTTCTGCAAATCATTATCACGCATCCTTTGCAAGAGATGCTTCACAAAATAAATGGAAACTTCTTTCAAAAGGACCATTAGCGGTCAATAACGTTATTGATTATACAGATCCATCTGTAGAGTTTGGCGTTTTACAGATAGCAGCATTAGAAGTTTCATCGAGTGCTACTGTAACTAACTTCAATGCTGACATGTTAGATGGATATCATTCAAGTTACTTTTTGGCGGCAGGAACAGCATCTTCTATATACTTAACACAGGCAAATGCATCTGCAACATATGCAACTCAACAAGATTTTGACAATGTTCTTGTGCTACAATGGATGGGGATAGGATAAAAATGAGCATTTATACACCAAAACAATTTTGCGATTCTAGGCAATTAAGTACTAGTGCTTCTACTTATTATACTGTTCCGTCATTAACAACATCAATTGTTAAACAAATTTTATTAGCAAACATCACTTCATCAGATGCAACTGCTACAATTCATTTTATTCCAGACGGAGGAAGTCTGTCATCAACTAATAAAATTTTTGGTGAGATTACAATTTCTGCAAATACCACCCAGGTAGTTGATTTAAGCAGCGTTATATCAAACGGGGTGAGAATTCAAGCCCTTTCTGGAACAGCCTCTGCAATAAACATACACATCTCTGGGGTAGAGGTAACATAATGTCTTTTGAACAAATACCTACTCCTAGTAGAATTGCTACCAGGGGAGGTCTTGCGGTATATGGCCCTGGAACAGACGGCAATGTTACTGTTGTAAGTAATACAACTTTAACCAGAGACATGTATTACAATAATTTAACTATTTTAGCAAATGCTCAAATAGACACAAACGGATATAGAATTTTTGTAAAAGATACCTTACATATGGCCGATCCAACATCTGTAATAGGAAGATTGTCAAATACAACATCGGCAGGAACACTTTTAGGCGGCGCTTTACCAGGAATAAAAGCCTCCGATACCCTAGGTGGGGACGGCGGACTAAATCCTGGTGAAAATTTTTTTGGAGAAGCAGAATTTTATAATTTTTCACAGGCTATAGCCGGATATAAAATTAATAGTGTAGACTCTACTATTAAATTTTTAATGGGGGGATCAGGAGGATTGACAGGGCCATCTGGATCAGCACCATCAACCGCTTCATTTCAATACTCAGGAAGCGCTGGAAGCCCTGGAAGTGAAGGCTCCCCAGGATCGTATACAGCAAGCGCTGATATTGTCGGTGCAGCGGGAGGAAAGGGTTATCCAGGAAACACTGGTTCCCCAGGAAATGCTGGAATAGGTGGTACCCAGGGAGCCGCTGGTTTGGGCGGTGTTGGTGGGGCAGGAGGCGGCGTAGTTATTATATCTGCTAGGAATATTACTGGATATGGAATTATTCGCGCTGACGGAAAAGGGGGTTCTCCAGGCTCTCCTGGAAGTCCCGGAAATCCTGGAACTCCAGGAAATCCTGGAAGTCCTGGAAACCCTGGAAGTCCCGCCCCAGGACTTTTTCAAGCAGCATACACATATATAACTGAATATGCTTTTAATTATTATGTTGGAGTGTTCACACCAGGATATACATTCTATAATGTTGTACCAACATATCCTGCAACTCCAACAACTAACTACAATGTATTTTTTTCTCCAGCAGTATTTACACCTTCATCTGGAGGAACTGAGCAAAGACTGTCCGCCAATGAAGTAAGATTAGTTGAAGCAAGAGTGAATACCGCAAATGAAGTTAGATTAGTCGAAGGAAGAGTTAATGCTACCAATCAAATAAGATTGGTCGAAGGAAGAGTAAATCTTAATGAAGCAAGATTGGTTGAAGGAAGAGTAAATCTTAATGAAGCAAGATTGAATGCTGCTAATCAAATTCGAATTAATCCATTCGCACGCAACCCCGCCCGACAGTTTGGTGGAAACGAAATTAGGGTCAACGCCCAAAATGAGATTAGGCTAGGCCCACCTACTGAGATTAGAACGCGTGAGGCTAGGCTAGGTCCACCTACTGAGATTAGACAAGTTGAAGCCAGGTTAAATACATCAAATGAGATTAGAACTCTTGAGGCTCGTGAGAATGCTCAGAACGAGGTTAGAACTGCTGAAGGCCGTTTAAATCCATTCGTTGAAACTAGAGTAAACCCCTTTATACCCTCCTCCTACACCCCAGCATATACTAATTACGGCACTTTTACTTTTGTAGCGTACCCTTTGGTGCAAACTTATCCATCAGCATTTCAACCATCAACTTTTAACAATCAATTAGAATTTAGTGCCCAGCAAAATGCAAATCAACCTGAGCAATTCTGGCCTGGAGGCGCAGGAGGAGCAGGAGGAGCAGGAGGGGTTGGCGGCGTTGCCGAGGGAGGAATCCCTGGTAGCCCTGGGATTGCTGGATACGCGGGTGGTGGAGGAGTAGTTTTAGTCATCACAGAAAAAGATCCTCCAATAAACATTGATATTCGTGCAGCAGCAGGTTCAGGTGGCAGCAACGGAGCAAGTTCTGGAACTGTTATAATAATTAAAAATGAAGGAATCCAATAATGCCAATTATAAATATAGGTGGAGATGCAAATAATACAAATGCTGTATCTTTAATTCCCGACCCAATATATGGTTCTGGAAAAGATGGAAATTTTACTGCATCTGTTAACTTTTCTCTTGCTAGAGATATGTATTATTATAACTTAACTATTAATTCTGGTGTCCATGTGAATACTGCTGGATATAGGGTATTTGTTAGAAATATTTTGCTTTTTAATGGATCTACAGATCAAGATTCATCAACTAGTCTAGGGCTTAAAAATGGTTCTAATGCTGTAGGGTCTTTAGGGAGAGGTTTTACGGCTTCAGTCTCAAATAGCCTTGGTGGAAATAGCGCAAGTTATAATGCATTTGGCCCATCTGCTAGTTTCGGAGGGGCAGACTACTTTGACCGACCAGAATATGCCGTAGAAGGGTATATTTTAAATGCTATACAGCAAACTCCCCTTCCTTTAAATGGTGGCGCTGGGGATTCAACTAATCCTGGTGGAGGAGTAGTGGTAGTATCAGCAAGAAGAGTCTCTGGAAGGGGAACTATTTATGCAGATGGATTTAATAATGGTACGGCATATCTAACGGGTGGCGGAGTAGCAATATATTGTTCTAGTAAAATAAAACCTTCATCAATTAATATTAATACGTTAGGATATACAAGTGGATCAGCCCTACAGTTTGTGGTATAAAAAATGAAACTTTATTTATATATTCCAGAAGATTTAGATGCTTCAGAGCATCTTATTACGGCAGCACAAAATAATATAGACCAAATAATCCACGGACCATCTGATATATTAAAAGATGTTGAATATAATCATAATGAAGTTAGTACAATAAATGTTCCCGAAGCATACGGAGCGTGGATTGAAAACGAGGTCGGTCCAGAAAATTCAGAAATTTCGATAATTTTTATGGATGAATGGGCGGAAAAAAAAGAGTATGTCAGAGTATTCGCTGATGTTTATAAAATAGATTTAAATAATTTTGAAAAAAAAGTAAAAATAGAGTCCGTAGAGTTTAGTCCTGATGGAAAGTATTCTTATTATTATAAATTTAAATTTAAAGAAATGGGTGAATACAAAATAAATTTAATGGCAGAAATTAAAAATACAGATATAGTAAATATATCTAATCACAATATTATTATTTTTAGGGAATTAAATGATAGATAACAACTTACCTCCAGGGGTAGCAGTGTTTAAAAATAAATTTTTTTTATCAGATGAAGATATAAATGTTTTTTATGAAATATTTGAAAGTGAAGAATATAATAATTCATTAAAATCTTTAAATGTAAAAAATATTTTATGGAATATTTTATACAAAAAAAATAAAACAGATATTATTAAAAATATTCAAAAAGAATTGCTTGTGTGTTTGGCAGAGTATGTAGATTTATATGAAGAATCTGTACACACTCTTCAATGGCAAGAAAGAATAGTATTAAATGTATTAAATCCAGGAGAAAAAGAAAATTTATTTAATCCTTGCAAATCAGACAATTTAAATAATTCTATCCCGTTTAGCAGGAGCCTTGTTGCAGAAATTGAATTAAATAATAATTATACTGGAGGCGATAAAAAATGGTTATATTTTAAAGATGCCTCTAAAAAAAATGAAAATAATTGCATTACAATATATCCTGCAAGTTTCTTGTATTCAAACTCTACATCAAATATAATAGACGGTAGAAAAATATTTTTAAGAACATTTTTTAATGGTGGAAAAGATTTCTTAATAAAAGATAGTTTATTAGAAGATAATGAAAGTGCCTACATGTTCTCCTACCTGAGATGAGTAAAATGAATAAAGATATTTTTAACTCCTATACAGAGGCCGGATGCATTGAAATATTTGATAATGTAATATCTGAAGAAGCATCAAAAAAAATAATAAAAATTTTTGAAGATTGTGACAAAAATGTTAATTGTCCTGCAAAGTACAGTAATGCCAGAGTTGGGGCTGGTATTAATTCCTCAGATGGAGGAATGTATCGATCAAATCAAACAATGAATTTCAGTAGACATGATTGCAAGACACCAGATTGCAAAATTAACGAAGCCTACGAATACATTATTAAAATCTATGATTCGTGTGTGAAGATATATGAAAAGAAATACGGGGTTGAAATAGGTTTTGACGAAGGTTTCCAGGTATTAAAATATTCACCTGGAAATCAATATAAAGCCCATTCGGACCAAGGCCCAGGTCATGATTGGAGAACAGTCTCTGGCCTTATTCTATTAAACCCTAAAGAATATGTTTCTGGGGGGACACATTTTGTTAATTTTAATGTTACAGTTAAACCAGAAAATCCATCAATAATTCTTTTCCCATCGAACTACGCCTATACTCATAGCGCTCGTCCAGTGCTAGAAGGGATAAAATATGCTATAGTTACATGGATGGGACCACCTTGGGCGATAGGATCTTAATGAATAAGAAAAAAAGATTTGATAGTTATTCAAGAACTAATCTAGATTTAGATGAAAGTAGTCGTTTACAAAAATCTATCTTTGTATCCATAGTTTCCTATGGTGATGATAATGTCATCAGGACCATCAACTCTTTGATGTTAAATGCCAAGAGACCAGAAAATATATTTATTGGTGTAACAGTTGTTCACAATAATGAGGGCTGGATTGAAACATTATTAAATTTACATAAAAATATGAAAAACAGCCTTAATGTTACATATATCAGTAATGACTCTGAGGATATTACCTATGGAAAATTGAAAAAATCTTCAGATCTTTATTACAACAAAGAAGATTATTACCTTTCTATTTCATCGGCATCGGAATTTGACCCGTTCTGGGACGATATTTTAATTAAACAGCATCAATCTTTTTCATACATTATTCCAAATAATTTAATTTTCACAGCATTCCCAAGAGGGTGGCTGCCACATGATGAGGTAATCCCTGGTTATGTATATTTTACAAATCATATGACAAATATGTCCATGCAAAGAGAACTCCACGACTCGGCACATATTCCATTTTGTGGGTACCATGACTTTATTTCTGAAAAAGAAATAGTATCAGTTATCGCAGATTCAGAAACCAGTCACAGTTTAAGATCAGATATTAGAGAGATAGATGAGTGCGAGAAATTTTTATTACAAAACGGCTTTCCTAAATTCCATAAAAGGAAGTTTGTGGACGATGAGTTTGCGTCTAGATCTTTCGGACTATCATCTTATTTTATATTCGGTCTCGCCAAAGAATATTTTAAAAATAATGTGACTGAGGACTACCTAATAGATGAAGAAGATTTTGACTTTCATACATTTATTAATTTATTAAATAATGAATGTCAAGTTTTTTCTCTTAGATATTTACCTATATATCATTTATATAGTGATAAAAAATTTTTATCACCTAAAAGAAAGAAAATATCTGAAATATATAGCAGCGAAGACATGCTTGAAAAACAGTTAAAATTAAGAAAAAATATTATAGAGAAAACAAACAAAATTTATTTATTAATGGAACCCAAGCAAAAAGATTTTTTTAACTATATTCTTGCTGTAGACTGGGAAGATAAAAAATTTAAAGTAAGAAAAACTAAAATTTTAAATAGTATTGATAGTCTAATAAACTTATGTATATCTATGTACAACTTCTCGTTAAATGAAAACTCTCTACATTGGAATAGGATAGACAAATGAAAGAAATAACTTTTACTTTAACAGAGCCGTCATTATCTCATGTCGCAGAAATGCCCTCGCCTTCAATAAATAATTTGCCCGAATGGTATAAAAAAACAGATTCTTTTATTGGCGGGAAAGTGGAGGCAGAAGGGGGTAATTTGAATCTAACTTTAAAAAAATGTATACCAGTCCTAGATGCAATATCTCAGGGATATATAATAAAATTATGGACAGATGTATATGTAGAACGTAAAAATAATTCTGTTAGTTATCATTTTAGTGTACAAAGGGGGGATGTACCAAGGGCGGTAGAAGGTCATGCACTAGAGCAGGCACCGTTATATCCAATAAAAGATTGTTATGATAAATCTATATTAAAATGGATAAATCCTTGGCATATAAAAACTCCTAAAGGATACAGCGTCCTATTTACTACTCCAAATCATAGAGACCTCCCATTTGAAATCATGGAGGGAGTAGTAGACACTGATACTTTTCCTTTAACAGTTAATTTTCCATTTTTTATAAAAAAAGACTTTGAAGGTATAATTCCACATGGGACTCCCATCGCTCAGGTAATTCCATTCAAAAGAGAAAGTTGGAAAACAAAAATTGGTGAACATGATGAAAAAGAATATTTAGCATTAAACAATTTTCACGATAGTTATTTTATCAATAGGTATAAGAAAAAATGGTGGAATAGGAAGATTTTTAAATAATGTTTAAAAAAAAGAATAGGATAACTTCTAGTAATCAAAATATAACCTTTGTTGCTAAGGATGAGTTTACATTTAAATCGACAACAGCCCCAGTACCATCTAAAAAAATATTTCCAGAATGGTATAAAAATATGTCTAATTATAAAACTAAAAAGCCAACGTTTGATGAACATAATGGAAACAATAACTCAACCTTTAAGTTTTGTATGCCATTTTTGGACAGTCTAACTTTTGGTTATGTGGCTGTAACCCCGTGCGACCTCGTTGTTGAGAGGGGCTTTGACGACAACGATATAAAAATACATTGTAACGGCATGTTTGACTTAATAGGGTATAGAGGGGGGCCAAACAAACATTCTATGCCTATTCCAGAAGACTACTACCAACTTGAGTTTACTTGGTTAACTCATTGGGAGGCCCAAACTCCAGATGGATATAGTTCGTTTTATACTCATCCAATAAATAGGCCAGACCTACCATTTTATACAATATCTGGAGTTATGGATACTGATAAATGGTATGCAACTGGAAATCACCCATTCTTTTTAAAAAAAGGATTTGAGGGTTTAATTCCAATGGGAACCCCCATGATGAGTATAATTCCTTTTAAAAGAGATAACTGGGAATCAGATTCTAGATTTATGGACCCAATGGAGTATAATATATTAAACAGTAAGGTTAGAAGACACGCTTCTTCAGGATATAAAAAAGAAGTTTGGGAGAGAAAGGATTTTTCATAATGAAAGTTGAATGGATTCCACAAAATGAATATGCTAGTCATTTTATAGATCCCCCAAAACCAGCGCGACTATACGTTCCTGATTGGTATAAAAAAACTCCTCCATTTTCAACAGGATCTAAACCTAGAATTAATTCAAAAAGAGCCAATACCACTATTAAGCAATGTATGCCTATGTTAGACTCATTTACTACTGGATATATACAAGAAACATGGTGTGATTTAGCCATTTCTGTGACTGGTTCAAAGGTTGAATATCATTACCCTACAGTAGGAGCGCAACTAGTTGTAGACGGACATGAAAAAAATCCTATATTTCCAGAACAAGGATATCACGATAAAATGATGGCTTGGTGGACGCAATGGGAGCCAAAAACTCCACCAGGATGGTCAACATTATATGTACATCCATTAAATCAAAATAATCTGCCATTTTATACAATAAGTGGAATTATTGATACAGATCGTTGGCCCGTAGGTGGAAAGATACAATTTTTTGTTAAAAAAGATTTTGAGGGGATTATTCCAAAAGGAACTCCTATGTATCAAATGATTTTCTTTAAAAGAGAAAATTGGAAATCAGAGATAAAAAAATGGGACGAAATCCTTCATAGAGGAACAAACAATAAAGTATTTGATTATTTTTATTCTGGTTATAGGAAAAATATATGGGTGAAAAAAAATTATGACTGATAAAAATAAAACTATTTTTGTATCTATACCTACTATGAACGATAAGGAATATTTTCCAACAGTAGAAAGACTTTTTGAGTCCGCAAAAAATCCAGAAAGAATAACTGTTGGAACCACCATTTTTTGGAAAAAAAAAGATTTAAATTCTGAAGGCGCTCCCTTTTTTTATAGTCTAGAAAAAAAAATAAATAATTTTAATAAGAGCATAAAATTTGATATTGTTTATTGGGAAAATTCTCCTGGCGTTGGCAACGGAAGGCTTCAACCGTTAAAACATTATTCAAATGAAGACTACTATTTATCTTTAGATTCTCATACTTCTTTTGTTAAGGATTGGGATGAAAAATTAATAAATGAATATGAAGATGCAAAAAAATATTTTGGTAAAAGAATAATTTTAACCACATACTTGCTGCCATATAACCATAAAAAAGATTTAGATGTTATAACTAATAAGGAATCATATTCTTCTAACGTAGAAGAATTAGATATCTTTGAATATAAAGATATTGTTTTTAATAAAAATAATAAAATTTCACTGTGGCAGTTCTTTGATTATAACGGCCCCCGAGCATTAAATTATAGTAACGATAACTATATATTTCCACTACCAAATGATGTTAATTTAAATAATGTGGAAAATAATATTTTAAATCACCTAATAGATGGTAGATATCTTCCTGCAAAAAAAATTTCCGCTCACTTTCTTTTTACGGAAGCAGATCCTTGGGTAACTAAATTTAATATTAATTTAGATGGTAGAATAAATTTTTGGTTAGAAGAATTTTATCAGTCTTCTTTATCTTATGCAAGAGGCTATAATTTTGTGTGGACAAAAAATGTTTTTTTCTTCCATAAATATCTAAGTTCAGGAGAACAGGGAAGAGAAAGTAAAAATATAGAATCATATGAATCAGTGGAAAGCCAGCATCTTTTTTATATAAAACATATAAAAAATTTAAAAATAAATAACCCTGCTGTCCTGCATGAAAATGAAATAATAAAAAATTTAATATTGAAAAAAGAATACTTTGGCTACCTGCCAAGAAGCACAATTTCGTTTCAAAAATATTCTGGTATAGACTTGGATATATTAAAATGTTTACCCTGGTGGAAGGTCCCTGAAATTGACATTATCTACAAATAAAAAAATTTTTATTCCTTTTAGAGAAGATTCTACTAATACTAAATCTGCAATGAAAGATACTGTAGAAAAATATTACAAACAGTTTAATTATGAAATTGTATTATTAGATTCAGGGGATGATCAATTTAATCTTTCTAAATCAAGAAATTTAGCATTCACAGAATATGAAGAAGAAGATGTTATTTTAATAAATGCTGATTGCATTCTCCCCAATGAATCAATAAATAGTTCATTGGATATTATTAAAAATAAAAATATAGTGGTTAAACCATTTTTAAGAATTTTCAGACTTGATAAAATAGATGAAAATATATTAAATATTATTATAAACAATGAAATATTAGAGGAACCAATAAAATCTCAAAGTAATGATTTTTTTCCAGGCGGTGCATTTATTTTAAATAAAGATGTTTATAAAAAAATTGGAGGCTTCAATGAAAATATATTAGATGCGAGAATATCTAGTTTAGAATTTTGCCTCC